AGTCCGGTAGCCGCATTGGATGGGGAGGCCACCAGCAGAGCGTACGTATTAGGGGGCTGCGTACCATATATCCCTATGTTCCCCGAGGAGGCGTGATTCAGGATAATGCCATACTTGTTGACGTAGCAGGTAAAAACCACGCCCGTGGGAATTGGAGAGGCCGCGCTTCCTATGAGGAACGAGCCCGTGGGGGCAACTGTGATGTTTCCATTTAGAACAAGTCCGTAACTGCCTGACGGCATGGTTGACGGAAACAGGAATGTTCCGCTAACCGCGAAGTTATTGCCCGAGACGGCCGAGCTCCAGTTCAAATCCCATGTCAAAACATTGTAAGGGGATATGACTATAGTGTCCCCGTCATTGGGGAGCGCCCCTGTGCTCCAAGTCGAGGGGTTGGATGCGTTGCCGCTTTGTACGGTTGCTACTATGGCCAAGACTTAATCCTCCGTGAGAGTGAGCGTTCAGGAAAGCGCTGCGGTAATCTCAGCCTGAGTTGGAAGAATCACTCCGTTTCCCGCCTGAAGCTGAGCCGTCATTCCCTGCAAAGTCGCCATATACGCTTGTATCTGATTTTGCTTGGCGGCCACCGCATCGGTGAGCGGGGTGAGTTGCGATTGAGCCACGGTGTTTGCGTATGGTATTAGCACGGACTGCAAAGTCTGAAGAAGAGGATTTCCCAACACCTGGTTGACGTCATCCAGCGTTGCCGCGCGGGATAGTATGTTTTGAGCGATGCTTGTCATCTCCAGGGTGAACTGGCTTTCCAGCAACTGCACATCCTGCGAAGTCATAAGCCCGGAGGCTACTGCCGTGGAGATGAACTGCTGAATAACCGGGTTCTCCAAACGAAACTGAGGGTAGTCCGGACTGTCTATGTTTTTTATGAATATTACCGCTTGCTGATACATTGGCGAGGATGGGGTTATCGAGGCTAGCAGCAGCTCATTGTATATGCCATTCGTAGTCAGAATGTTCTTTAGCAATACCCTCGAAATATAGTGGTTGCCCGTTGGGTACTGCGCGTTCAATAGATTCACAATGCTATTGTAATCCCCGCTGCTCGCATACGAGGCGTAAACCGGCTTTTGAAGCTCCGTTGTCAAAGACTGTAACTGTTGTTCGTTTAGCATTTCCGTCTTCTCCTTGTCTCCTAATCAATAAAGATGATATCACCGGGGGAGTGACCCCGGCCCGCACCTTATTTGAAGCGTTGTTCCGCGGGCTGAGGCGTGGTCACATTCGACCGCTTTTACTTGAGTAAAGCTGGTGAATGTCACTAAGTATTTCCATTATTGCCTCGTGGTCCTTCCGAGCCCTTCGGGTGGCCTCCCTGGATAGTACTATATTTCCAACCATCAGGAGCGGAAGAGCCCAGAGTTGCACCCAGTTGCTCCAGTAAAGAAGGTCGGCCTCGTGCTTGTGCAAAGCCGGTACGAGAGGGAGCAGCCCGTAGAAGAAACATAGCCAGAAGACCAGCATTGTTCCAAACGCCTTTGTGCCCCAGGCGGCCAGTCTTTCATCATATTTTTTTATTTTTTTTAGAAAACGTCTCATGTCAGGACTCCTATGGGATATCGGGAATCGAGGAGGGTGATTTATTCACGGGAAGGGGGACGCAATTGACCGCTCGTTTCAGGCAAAGGGTCAGCTCTCACTAAACTTTTTTTAGCGAAATGACCAATCAATAGCGCGTTCAGTGACTTATTTAACGCGCACCGCTCAATGAGCATTCACCTTTTGAGCGGGTCGAGCTTTGTTTAACAATTACTCAGGTAATTGAAACTCGCCTATTTGGCGTGGGCCTTACGTTTATGACCCGCATTCATATGACTTAGCGGGTCATGGGTTTCATGTCATACGCCTCAATGGGCTATATGTCTCAAGTCATACGCCTCAATGGGCTATATGTCTCAAGTCATACGCCTCAATGGGCTATATGTCTCAAGTCATATGCCTCAATGGGCTATATGTCTCAAGTCATACGCCTCAATGGGCTATATGTCTCAAGTCATATGCCTCAATGGGCTATATGTCTCATGTCATACGCCTCAAGGGGCTATATGTCTCATGTCATACGCCTCAAGGGGCTATATGTGGTATGCCCCCGCATCCCTCCGGTGTAATGCATTTCAAGCAATACGTGTAGAATGAGGTATCGGATAAGTGACGTACTTTCGAAGCATCTCTTTGAAATACATGTCCCTTTTCAAAGATATTAAAAGGTAGCATATTTTTCGGGATTTGTCAAGCCCCTCCGGATATTTTCAGTTGGTGATTTCTCCACTCGTTCCACTCATCCCGGTCTATGAGCTTGTAAGTGGACACACGCTGCCACAGGAAGTGCCCGGTGAGGACTCCCACGGAGTAGTCGCATAAAAATCTCCATGGATAGGGCGAGTGGAACAACAGCCAGCGCCACCCAATCCATGGACTTCCTTTGAGTGCCCAATACGCAAACAGCCATATGACAGCGGGAAGCCATCCTATGAGAAGAGCGGTCCTTACCGAATGCGGGACTATTCTATGCTTTTTCTTTCCTTCGTAAGGCCACCCGCTTCTCACCGTGAAATATCCGACCACCCACCAGATGGCCTCCGACAAGGTGTAGCCGTGCGAGCGTATGACGGCCCACGCCTCGTATGTCAAAAGCCATATGATAATCGGTATCCACACCTCTAGAACTGATAAAGGCATTTTTATTTCCCCCAGCGGTTCGTGAATTGTAGGCTTGGCCCGTTTTCAAGGGCGTTGTCACTCCTCCAGCGGTTTGCAGACTATGTCTATTCCCGCATCCCTGTGGCAGATATCGGCTATGCTTCGGCATATTCTATCCAGCGCCTCGGGCCCTCTTTTGGAGTCCTTTATCACAAGAACCCGCCCGGACTCCCATTGAATGGAGGCCCGGGGAATATGAAGCAGTGCGACAGCCTCGACTATTTCCCTGTCGCGGGGTGATAGGGTGTTCATCGCCTATGCCATGGGAAAAGCGCCAGGTCCTTTTATCACGATACGGAGAAACTGTACTGCGCGCTTACCACAGCCGTGCCCTTGGTCAAAGGCGAAGGAGACCATAGCATGTGAGCCAGCAGAGTTGAGGATGCCGGTATCGTGGTGACCGCGCTGGCGCCCGAGCCTGCCGGAGGCACCGTTCCCGTGGTGGCCGCTATCAAGGCCTCGTTCCATGCGAACTGAGCGTCTCCTGAGGCGAATGTGGCCTGCCAGATTAGCGTGGCTTTTCCGTTGACGAGCGACTCGGTCGGGAATGACGGGTCGATACCCTTGTAGGATTTGGATGTTCCGGAAAGGTCGGTGTCACTTGCCGTAACCGCTGTCGTTCCGTTTCCTATTCCCATGAACGCCTGGTTGGAGCTTGATGCCGGGCCACCGAAACGAACGGATGTGGTGAGCGCGGCCGCTGCATTAAGCACCTGAGTCAATCCCGCGGTTATCCCTATGTTCGGAGCCGCATAGATGTTTGAAGCGTAGGAATAGTACGTATTCAAATGCTCCGATGTAAGATTACCCGGATGAATGGACGCTATGAATTCCTGAGCATCATTGTAAGCCCTCTCATCCTTCCATTCAAGAAACAGAAACTTTCCTTCATGGGATGCCCCGTCTCTCACGGACATGCCGCCCAGAGCCCCCATTATGTCTTTCGTAGTTGCCGTGTCGATTTGAAGCATGACAATCCTCCTATGATGGCGTTTGATACGCCTTATAATTTACTTTGCCGCCTCGAACATATTTTTTGTCATCCATTCGGCTCCCGCGAGGAGAGCTTTTTTAACGCTGGCTCTCTTGGCCATTAGTCCGTAAATGCCACCGCCAACGGCCAGCGCGGTAAGAGACCCGGTCACTATGGACGAGTCCACCGAATGCTTGTCCCGTCTGGCCGCATAGACGGCAAGCCCCGCCCCGAGTCCTATGCCTATTGGCGTTCCGAATCGGAATAACGAGTTCGCCATGTTCCTGTCAATGACGTTATAGAACGAGCCTCCCCATCCCTTTAATCTGTTCAGTCCCTTGGGGCCCCAGTCGGTGGCGAACTTGCTGTTTCTATAATAGTTTCTGGCTTTCGACCGTTGAGTGTCCCACCATGAGTCTCGACTTCCCCTAAACCATTCCTGTGCGCTTCTATCGCTAAACCCGTTGGGACCATACCCATTAAATCCTTGGGTGCTATATCCTGCATAAGGATCCATGTTATTCATCCTCCTCCTATACTAGACTTCCAACTCTATTCTTTCCTTTCGTCTGGCCTTTTGAAGCTCGCCTTTCGAGGTGAGTGTGTACAGTTCTATCTTTTCCTCTTCGGCTATCAGGGCCACCTGGTCCTCCAGATAATCTTGCAACCAGTCCCTCCATGAAGCGTATGGATAAAACGTTTGGGGTATCGGGATATTGAACTCGAATATCTGAGTTCTTAACTGAGCCCATACAAACGGGGTTGTTCCGTATGCAAGCCATATCTTTCCAAGTTCGGGAATCATCTTCCACTCCCTTATTTTCTTGGCTATGCCTTCATGGTATTCGATTTTAGGTAATGGATCAGCGACCATAATTCACACCCTCTTTCCTATTAGAATCTTATATCCACCGATGCCACTATCGGGGAGGCGTACGTCTGCTGCTGGGACAGAGCTATCGTGACCAGCGGGCCGGCTATCGTGTAATTAAATCCCGACAGCGTTATCGGGTCCTTGCCCCCTACAATCACCGTGTTAATGGCTGTCGGGTTGTATGCCGACATGTTGACAGCAAGGTTTGCCGATGTGTCGTATTGGACCAGGTCGACATCGAACTCCTGCATTCCCCACCAGCCATACGCGTTAAGAACAAGGCACACTTGCAAAATCTCGGTGGGCGGAAAGTGCAGTCTGGCGGGGCCTAGAAAGCTGACCTGAGGAGGGTTTGTCAATGTCGTGTAGCCTGGAAGGTAGGAGAAGTCAATCGCGTTCCAGTTTCCTGCGGTGTCCATGTAATAGGCTCCGACCAGTGCGTGCGAGAATGCGGGTACCGGGTGAAACGTCAGACGGTTGGCCAGGGTACTGGTGTTCAGGGCTTGGGGAAGAACCCCTTTCACGAATACGTAAGTATTTACGGGGTTAAAGCCGCCCAGAAAGAACGTATCGGGCTGCGGGCCTATTCCATACTGGTCCTCAACGCTGCCGTAAAACAGGCTATCATCCGGTATTACCCCCGGTGAATATGAGGAGGATGAATAAAACCTCAAATGAGAGTCCGAGGGCACCCACACGTTTCCCTGACTATCCACCGAACTCATCTTATCCTGAACCGACACTATGGGAAGGGTGGCCTGCCCGTAGGTGAGATCTATGTTTGCGGTGTTTGACGGGTCAACGAACGAGGAGGTGTAAAAATCAGCCACGCCTCGATTCGGAGAGGCCGCTGGCATTATCGTTTGCATATAGCCCACAAGAGCCTGGATTCCCACGGCTTGTTGTTCAAGGTATACGGCTGTCAGAGCCTGCTTTCTTTCCAAATCCTGGATGTTGGCGTTAAGGGTGACCACATCCTGCTGTATTCTGGAGTTAATGCTGTTGAGAATGTCGGAGGATGACGGGCCGCCCCTCTTCAGAACGGGCAGCGTGGCGGTCTCCATTAAGTTTTGCCATGACTGATTTGCCATCTCTCCTCCTATGTCAGGTTGACTCTCCACGATAGCTGCACCCTGAAGTGCTGCAGGTGTCTCAGGGCATAATCCTCCGAGATATACGCGGCCTCCGCGTTGCTATCGTCAAGAAATCCAAGGTATTTGACTTGTATTAGCCCCGTCTGGGCGTCCGTTCCTGCCGACTTTACGATGCTGTTAAGCTTTGCGCTTTCGTTCTCGCCTCTTCTTCTATGGGCCTGGGAGTAATCACCCTGCGCGTCCCTTGTAAGAATCGAGCCCCAGCTTTGCCATCCGCTTCCTCCGTAGTTTCCGAACCAATTGGAATAGCCGGGCCACTTGGTGCCGCCTGGCCAGCCCGGGTAAGGGGCGACAGGATCCGTGGGATCGATGGGCCATCCGGGGTAGCCCGGCCATTCAGGGGGTCCTGGCCATGGGGGTGTGACCGGACCGGTGGGAGGAGGAGGAGGAAAATTTCCGACAAGATCGGCTATTATATTTACGCTAAATGATAAAGGCTCGTAGTACTCGTACGAAAGGGCGATATACTGAGCGTGGTTTATGGCGTAAAGCGCGGTGGGATCCATTGAAACCCACACCCCGTTGAAAACCGCTATCGAGTTAATGGACAGGTTTATCCCAAGAGACTGATAAGGGTTTCCCGTCACGTACCAAGCCCCGGAGGTCACCGTTACACCAACGGGAATTGGCACTTGAAAACCTACGGTTGCCGCCCCGCCCGAGAACCCAACCGGACTCGGGACGGTTCCGAATGTTTCAACCATTCCAGATACCTATCCTCCATTCCAGTTGCTGTCTTAAGTGCTGCAAGTGTCTCAGAGCGTAATCAGCGGCAATATAGTACGCTTCGTTGTTATTATAGCATAAATACTGAAGCCACTCAGTCTTTATAAGCCCTGTCTGGGCATCGGTACCTGAGGATTTGGCTATGCTGTTTATCTTGTCACTCTCCCTGCTTCCCCTGTATCTATTGGATTGTATGAAGTCCCCCTGAGGAACCCGGGTAATAATCGAACCCCACCCTTGCCAGCCGCTCCCGCCAAACGTGCCGCCCCAAGGAGGATAGCCTGGCCAATCGGGGCCGCCAGGCCATCCCGGATAGGGAAGCCCCGATGCGGGTATTGTGGGAACGCCAGGCCAGCCCGGATATCCTGGCCATTCGGGAGGCCCCGGCCATGGCGGAGTCGTAGGTCCGGTAGGGGGAGGCGGAGGAAACGTTCCGGTGAGCGAGACGGACAGATCAACAGTCGCGGTCACTGAAACACCTGAGCTTGAGCCTAATGCTAGCCGAACCCCGAAAGTTCCCTGAGCGTTGACCTGGCTAATCTCTGCACTCGTCATTGCGGCCTTCCCATTCCACAGGGAGAGGTTATCGGGTGATACAATGCTGAACGTGAAATAAGGGCTCTCGGGACTGAGGTAAAGGTAGAGCATCCAACTGCCACTCGACACGTTGGAACCGGGCGGTACGGGGATGGTTACGGGTACGGTGATTGACTGCCCCGGGCTAAGCGTCTCCGTTATCGGATACGGACTAACGTTTACATTATAGGTACTCATTAGGTTTGCACCTGAAATTCATAGGAATGAAGCTTGGGAAGCCCGGACCCGTAATTCATGCTTGAAAGAGTTCCCCGATAATATATGGTGGTCACCGGGGAGATGCTCTCCGAATACGTAAGCAGAATGTTCTGCGGGCTGCCGAAGAATCTGCCGTCTATTGTCGTATTGACGGCTGCCGGGTTGTAGTTCAGCAGCACGGATGTCGGGGACCCTGACGAAGGGTCCAGTCTCCATGCCCAGTAGCTCCTGTTCATCGGGGCCACGTTCCACTGAAGGAAAAACTCGGTCACCCTTTTCAAATACTCGCCATCGGCCCATAATGGGTAGGATGAAAGGGCCGGGGAGTAATCATAGGAGTTATCCCACATGGTTATGTCAAAGATATTGGGCCTGAACAGGAGGTAAGCCTCATACCCCGATATGTTGGATGGAAGGTCATTCACTGAAGGAACGTATATGAGAACCTCTATCTTGTTCCATCCGGCCACCAGCGATACGGGGAAGGTCATGCCCTGACTGGCTAGAAGCGTTCCCGACCCCGGAACCGGGGTGGCGTACATTCTATTGTCGGATGCCATTCTGTTGCCATTGACGTAAAATGTCCAGCCCCAGCCAGCCGTTCCGTTTGGCGGAGTGTACGGATACAGGTAGACGCCCCCGGAGAAGTTGGACAGGGTGGCGTTTCTATCACTATATAAATAGGACGTAAGCTTGTAGGTGTAGTTGTTGGCGGCTACGAACCCGATGGTCGTATCATGCAGGGCCACGCCCCACCATTCCTGCTGACTGTTCACGTAGTTGAATATGAAGGACTGCCCGGAAGCCACTATAGTGGGAACCGAGACGCTTGCGGTCGATGCCACGGGAGACATGTAGCAGCTTTGAACCGTTCCAATATTACCGTTCCAGTCCTCCAGGATGGGTATATGGTTGCCGTCAGAGTAGTTATCATAGTTGAAATACATGGAGTCGACCCGGAACTGGCCCACTCCTCTCTGCAGAGTCGCGGAATTTTGGAGAATGGATGAGCCGTTGGAGACCGGGAAGCTCCACAGGCTGGATGGATTTTGGGAATCGGCCGTAAAGGGCTGACACACTATATTAACGGACAGGTTCTGGCCTATGGATATGACCGAGTCGCCTATCGACAGCCACGGACCGTTCGGACTTGTGGAATACGCATGGCTAATCTGAGTCCCCAAAGGCGTCTCCTGAACGGCCGAGAAGGACATGCTTGATATCGGGGACGGGGAGGTTAGCGCGGTCGAGTAAATCACGCCATTGGATGCTGCTCCGACATTTCCTATCGTTATGTTTTGTATGCCAACCACCGAGGCCGATGTACCAACGGGGGATATTGAAAATCTGATGAACTTAACATACATCGGGGTGATATTGTAGCTTTTTGGGGCCGATACGGTGTCCGACACCATAAGGTTCCAATTCAAATTATCGTTAGACCCTTCTATTTTCAAGGCTATCGGGGTCATCGGCTGTATTGAGATGCTGTTCACATCGACCTCGTTGGCCGTGCCGGCAACGATGGGGCCGCTTGTTAGATTCACCACCGCCTGATATGTTCCGTTGGCCGGAAGAGAGGCCTTCCAATTCTGATCTATCAGGTTTGTAAACACGTTAAGAAAGGGGGCTCCTATGTTCACTCCCCCTGCGGGATAGGATTCTGAAACCAGGGTGATTGACGAAGGGGAGTATACGACCGTACTGGATGGCGTGAGAGGAAGAGTCACGTAGTTATTGGTGGTGTCCACGAAGGCGGTGGTGGTTTGAAGATTAATTTTTGACGTATCCTGAAAATTATCAAACAGCACGGCCTGAGACGTCATGCTTTCCTTTCTAATAAGGGTGTCCATCATGGAGCTTAGAGCCGTAAGCCTGTTGGTCATATTCTCAAACCGACCGTACGCGGAGTTCAAAGCCATTACCTGAGTATTGACCAAATCCGTCAGGTCGGCAAAGGACACCTCCAAATCCTCCCTTATCTCCGATATGTTACTTGTCATTTTCACGGGGTCGACCGTGGTGCCGAGAGCCGCCCCTCTTGGGGTGAAGAAGGGCGCGCCAAACTTCTTGTACGCGAATTTGGAGGCGAGCTGTCCCAGGATCACAGCATAGTTCGGGATTTGTCCGGCCGCATAGAACGGCTTGAGAAGAGACTTCAGAATTTTTCTTTTTTGAATATCGGCTATCATAGTTTCTCCGCGTTCCTAAAATTACAGACCATATCCGATTCCGGCATAGCCAAGGCTGTTGTTGCCAAATCCTCCTCCGTAACCGTTGCCTCCGAAGCCACCGCCATAGCCACCACCGAGGCCACCGCCATAACCACCGAAGCCGCCTATGCCACCGCCCATGCCGCCATAGCCGCCACCGAAGCCGCCACCGTAACCGCCCATGCCGCCACCGCCCATGGATGTCATCCCCATCATTCCCGCAGTGCTGTAATAATCGGAAATGATTGGGGTGCCTCCCATTAGAAGAGCGATCTCACCGGAATCAGCGAAGTTGACTTTTATTTTTACATAAGCCTTAGGAAGAGGGACAACAGGCGAAGGCGTTGCACTGGTCGAAGTCGCGCTTGCACTCTCCTCCGGTTTCTTCACGTCTATTTGGTATACGCCATTTGTAACCGAGTATGTCAGGTCCTCCCCGGTGGAGGTCAGGATTGAACGTAGCGCTATGTCAAAGGGAACATCGTTAAGATTCACATTAACAACACCGGGGATGTCCGGGACGCTGAATGATTTCGAAGACGTGGAGAACAAGAGAGTCAGGGCGTCCTTCAGACTTGCATTGCTTAGGTTTAGAGTCACGCCCGCCACTGCAGGAGGCATCGGAGCGCACAGAAGGACCACTATGGTTATCCATTTTGCAATTGTTCGTTTCATGATGAGACCTCCCTTAGGCCGGCAGGGCCTTTATGGCGTAACTGGTTACGGTTGGGGTGATAGAGGAGCTTCCATCGGGCGATGACAGGGTTATTCTAACCAGCACCCGCTGTCCGCTTATCGGAACCATCGAATCGCTGGAGGAGCTCAAATTCTGAGGGGCTATTGGCGTCCAGTTGGAGCCATCGGATGAGACCTCATATGTTATCCACTTCCGTGTCGGATCCCATCCGGACGGTATGTTTTCAGTGACTATGATAGCCACCGCTTGGATAGGCTTGGGGAATATCCACGGGGTGGACACCATGACGCTTTGGTTGGCGTACGTTCTGGACGATATTCCTATATTCGAAACGCCAATCACGCTTCTTTCACCGCTAAAGACATCCATGGCGTTTCCAGACCTCACCACCGATGTGCTTGAGCTTATCCCTAGCATGGAGCCGGCAACATCCCCTATGAGGCCGCCAACCGTTCCCCCGCCTATGAACCCGGCAAGTTCGCCTATGCTCGACAGGTTCTGGGAGTGATCCCCGGTGTTAATTGCGAGTTGGGGATTGGGTAGTCTAACGGTTGTGGTGCTGCTTCCCAGTCCTATCGATATTCCGAAAAATCCAAGATGCGAGGACTTGTGAACGATCTCAAAGTAATAAGGATGAGCCAGTCCTATGGTGGGTGAGTAGGAGCCGTTGGCTTGAAGGGTTATATTTATCGTATCTATGGTTTCATTATTTAATGTAAACACTCCAACGCCCGAGTAATTGGACTGGGGAACACCGACAGTTTGAGAATTAAGAGATTCATTTAGCTTGGAGTCCAAATACACGTCAGTGGCTATGGTCTCCATGTAGGATGACACCTGGGAGTTGCCCACCGACAGGTTGGTTAGTATGGGATAGACTCCGCCTATTATTTGAGGGGATATTGTAATAATGGAGACGACCGAAGGTTTGGATAGCTTTATGGTCATCGACAGGGTGGCGTTTTTTCGAGGGACTGCGGATAGCGAGGCCGTTGGCGCCACGGATATGTCTGTCATTGAAGTGTCAAATGTCTTGGTGGATCCGTATATGATATTTCCATTTGAGTCCGTAAACTGGGCTATCGGGTAGCCGTCATTATTCGGTCCCATGTCGTAAGTGGAATTCCCCGGCCATTGTATGTACTTGGACCACCCCGCCTCTTTGTTGGCGTTATCCTGCGTAACTTTTAAAACATCCACGTTGGGGGCTGACGGGTCCGCATGGTATTCCGTACCAATCATTTCACAAGGCTGAATTCGTGGGATGTAGTTCACCTCCCACTCAAACCAGGTGTTGGAGTTACCGTCAAACATATTGCCTACGTTGGCGCGGACGCCATTCGGATCCACTAAGGTCACTGTTGTCTCCGGTGTACTTGCATCGGGACTTGAAGGAGGTGTTTCGGAAGCTATCTCCATGTTATTCCCGGGAATACCCCAGCTATCAGCCAGATTTACCGACACTCCGGATATGGAGGATACGAGGGAGGTTTCGGAAGTCACCTGAAGAGACAACAGTCCGTTGGTCGTATCCACGAACGCTGTCGTCAGGTTCGTATCCACATGGTCCAATGACGAGAAGCAGTCGCTAGCCCACATAAAGGAAGAATTAGTATCCGATACGAAGAGCTGATACATGACCGACTTGTCCTGAACCTGATTAAGCAGGCTCGTGACTCCGGCCACCTGAGTCTGATATGAGTTATAGAAGTCCGAAAGAACTCCGCGCATGCTCTCCAGCTGGTCCCATAAAAAGGATATGTCGTTTTGTATTTGACTGAGAGGAACGGTTATCATGTCCTGCATCGGAAGCTCCCCGGTTCTCATATAAGGAACCTCGGTGGTCACTCCGGTGTTTCCCGATACGGCTGCGGTCCAAAGATTCTGAACCTCGGTTATGAGAGCGGCCTGACTTCCAATGCTCCCGTTTGCGGTCTTGCTTATAAGGTCGTTTAACGCCTGTTGAGCCTTTACGGTTTTGGAATTATTTGTAAGCTTCGTATTGAGGAGCATTCTAACCTCTTCTGATATTCATATACAGAGTATAGTCCTTCACGTAAGGAGTTTCCGATGTGTCATTATTTGATCGTGTCAAGTTTATTGTGACTCTTGGCTTAATGGCGAGCGTTTGATAATTCACTGTTATTATAGCCGGTAGGTTGCCGTACTGGAACAGGCTGTCGGCAAACACCAAATAGCCATCGGGGTTAAAATAATATTCGAAGACGGGATAATACCCGGGACTCAGGGGATCGAGATTGGCCGGAGTCAGCACCGGGGTGGTCCCGTTCACATAGTCCGTCATATTTCTGGTGACCGGATAGTTCTGAGGGACAAGTCCGAGCACAGCCCCGCTTGAGGCTTGAGTCCCGTAGAAATTTTCACGCGGAGAGGTCTCCGATATCAGGTAAGCGTAAGTGGCTCTTAATTGATTGTATCCGGGAGGAGGGGCCTGCAGGATTTGAACCGTTCCCAGGGAGGGGTTGACCGCTATTAGCATTGGATTTATTGCGACATCCCCGCTGGGAACTCCATTGGACCACCACGCCTGAATATTCACACCGTAAGGGCCGGAGGCTATGTTCCGGTACTGAGTCTGCCAAAGCGTCAGGTTTCGCACCGTGGACAGGGACTGGCTTGATGGTATGTTTATCTGAGGATTGCTTGACCCGTCATAGGCGTTAACCAGATTTAGAGTCTGGGTGGAGCTTGAGGATGACTGGCTTAGCGATGCCTGGGTTAGCAGTTCATATGTGGAAATGGCGAAATCCATTGGCTTGGGTTTGCCGAGAATATCGGGCTGCACGGTCATCTGGGTGTTCGGGAAATACAGGGACACCGTAATTGGTCTGTACCCCTCGGTCGAACCCAGGGAGCCGTTTGCCAAAAGATATCGGGGGTTAAGTGCGTTGGGATCGTACGGAACCTGCTGCCCGTTTAGATTGGACGATAGTACCGACATTAGATTCAGCATTGTGGACGAGTTGAAATACGGGTAGTCCGAAAGCGGAACTCTTCCGTATCTGTCCGATCCGTTTATAACCTCGGTTCTTCCCTGAACCGGAGCTATGAAGGACTGCCCCGGCAGATATGTTGAGGGTATGTTATCGGAAGGGTATATGTTCACGGTTGTAAGTGACGAAAGCGACACCATCTCGGCTTCGATGTTTCCTAGTGCTATCCATAAGGGATAGCCGCGACCCCAGCTGGTGGACACCCTCATGTATTGCACGGCTTCAAGCTGAGACTGCGGGAATTGGGACAGGTCGATGCTGAATTGTTTGTACGGCAACGTGGGATTTGTCCAGGTCCAATATATCGGGGTGTCGGTTACGGTGGCGGACATGTCCCAATTTATCCCATCGGATGAGAAGGCTATCGTGAACGACACGGGTCCCAGAACCATCCGGGTCATCACGTTGGTGAACAGGGAGTAGCTTCCCACTATTGAAAGCGCCCCGCTGAGGTTTATAGGAGACGGCATGTTATTCTGAATGTACACCGTCTGAATTTGGCGCGTCTCGGCTTGTCCGACCTGAATTAAAAGGTAGGCGGAGGATATGGAAAACGGAACTTGAGAAGGCCATGTCGTGGTTATGAAGCCGGTGCCGCCTGCGGTCCATGCCGCGGGATTAAGATACGGTATGGGTGGCGGGGTGGAGTTGGCGTTCCCTAGAATCGTCTGTCCCCCGAGATTAACGTTTTGCATGCCTATGCCCTTCTCGGGAGGGTCGTTGGGAAACATGGTGACTACGTATTGAATTGATCCCGGAGAGGTTATTCCATCGGTCACCGAGTCGTTGGCCCCTATCCGTATCTCCCTAATCTCACCGGGGATGGCGAGCGGTGGGCTTACATATCGGGACTGTGGTGCGTATTCCCGGTGTATGAGGTTTATCTCATAGGCCCCCATGTTATACTCGTAAGCCGATATCGATGATTGAGGGGTCGGGTTGGCGTACTTTTCAAGGTCCTGAACCAGGGTCCACGATGTTCCGGGGACCTGCTTCATTAGCGAGGACATTCTTTCACCAAGGGTGGAGGGCCTAAGTATTGAAGCCCCAAACACCCTATTCACTTCGGAGTCCCAATCCAAAACATCGGGGTTGGACACTGAAAGTCTGGACAGCCTGTTCCATTTTACATCTTCCGCAGTCTCACCGGGAGGAAGGGAATAGGAGATGAACGAGGCGTTCTCCTGCGAGAATGAAAGATACACCCTTCTGGCCATTATGGAATTACCCAGGTAAACGGTGGTGCGGTTTATCAAAGGCTCGTATCGTATCTCCTGCTTTATCGGCTCCAGAAATATGGAGCACACCTCGAGGGAGGCCGGAGCTTTGAAATAGGGAGGCAGTCCGATCTTCAGATTCACGGAGGTTGCCGCAGGAGGTGCGTCAAAGGATGTGACGATATTGCTCCACCCTATAGACTGTATGTTCACCAGCTCCTCTCTTGTTATGATGGTGACATTTCCGGAGGATACGAACGATACGCTTATCAGCACCGGAGTGTCATCCCATGTTCTAGCCAGGAAGGACACCTCCAAACTTCCTGCGGTGGATACCGGTATGTTATTCTGTCTGATAGCTATGGCGCCCGAGGCCACGTAGGTCTGCATGAACACGCAGGGCTCGCCATTCGGGCTATCGGGTTCGCCATAAGGACTCCCAGCCTCAAGGAGGTACCCTCCCCCGGTGCCTAACACTCCCATTGCCGAGGAGTCAAACCACCACCCGGTCACGGGTACGGAGGGGTCGGGTATCACCCCACTGGAGAATGTGGGGTCAAGCAGGCTGTTGGTTATTCCGTCAACATAGCCTATGCCTATCAGGTTCATGGGGCTTTTGCCGTAGGGTCTTATATCAAGTTCGGATATCTGGGTCAGTCTTTCAAGCTCAAGCTTTAGTCTGCATGCCACCCCACCTTGATAACCCAGGGAGGAGTAAGGCGAAACGGGCAGCCACGGGAATGTGTCCTGAGTGCAGTAGACGGGGGCGTCCGTGTGCACCGTTTCGTTCCAAAATGTGTCGGGGTTCCCATCAAAGGCTAGGGGCGCCATGTTTCCTTCGGAGACGGGCCTTCCTATCAGTCTGTCCAGAAACACTGAACTGGGGGTGATGTTGCTTCTTGAAAGTCTTACCTCGAATTCCCCTTGCACTGGGAGTTTCATCATTCCGTCCTTCGGGTCTATGTAGGAGCGAGGGATGGCCCCGTTCTGATAAAACGACAGGTTCCCCTCCATCGGAGTTTGAGGAGTGAAGTTTTGAACCAAGGTGTCCGTATAGTTTCCAACGGTCGATGACGTTCCGGAGTAGGACAGCCCGGTCCGGTTCTCCAGATTTTGAATAGCCGTAAGAAGAGTGAGGCTGTCACTCTCACCCATATTCACTATGGAGTCAAGGATGCCCCACAGATTGAAGCTTTCAGCGTAGAGGGAGCCCAGATCCGCAAGTATGGACGCCATGGCCGTATTGTATGCAGATACTGAAAAAGAGTTAGGGGATATTTTGGTAAGGGGCCCCGGGCTATTGGACAGCGCCTTGGATATGGCGGACGCTGAATCGGAAATGACAGGCTCCCCTCCCGATATCATGGATAACAGGGCTGACTGACGGCCTTTGCTGAGAGCGGATACAAAGGAGGTTATAAGCTTTGATGGCATTCGAAACTCCTAGACATAGCGTATGATGGGAAGAACACCTGCGGCAACGTGTTTATTGACTATCTCCTCGACCTGGGAGGTGCTGAGCTGAGAGTATCCGTTGGCCCCGGTAAGCACGTCCTTCGGGATATTCACAATCACTACTCCGTTCATCATGACCGGGTCCCCGTCCCAGCTATTCTCGTCCCATATGCTTCCGTTTACGAATTTTCTGGTGACACGTATGGTGGCGTAGACATAGCCGTATCCGTACAGTCCCTGCGTGCTTAGGAACAGCATTCCGGAGGGAGCCACCGCGTAAGTCGATCCCGTCACATTCACGGTCGGAGCCGCCACTATGTTCCAGACCGGGGTGGGGTTAAATGCCGCGCTCGCTCCGGATGATGGAACGGTCGAGGATATGATGGCCCCTATGGGATTGGAGTACTGGAATGCCGAGCCGCTGACCGGCAGTCCGTTGAACGTCACCGTCACGTAGTCGTTGGGGTACAGCATTACGCGAGTATTGGTCCACGTTCCGGTCGATGAGAACGGGATGGCGCACCGTGACTCCTCGGTGAATGTCGGAGGCGGATTGGATGTCGATATGGAGTCGGGCAGGCCACCTCCTCTGCTTCTCACATCCATAAGCCAAATATCGTCAATGGTTCCCGGAGGGGTTATGAAAATCTTGCTTATTATTGCGGCACTGGGATATCCCGGAACGGTCCCCTGAAGAATATTGCCGCCCGACATATGCCTGAGGAAGGAGTATGGAGGAACGAACCCCGAAGCCGCCACGTCAAAAGCCGTCCTGTACACGTAATTTCCCGTTAAGTCACCGCTGGCGTAATAGGCGCATGTCGGGATGAGATAAAGAAGAATGGGATTGTCAAGCAGGGACGCTCCGGGCTTTCCTTTGTAATCAACGCCTACGTCCGTCATGTGTCCTGCCGAGGGGTTCAGGTCAAGGTCGTGCCACGAAACGCCATCGTAATACCCTCTGTATATGTGTCGGGGGGATTGATATACGAATGACGCCTCTATGATATCCGTGCTGTTGACGCTGCGTGACAGGGTTATGGTTCCGTTGACGGGGTCAGCCGAGCTCACAATACCGGGATATGCCGTTGCGAGATTGTACATGGCGGCACTTCCGGAAGGGGGTTGCGATATTACGGAAACCCCGTTTATTATAAGCTCCGTAAGATAGGCAATATTGGACCTTCCCAGGGAGATAATGTTATCGGTCAGGGACTGACATAGAATCCGGGTCTCCAGCTGATAATGGTTGAGAACGTTAGGATTGGACGGGTCTATCCACTGATTGCCCAAGTTGTATTCGGGAAGAGTGTACACCAGAACAAGATTGTCCCCGTCCTTAAATCCCGCCTGTCTAAGCCAGCTTCCTGTGGGCTCCAAGGAGCTCATGACATAGGGGCGCTCGAAGACGCCATCCTTGACCAGAAGCCTCCAGCCTCCCGCGCTATCCTGCATCGCTCCGTCAACGGTTATGGAACTTGACACTCCGTACACGGTGGAGTAGGGATTGTTTGATATGACAGTGCCGGAGGTCGTGGTCGTGCCGACCGTTGATGTGAAGTACGGAGCCATGTTGACATTGGTGACCCCGGCTATGGTGGCTATGAACGATATGGAGATTCGACCCGACACCGTCTGCGGATTAGTGAACTCAAACTGAGGGAGAAGCATCGGGGCCTGATAGTTCGTATCCCCGGCATTTCTCACATAGGACAGGGGAAGGTTTCCATCCCTGGGGCTGATTTCGTAATTTAACGGAGTTTCGGTAACCGCGCCACCCGAGTTCAGTCCGTTCACAGTAACCAGTATTCGTCCGTAATCAACCACCTGATACGTTCGGCCCGTTCCGGAGTGTCCCGGCACCGGAAATTGCGCTGTGAACGGTTCGGCAAAAGCTCCGCGCACGGTGTTGTCCATATCGAGAGTCACGCCTTGAATGGCTCCGGGCCAGCATAATGTAAGATTAACGCCATAAGGGGAATTCCGGCTGACAGGCTCCGGTTCCGAAGTCATGATATGTTTGGTATTGAAATACCTGTTGCAAAAATCACCGGACAGGAAAAACTCCTGGTTCTTGTATATCGTTTCAACCGGCTGAACTATGTGACTCTGCACCGTCTCCCCGGTGTTAACTTGATTAAATGTGAACTTGGCTCCGGCCTCACCGTAAGCCAGAACGGCTCCAGGATTACTTGAGTAATAGGACAGCGGAAGACTGATTTGAGGGGTGGTGAGAGTGAGAAAGTAACCGGCCGCTCCGGTCGGGCTTACGGACTGAAACTCATTGAACGTCCACGGGGATATTATCGAACCCAAAGGCTGAACGTACATATCGTCCCAGTTCATGTAGGACAGGTTGGACGAGGTGTCAGCGCCCTCGACCTTTAATCTCCACATTGTCGCGGTGGGGTAGGTCACCAAATTTACGGTCATCGAGGCCGGGGAGTAAGTGACAGCCCCCGATATTGGCGCGGACGTGAAAGTCCCCAGCAGCGAGCCGTTCGGAGCGCTCCACGCCTCCAGCTTCAGGACGCAGCTGTCGGCTAGCGAGCCTCCCTGGCTCGTGTCCGTGTAATGCCATCCGCCTATGTTGTATGAGCCCGAGGCGTTCAACCCCGTTATTTGAATGTAAGCCCCGTGCCCGGTATTTGGAAGAAGTCCTAGGAAGTTGTTTCCGGTTCGCGATGTCCCATGCCAATGGCTCTGATTCAGCCAGTTGATATTTTCGAAGTACACCTGCGTGCCGTAGATGGTCCACTCCTCCAACTCGAAGGACGGGTCAGGGCACATGTTCAGATAAGACTGGCTGAAATCCCCGGATATGTGCGAGGAATCGACAAGCCCCGGATTGGCCAGAATTCCCGATCCCGCCACGGAGACAATTGAGGTGTTTATCGGAGCGTACGAGAAGCTCGCCAGCCGTATGTCATCGAAGTACACCCCTTGGGCGTACATGCACTGCATCTGTATTACGATACTGGTTGCGCCTGCCGGTAATGAGAAAAGCGGGGATTCAAACTTCAGGTATGTTGTCGTTGGTTGGTTAAGGTACTTTTGAGTTTGAGGCCACGCCCACCCTATGTTTCCCTCCCATACGGTTCCCAGCGGAGTGTTCGAGGCGTAAGCGTATATGTTCACCGTTATCATGGTGTCGGATATGTCCTGCATCTGCCCGTTCGGACCAACCCTGTATCCTGCGTTATTCACCGGGTCGGTGGCCACCCACATGGAGAACTGGTAGGCGATGGAGGACAAGGGGAGCGATAGCTCCCCGCCTGACGCCTGTGCCGTTATATGCGGGCTTTGCATCGTAAACATCGGAGTGCCGCTGGCCCACAGTCCGGCAGCGCAGTATGGCTGCGCGTAGGAGGGTTGCCCGAGGCCCGGGTCGTCCCCCGTCTGATAGGAGCTGTTCAACGAAGTTCTGCCATTTACGAGATTCCAGCCCAACGCCCCTCCCGTATCGTTTTGGTCAATCCACCATCCCCCGCTTGCCGCAGGGTATACGCCAAACTGGAAGGTTGAGTCGGGTATCTTGTCGGCCACCAGTATTCCCGAGACTCCGTAAGTTGGGTTGGGAACGGAGCTTGAGACGGTTATGCCGCCACCAAGCTCGCTTTTCAGTATCGCCCCGTCCGTATTCTCCGGTGTATATCCCAACCCTCCTATTATTTTCAAATCCCTCCCTATCTCGGGAACAGGCGTGTTTATGTAGGCGAGAGGAAGGCACCCTTCGGGAACGGAAACGGAAAAGCTGAAATCAATATTGTTAAATTGGCTAGGCATGTTTTCTCCGATGCTACGATATGGTCACCAGAAGCGGGGTTGATACGAATGAATAGGCCGACCCGTTCAGATTGGACGGGGTGGCCGTTATCACGTCACCGTTAACCGGAAGGTACTGACACATGGCGGTGACCGACTGATTGCTCATGGTGACGCTCAGGGACTTGACTCCGTTTACCGACCCGGAGGATCCGTAAGTGGATGCCAAATATAAAAGACCCAGCTTGCATTGCAGGGTTACGGTGACTGGCTTTAACACGGGAACCCCTAACTGGTTGGTCAGGTATACGTACAGATTAAGAAGGCCGTTCGGATTGGGGTTGGGGTTAAGATAGGTTATCGCTTTCACGGTGTTTATTGCGTCCGTAAGGATGAGAGGCGTGGCCACGGATACGGTCTTTGATGTCGTAATCAAATTCCCTGTCGAGGTGTATGCCGAGGCCCCTATGGTGTAAGTCCCAACGGATATCGAGGGGTTTGTCACCCAGGAAAAGAACTGAGCCCCGTTAAAATCGGTCTGGCCGTATATGGAGGATTGAAGCAATACGGGTTGTATGTTCACTGCGGAAGGTCCGGAAACCGAAGTCCGCACGGGTATTCCTTGAACGGGAAGGTTATTTGCGTCAAGAGCCGTAACCGTTATGTTGACGGTCTCCCCCAGCATCGAGGACACCGTTCCAGGAGAAGCCTCTATTTGAAGGGACGCCAGTCTTTCAGCCGCGCTTCTTTTATCGGACAGGTACAGAAAGCCGTAGGATATTCCGCACAATAGCGGATTGAGCTGCACGGCCGGCAGTATGCCATCATACAGACTCTGTTGCCCGTTCGATCCGAGCGGCTGAAGGTCCAGAGGCGCGTTCCATTTGGCCGTCTCCCATCTAACCGTGGCCGGTTCGGAAACACTCCTGTACGTAGAGAGATTCGTGGTTCCGGGAGACGTGGCGCTGTCCGATATGCAGAAGGAGCCATCAACCAAATACCTTACTGAAACCCTTTGGTTTTCGGGTAGAGGGATGGCCGGAGTCACTACGTTTCCAGCGGCCGACCCGCTAACCTGACCGACCCCGGGAATGGTGATGGTCACCGGGGAGACTACGTTCGTTAGCATGGTTCTTACGAGGCCGTCCGAGTCGACAAGAAGAATCTCATCCTGATACAAATCCGGCCTGTCCTTAAGCCAGGAAAGGTACAGAATTTCATTCCTGTTCGGGTCGTTTGGGTCTCTGCTTATCCAAAACAGTCTGTTTACAAAATCCCAGTAGTAATAGTTTCTCTGCTGAAGGTATGAAAGCCCCGGCACGGGAATCATATCCGTTCCATCGTTCCCGGTGGCAAGCACGAGCTCGCCAGGTATGTTAACGTACATCAGGCTGCCGGACGCCCCGCTGCTTGGCGTATATATGACGGGAACGCAGGGATTAAATGCCGAGAAATTCGAGGAAAGTCTTTGGTACCTGTAAAAGGCCCCATCGATGATGAGCGGACCTTTCACGGCTGACGCGGCCAGGTCACCGGTTGCGGGAAGAGCGAGAGCCAGGGTGGCTCCGGACGGGATTATGACATCGGCCCATCCCTCCCTGGCATATAAATAATGCTCCTGTCCGTCAATGTAATACCAGCCGGGATTCACCTGAGGATACCAGGCCCCGGAGTCGCCTTCGTGAAGGCGAACTCTGAGGTCATCGCTCCATCCTATTCCCGCCTGAACCGGGCGCTTATTATGCACTCTCTTCTCCTATGAATCCAAAACTCTGGGTATGTAACTTATTTGAGGAAGTTCCGTGGTCGAATCAAACCAGGTGACATTATTCCACGAAGCTTCGCCCAGTGATATTTTCACGGTCTGCTGAACCTGCTCCCCTATCGTTTGAAAGTAGGGGGTCGGATCTCCGTTGGGGTAATAAAGACTGTCAATCATATCGGGGGAGCCTAGCGTATTCAAACTGATTCCGCGCGCAAGCCACACCGGAGTCTCGCTCATTGATATTATAGCCCCGGTTGACGGAACTATTTGAATGACATATCCCGAGGCCGATAGCTGGGGCTCGTATCTGGTCACGCCATACGACACCGTAATCCCGTTTGAACCGAATAGCGGCTGAACCATATTTCCGGTAACGGCCGCAGATATGTAGGGCTGCATGTTATCGTTCAATATGTAGACCGTATTGGCATCGGGTGTGTTTGAAAGCAGGTAGGTGTTGTTCCCGATTGCAAGCGGAGTCTCTGTTATCAGGGAGTACTGCGGTATCAGAGGTATGGAGTATGCCGTAACGTCCCCGTACGGAGGAACGTATGGAGAGTCCGGAACCCATGATGACAGCTCAATCAGGTTAAGCTCCCTGGCTATGGTCGCCATTAATCCGGAAGGGTACGGGGCTCCCGGAAATCCGTAGGACGAGGATTGCCTTGTGAAGAAGTCATAGTTGTTCTCCCTTTGCAGTCTGGAGAGACCGTACAGGGACCCGGTCTCGTCCCACCTGTTCCACAGGTCGTGCGGGGACAATGGAATCCAGGGACCGTTGTTAAAGCTTACAAAACCTGAGACGTCAAGGGAGGCCGCGAGAAGGCTTGCCGAGTATGTGACCAGGACGGTCGAGGACATGGGAAGCTGAAACATCCCGCTTGCCGCGTACACGGTCGGGGACATGCACGGAATTCTTTCCCACGCGTAGCCTCCCGGCTCCATCCAAAATATATCGACATCCTCGCTTATGGGCGTGACGGTCACCATGAAATCGGAGCCCGGAGTTGTCGAGGTCGTCACAAAGTCCAGACCCGCGAACAGCGCCACGCCACTATCGTCAATGATAGCCACCGGGGAGAGTGAGTGGGTGAAGTCGAACATATTGTCCACGAGGGCGACCGAACCGCTAGCCATGGGGCACATGAATCGTATGGACGGGCTTGATGACGAATTAAACGGGGTCGCGCATTTCCAGCTTATTCGCGGCTGTCCCCATGTGTTGTACAGACCGGCCGCGCTGAAGTCGGACATGTCCTTGGACACCTGGGCGTATTGCTCAAGCCACGAAGAAAGCCAGAACGTGGCCAGGAGCGAGCTTGCCGGAGGGTTGAGCCGGCAGTTCATCCACTGGGGCCACCATCTAATATACTCCATGTCATACATAGTCATTGGTCCATCATCACAGGTCTGAAGTTTTCACTAGGCAAGGTCGAGCCACCCTTATACCACCTCACGCTGTTCCAGGATACGTACCCCAGGGTTACGGGGACGCGCTCCATTATCTGATCCCCCAGGGCCTGGAACTCCTGATTGGGGGAGCCGTCCGGATTTAGCAAATTGTTTTGTTTCCATATCGGGTCATTGACCGAATTCACGCTCACTCCGTAAGTCCACATGACACGCCTTAATCCGGGCGTGGAGTTCTTGGTCGGAAACAGAGCGGTTATTCCCTGCGAGGTTCCGCTTGTTTGCCAGTTGAGATACGAATAGCTGGCGAAGAATTCGTAGCTTCCGCTTCCGGGGTATGTTATCATGCCACCTGACAATGGCGCGGTTAAAAGAGAGGAGCCTTGAAATACGTAAGTATTATACGGGTCCGCCTTTTCGATGTAATTTACCGAGCCCTGTCGCTTCATGGGCTCCATCACGGAAAAGCCGGTTGCCGGATAGTTGCAAACCCAAACGTTTGACACTCCGGTCACCGGCCATGTAAGAGTCATCACTCCGTCCCACCAGTAGTCCCCGGATAACCCTATGCTTCTGCTTATGGCTTGCTCCAAGCCATCGGGCGCGGGCGATCCGGGAAACGGAAAGACGGTGGACAGTCTCCTCCAATAGGTTTCGTTGTCCTCGCCATTCAGTCTGTACTCGTCAACTATGAGCCCGGTTTCGTCAATATCCGTCCACAAGTCCTGATAGTTCAACGGGATTGGCGGCCCGTTGTTAATTGACGCATAGCCGCTGGACGCCAGGTTGAACATATTAAGCGAGGAGTATGATATGGTCACTGTCCCGGTGCAGTTAAGACTTACAACGGGGCCAACTATATTGACGGATCCAGCGTAAACTATCCATTGGACCCCTTGCGGGTCAATCCAGTAAATATCCGAGCCTTTCATAAGGTCGGGCAGGGTCACCGTACCGGTCACCGATTGAGAGATGACGGCCCTCTCAAGATTTCTAAAATAGATGGCCCCTTCATCGTCATCGATTATGAATACGGGACCCGTTTCACTTAGGAATCCCCATTCGGTCGTGGCGCAAACCAGCGGTATGGGACCGTTCGAGGTCCAGGCTGTGACGCTTGTCACGTCCTTCGCCTGATAAGGACAAGTCACCCACCAGGCTCGGCTCGGCTCCCCCAGCCAGTTATCCCATCTCTTCCTTCTTCTTTCGACATTCAAATAAAACCCGAATTCCAGTAATTGCTCCTGAAAGGGTTTTAAAAAGTCGCCAAGAAGAGAACCGCTTGTCGGATGGTTCACATTCATCCATTGAGGAAAATACGAACCAAGTCCGGCAACGGTCTCTGAAATTAAGATATCCGATATATACCCGGTAACTGGCATTCACGCTTATTCCTGTTCGGCCGGAACGCTTATGGTCCAATACTCCCAAACATAGTCGGGATTGTTTGCGTAATCGTAAGGCATGAGAAAGTAGCCGTCCTGGCCCCAGGCGGTACCCCAGGAGTTTCTAACCTTAAACATTCCGGAGTTGTCATCATAACCGACTATGAGCACCGCATGCCCTCCCTCGGATCTTTCGTTGGGAGCCGGCATAGGCAGAACGCCCGACTTGGCCATCGCGGTTGATTCCATGGACTCGAAGACCTCCATGCCTATGATGACGGGCGAACCTGCGGCAATGCTCGCCTTTATGGCGTCCGGGGTCTCCAATTCCGCATACCCTGAGACCTTGTAGTTTTTAGCCAGCGCGTAAAGATCATCGGGCGGTTTTGCGAACAAATGATTTGCGGGCTCGTAAGTCCACACCGGCTCGGGAACCCACGCATTAAGCTTGGTGGCTAGTAGACCGGTTAGTAACGAGCTGCCGTTGTCAACGTTAACCTCGCCATTGGCGGCTCTTTCGTTGTAATATATGAACAGTCTGGAAGGGGTCGCGGACAGTCTTCCTATGTTGTAATGTATCGCCCCGGCTATTGCGTTCGCGCTGCAGCTTCCCACTCTTCCTTGGTCGTAAGCTTCCGGAAATTTATCCGATAAATCGCATGACTTGGGAAGAGGCTGGGCCGGAGGGGTCGGGGCTTGGTATGTCCTGCTTCTGTTCGGGTCCGAACGTTTCAGGCTGTGCTTTCTTGTTGACGCTAATCTTGATTTTCTCATAATTTCCCTCTTAAACTAAATTAAAGTGTCTGACCAAATCCTCGTGAGTTCCTCTGAACTTATTGGAATCAACGGTGCCGACTCCGGGCAGCGCGCGGGCCCCGGGTCCCCCGCCTTCGGCATACTGCCAAATGGTCCAGTTACGCCAGCCTTTGGGAATGGACGGGCTTGGATTGTCGGTGTAGTGGGCGACCCATAGTTCGTAGTTGTATCCGAAAACCTCGGCCGCGCCATTGGTTATCGCACCGTTCCAGAATCCCGGCATGGTATAGATGATGGGGCGTCTTCCGCAGCCCTCCTCAACTTTGATGAGCCATGAATGAATATCCCGTCCGAGATTTACGGAACTTAGATTTCCCGGGTTCCGTTCAATGTCCAGGGCGACTGGAAGATTATGTTTTTGCAGCTTCAAATATTTCAGGCATAGGGCTGCCTGCTCCCCCGGTGAATATCTACTGTCATAGAAGAAATAAGCTCCGTTTGTAAATCCCTTCATCTCAGCCTCCCCGCGCCTTAATAGAAACTTGGGGTCCAGGGTGTCCCCTTGCCCAAGTTTAAGATAAACGAAGGAGAAGCCTGACGCAATGGCGTCATCGTAATTCCAATCCTTGTCCCCATGGTACATGTCAAATCCGTAGCACAGGCTCATAATGCACCTCCCCGGCTCTCGCAAACTACGATACAGTGATTGTTCGAGCCACAAACCTTGACCCTATCGGAAGGGTTTGATCCGACATAAGTGCCGGAAGATTGTTTACAGTAAGCGATACGGTCGCCCCTGAAATATCCGCTGAGGCGAACTGTATTCTGGATTGCAGAACCGAATAGGAAAGCGTCCCGTTTCCCGAACCGTTCTCTATTGGAAGGCTGTTGATATAGCCCTGCACGATACTGGATATGATTGTGGTTACATTGGCCAGATTGCCACCGGGGCGCAGGGACACCTGCACCGCCACGTCAACGTAAACTATGTCTGGAGCCTTGGCTATTGCGGATATCCCGGCAGCGACCGTGGAATTAAGCACTGCTTGACATTGAGACAGGATGGATTGAGAGACGACTGGATCGTATCCGTATATCAGAACATCAACCGTTCCGGTGCCTCTTGCCAGGTTATTGACTTGAACGGAGCTAACCCCCGGGATTTGAGTCAGGGCCGTGGTGATAGCCGTGGTGTTGGCGCTTTCCCTGAGGTAAATTTGATTTTGAATTCTCACCCTGAAGTCATTGTCACTCTCCACATCGGAGCCATTGGAGATGGGCAGCGGATTTGTAACGGTCACCAGCGATCCCATCGAGCTGCTGTCGAGGACCCCGGCCCCCACGTTATAATAGGAGCCGGGGGCAACCGCGGTGACATCAACATACCCGACTTGACCGGCAGGGATGGTTATTGTAAGGGAGGTTAGGAAGGATAGATTAGGCTGAGAGGAGGGCCACACCCGGGTCCCTGCGGGAACGTTAAGGGAGGTTGCACCGTTATTAGTGAACGCCACGGAATTGGGGGTGCCCGCGGTTGTCGCGGAGGTTGCCGTCTTTCTGGCGAGCCCGAAGAAGGCTCCTATGGAGTCCAGGTTGGAGCCTATCGCGCTTGACAGGGATGTCTGGTTATCTATGTACTCCAGCTCGTCCCATAGAAGCATAAGTTCGTTGCAAAAAACCCTCAGAATATTCATGCCGAAGGCTGACTCCGAACTTGCGGTAAGACCGGTGGCCTGGGATACTTTATTCCAGGCCCTGTTAAGCATTGAATTAAACGAGGGTTTTGTTAGCGGCATGTCCAGTTTTCTCCGTTAGTCACAAAGTTCTCAATATGGGATTCCTTTCCACCGTGCAGTACTCCTCCACGGACTCGAGTCCCGGCCGGAAGGGAAGGTTTTCAAACTTGAAGGTGTAGCCCATCATGGACACCAATAGGTCCATCGCCCCTCCGGAATACTTAAGTATTGTCACGTAAATTGAATTAAATCTAAGAGGCGGCTCCTTCTCGAATCTTTCGTTTTTCATCCCGGACAGGCCGAGGGTTATGGAGTACGCCATAGTCGATTCAATCGCCTTCTTGTGCAGAAGGGAGATATCGGCTCCCGTGGCGATTATCGAAGCGGCCTCGTTCAGTGCGTTCCCTATCAGCTTAAGTCCCAACTCCTTGTTGTCACTCATAACAATTCCTTTCCTAGCCCCAGGCGGGATAGCAGCACGCCTTGTATTTTTTACCCGACCCGCAGGGGCATTTATCGTTTCTGCCGACTCTTCCGTAACTTACATTGTACTCCTTGTGGCCCCTCTCCCCGGTGGCCGCTCTGGTGAGCAGTTCCGTCCAGGCGTCATACCACTTGGAATAGTTGATCTCCAGGTTGTACTCCTCGAGAACCTGCTTTTTTATATTGGCCCCTATTCCTCTTCTTTTCTCTTCGTCATCTATGAGGATTGACAGCTTCTCCAGCCATTCGCTGGGGCTCCCGGCCAGGTAGCCGTTTTCACCTTCTCTTACAAGCCTTGCGTACGGGGCCACTCTTGAGGCAACGGATGGAATAGCTCGCGCGCCCGCCTCAAGGATTTTTAACGGACTGTTGTGTGACACTATTCCAGCGGCCACGAATTGCTCCCCCTCCACCTGTATGTCAACCGAATCGAGTTCAATGGGAAGTATTTCCGTAACCTTATCCTTCCATGTCTCCGCGGTATAGGCGTTTGAGTGAGACCTATCAGCCATCTCACTCAGCTTTTTATTTTTTCTTTCGCTTACAAATCCCACTTCCTTAAAGTACAAGTCACTTGACGATCTTTTTAGCCTTAAGGAGTAGTAGTTATTGTTTGGGTATTCCTTCGGTGACTTGTCATGGGTCAACCTGGAGGGTATCCCGAAAGCCATTAATAGTAGCTGACAGTCCGCAAGCAATTCCCTATCCTTGGAGGTGACACTTATTCCACTTTTACCTACGGTGCCATCAGACTCAAAATATCCCCTTAGGAAAGCTCTTATGACACTCTTTGGAGACCTTAAAATAGCCTCGGGGACTTTGGGAGTGCGCTTATGGTTAGTAACAACTCCAAGAAGCTCCAGAAAACTTACCAGTCTTCGGCTTGAGGACCTAACCTCCTTGCACCCCACCAACTTCTTGTCGAAGGTATACTTGTCTCGTATTGAGCTGCCCAGCCCCAGTTGAGCGAATAGTTTAATGACTCTTTCCAGGACATCGGTGTCCTTGGAGTCGCAAGTAATAGTCATGCCTCCGCTATTTATACATCCGTCACCCACTATGAATCCAAGAAGCTCGCCCCATGTTTCATCAATAACTATTTCCGGCAGGGAAACCATATCCTCGGAAGAGGGGAGGATACGGTTCGAGTTTCTTCTGGGGTGGCGCGTCTCCCACAAGGAGAACGGAATTCTTTGATATTCTCTTTGTCCTATCTCAAGAGGGTTTAGCGTCAGGAAGTCTCCGACCTTGATATCCTTTGCATACACCCATTCGTCATTCACAAGAAGCCTATGCTCCTTGGTCAGCTTCAGGGAATAACCTCGATAGGTTCTTATTTCCAACCCTTCGCTCCTGGACTGAAGCTCGGTAGCCAGCACTTTTTTCCATCCTGTCGGGGTGTACACGCTATCGGAATCGGTAAGCTCCCCTATGGGAATAATTCCCCTCGGAGTGGACACCTTGGTATCCAAACTAAGACATTTTGACAAGTTAAAGCTGCATCCTACGATTGGAGCCACCGAGATGTCAAAGTACCCCAGACCGAGAGGATGCTCTCTGAAACTTCTTGGGGCTATGAGAAACACTCTCGAAGAGTCGAACTCCATCCTGCGGGCCTTCGCCTCCAATGCGAATCTCATCATGGCCCACTGAGCCAGCTCGACCGAGGTGTACAGCCCGAATCTTATTCGGGGATATTTTCGTAAAAGCTCGGGGATGACCGGAACGAGTATCTCCAGATCCTCCCTGTGGGTCGAACCACCGGACCAGCCAACGACCAAAGTGTCCGGGTCCTTGTCAGGTGGCATGCTCGTCCAATCCCGTATTCCGAAGTCTATGCTGTTGGGAACCACGGTGATATTGGAGTTGTAGCTGGAGTAGTGAGAGGCCAGCTCCTCGGTGCTTACGGTCACTCCGTGGCATCTGCTCATTATTTCCGCCAGCACCTTAAGCTCATCCCTTCCCTGATGATATACGCCATACACCGGGGAGGTGGGCAGCACGGCATCAAGATTGTCATCTATTTCATATATGACCTTCTTACCGTACTTCATCACCTCGTATAGGGTGAGCTCGGACACCGACCGTCCGTTCTGTCTTTGAGCTATTATAAGGTCGGCATCCATCAGGTCCTGAGGTCTGCACACCTGGGACCATGTGCAGTCGGCCCCGTGCATGTTCATGTAGCGAAGAGGCTGCATGACTCTGTAATGTCCGCATGCCGTCAGGTCGGCCACAAGCCCTATGATCTTAAGGCCTTTGTACTTCTCGCTTTTTTTGACGCCCAGAGGGGCCCAGTAGGAATCGGAGTCAAACGTTCTTAGTCCGTTAATCATAAATCTTTGGCGCTGAACCACCGTCCGGTAGGGTGGTGCAAGTCGCTATCCCCTTTCTTTGATAAATTTTTAGCTTCTAACATTGCGTGGATTATCACCTTATTTTCTCTGTCACTTGTCATAACTAGACTCCTCCCGCTACTGTCGAACAGGTCCCCAATAACTGTTCGCCTTCGCTGAATGACTCCAGTTTAATCACCCAATTCGCAGCGAAGTTCGTTTTTCTGTTGAAGCTGAATATCTCCATATTCAAATCCGGTTCGATTTCAATTTCAAAATGAAGTTCTCCGATATCAAGCGCGAACATGAAATCATCGTCAATCGCCACGCAATCAGGAACCTCTTTTAAAAAGGGGATGAATGTTTGAAACAATAGAAGCGCGCGCTTTTTAACTTCATCGCTGATATCGGATGCCATTATATATTCCAGCATTCTATTTTCTCTGCTGTTTAACATTTCACTCCCCAGTAACCGTTCGCCTTCGCATTTTGAACGCGCTCAAGCATTTTCGGATCATAGATGTTATCGTGTCCGATATGTATTAAATATGCATAAGGATCGAAATATTCATCACCGCACCATTGAATAATTCTCCCAGGATACAATGTGCGACCGTAATTTTGAAAATCGCGTGTCGCAAGATCATGCGCCACCTGATACGGGTAGACACCATGCGCATACCCGATTTCCTTGAAGATTCGCGGTATTAGATCGTATGCATTCTCCACCCACGCCTCATGCGCATTGGCTGCAAATAATGGCGCCAATACGTTAAGTTCACGTGTTTTCACCATCTCCCATTCGTTCATGACAGAGAACGAACCGTTTGCGATAGTCCAGAGTGGATATAGCGGTCTCACGCATAGCATATCCGAATCAATGTAAATCCCACCATAATTGCGGACTATTTCTATGCGCATGATATCGGATGACTCAGAGGGAGTCTCGCACTGAGCGATAATATCGCGGTGGTCGAATTCGGGAAGGTTGCCCTCATTCCACTCCATGTATTCGAATTCGGGATTCATATCCCTTACGGATTGCATGCATTCCCGAATTATGGCGGGCTTTTCCGGACCGATCCAAATTTGATGAATAACGCCTTTTTCAACGCTCATGTTTTATCAATCCCCGGTCTTTCAAGGTCGAAAGTTACTGGCCGGATTTCCTTTCAAATTCGTTGGTTCTTTTAATCGCCTTGGCGAAGGCATCCAGAACGGACATTATAAGCTCCGCAAGGATAAAGTCCGGGGTCGAGCTTCTGCCGTCAACTCCGTATTTGTTAAACACGCTGGCCAAATCCTTGGTGAGGCTGTCCCTGCTCTCCGAATTTTCCATGGCTTCCTCAAGGACCGACTTGATCGTGTCCACGAACTCATCCTTCTCGCTGCTGTCGTACCGACTATCGGAATTAAATATGGTCATAAGATTCTCCTACCAGGGAAAGCCCAGACTGGCGTAGGCGCTGCTTTCCCTCTCCCATATCCCGGCTCTTTTTCTCGCTTCGATAACCGCGCTCGTAAGGTCATCCACCTTCGTCCCGTGAAGTCCGGACGACATCGAGAGGGCCGTGGTACTGCGGCAGTGGTCGATTCTGGAATCCGTCTGCCTCACGTAATTTAGCTCGACCCCTATCGAGTTAAAGGGGATGCCCAACTCCTTCAGTTTCTCTCCGAAGGCTATCTCGGTATCGGTCCATATCGCCTCCCCCATTTTAAACCCATAACGAAGTCCGTACTTGTCCCTTATTGTCGGGACGTGAAGCATCAGACAGGCGTGTCCCGGTACACCCTTGTAATTAATGGGATACGGGGATGTTCTTCTGGCATCCTCGCGGTTACTCATTGAATAGCCAACCACCGGGGAGTCCTCCGAGGTCAGCGTCATTAATTCCTCGAGTAATGAGCGGCTCATGGGAAACACATCACTGTGGGAGAAATACAGGTATTGGCTCCGACATATCGATAGGGCCAGGTCCAGCGCCCAACTTACCGGCTGACTGGCGTGAAGAGACGCATGGTGCCTGATATAATGTATTTCCGTATCCGCGGTGCGAAGACTCTCAAGCTTCTCGACATTGGACCACATGCTGCCGGTGTCTATTATCATGATGTAAGGCTTGACGGTCTGATACCAGTACAGCGGTTGAATAACCTGCACCAGTTCCGGAGAATCCCTGTGAGGTATGCATACGGTGACGTGATAATCCCACGGTTTTCTTGCTATCGACCCGGAGAATGTTTCCATCCCGGGTAGTAATTCATCTCTTTTATCAACCTCGGCTTTCGGATAGCCCTCCGGCTTGGGAGAATCCTCCCGCGTTTCCCGCGGTGCGACCACTCTATCCGGTGTTTTCTTTTTCACATCAGGAACATTAAACCTGAATTGCATCGCCAGCCCTTCTTTCCATTGTTTAAATAGGTTCGTTTCCCTGTGACGTTATCGCTGGAGGAGGATTGTCCCATGGGTTGGGATCCGGCACGTGAACGGGCGGGTCGTCCTTCATGTTGTCAGGCTCGTACCCGTAGCCATGGTCGGCTCTACGTTTCAGATAATCGTCAAAATCCCCGGCACTTTGCCCGTGAAGATCCGCAAGTTCGGTGTACAGTCTTTGCATTTCACTGCACACCGCCATGCTTTCCTTGAGGCGCTTTATTTTTTCAGAGTCCAGCTTATCGGGGTCTTGCGCCAGCATCTCCTTGATCTTATCCTGAATGGACTCCTTCACCCGTCTGTAGTGGTGGGACTCAAGTATCGCATCGCCATGAAGCCTTGTATGGTATTCCAGTCCGTCATCCACCGAATGCGCTCCGCTTTCGTCATAGTCGAACAAACTGGGCAGTCTCATGGGCATCGAGGCGGGTCCGTTGGATCCTCCGGAATCATCGATATCGCCCATCTTATCAGAACCGCCAATCTCCTTGGCCTTTGCACTCTCCTTGGCGACCTTCGAGGCTAGGGCCGAATGAATCCTGGCTGAGTCCAGAAAAGCCTGGGCCCTCCTATTATGAAAGTCCCCCATCTTCTCGTGCACGAACATGGCGGCTTCGATTAACGGATCCTTCATGTCTGCCGCTTCGTTATCCAGTTCCGGATCCGTAATTATGGGGTCCTGAGGCGTGGCCAGCCCGTTGGAGTAGGAGGGCGGATCACTCATGTTCTCGGCACTCTTTGGCGTGAACTGCAAAGGATTGCCCGGATTGGGAACGATTGGAGGAACCTGAGCCTTGGCCGGACCGGTTCCGGTGTCTCTCGCCTTTTTCATCAGGTCGTAGTGCCTGGCCGCTATCTTTTGATCCTGCGTGTAAAATTTAATGGCGTACTTTGAGGCCGCTGTATGGGATATTCGGCCCAGGTTCCCGGTTCCATATCTGGCGGGAAGATAGGAATATGATTTACTCACGATTTTCTCCTTAGGCTCTGGCCACGCTTAGTTCGCCCTCCACGAGGTCAAGGGCTACTGACAAGGCGGTGCGCCTTCCGTTATACGTTATTACAACAACCAACAATATTGTCGAACTGTTTACAGGTATTGGTGTGATGGCTATGTTCGAGGCGTTTAAAAACCCGTCATGGGTCAAGGCGTTCGTAGCCAGAGTCACCATGGTCATGGCGGTGCTCGAGCTATTGGGTTCCCCGATCACGCTTTCCAGGGAGGCTCCGCACTCCGGAGCCAGAACCCAATCCCCGGCTACGGTCTTCAATCTGAACATGGCTTCCTGAATGACCGTATCCGAACCCTCCACGAACAGGAAATCCCCGTTAGGCCCTATGGAGGGCTCCCCGGTGGTATCCATAGCTATGTCATTTAAAAGATCAGGATTTAGGTACATTCAATTCCTCAAGTAATTTGGAGAGTCTGCTTATCTCTTTTATTGTTTCATTATTTTGCACGGGCTTAAGAAACAAGGGCTTTCTGCTCATTAAATCGGTTAACGGTATGGATGACTGGCCTTCCTGAGGAACTCCCACTATAACGTTAGTCGACAATCCCATATCGGTGAACGTGAGAGGGGATACTGCAAGCTCGGGATTGTTCCCAAGCCACCCTTGATTAAGCTGTGAGCTGTTTATGGAAAAGGACGGGGTCAGAATATTCGTTCTCGTATTGGACAGAAGAAAGGCTTGCGATGCCGAGGCGACCGTTCCATTGTCACCGTCCAGGAAAAATCCGCAATTTCCGGCCGCGAGTTCGAGTATTCCATCCTCCCTAAGATGAACGCTGACATTCTCGGCAATGTTAACCAGTGACACCTCATCCGGGCGTGTCATGTGAGCGGTGCTTTTGAACGCGCTTAGTCTTTCGGAAAGAGGTGTCGCCAGGTTTTTCACAACGCTTTTAATATCCATCAGCCCTGAGGCGCTCCGTTTCTAGGGAGTTTTTGGTTTGTGAATTCATCAGGCTCCTTGCTAAGAATGGAGGATATCCCGGAGTAGGTGTAGTTTCCGTGTATGGAATGAAGAATCACTCGTTTTCCGGGCCTCGGCTTGCTTGGGTTGACGCCTTCGAATATGGGAAGGGAGGATCCCACTATTCGTATGAAGCCGTTTCCGCTTGGGTTTTGGATGGTGACCGTTGCGGTGTTCTTGACGCCATCCACATCCTCCACTCTTCCGATAATGGAGGGTGACCGTTTCCCCACCTCGTTCTGTATCAGACCTTCCAGTTTTTTTCTAAGTTCACCAGCCATTTCAATCTCCTCCCGTATATTATAGCACGAACCGTAAGCCTATCGCCCGAATTGAGACTCTCGTGTCGCTAGCCAGGTATCCCATCCGATTTGGTTTGGTTGCGTTTTCAGCACCGATGAGGCGAAGCCCTGCGCTATTGTCGGGATAAGCTCTATATGCACCTTGTCGGTCGAAGCGATCGGGAACCACAGGTTATATTTCCGCGCCTCGGAGTGCACATAACTCCATGCGCTCGAGGGTGAGACGTTTAGGTCTGCGGCCATCCCGAACCCATGCCCGGAATATCCCGGGCGTGCGGCCACCTTCTCGTTCTCATGATGACTAAGATATATGGCGTTTTGTTCGGCCCATCCCCTGTACCCCGAGGTGACTGTTATGATTATGTTCTGTTTTCTCATGTCCTCTATGAATCTGCTCAGGTTCGTGGCGAAGGTGGGATTAAGATCCGCAAGGTCCGGATGCGTTCCCGGGGTTACCGGCAATCTATAAATCGAGGACGTTTTATTACTTGAGTAATCCATGTTGGGATTATTCACAGCAGGGCTCGAAGGCGTGGAGGTGTTGGAAGTATTCCCGCCATCGAACAGGTAATCGTAGTTGCTCTGCGGATTACTCATGCCCTGGCTGCTGGCCGCCAATCGGTTATTCAAGGAGGTCATGTAGCTATTCCAGGCATCGGTGTTAGGCTTCGTCAGCTTGTTTTTTATAAAGTCCTCGGAACTTGAGAAGTTGGTGTGCAACGGGTTTTGCATGGTCGCTCCGGGGAAAACGAAGTTCATGACCCAGGGAATGATCTCCCCGATTATGCCATGCTCCTCTCTTCCGTAGCTTGTAGAGAATATTGAGGCCCACCAGGCGTCCCCCAGCGAGATGGGGTCGCCAACTACGCTGCCCAAATGTCCTTCTATTCCGGCCGAGAATTCAAACCCATTGACTTGAAGAGGCATTATGACCAGGCACTTCTTAGCCGCCAGGTATCTGCCTATCATATCTCCCAGGGACGAAGTTATGACCAGCGCGCCTAACTGAACAAGCAGAGGAATAATGCCAACCCCGGTTGCCCCCTCCGCAACGTCCGAACCCACTTGCGTTCCGACATCGATACCTTCGGTTACAGCCTTCTCACCTTCGGTTACAGCGGTCTCACCTTGGGTTACAGCGGTCTCACCTTGGGTTACAGCAGTCTCACCTTCGGTTACAGCAGTCTCACCTTCGGTTACAGCAGTCTCACCTTGGGTTACAGCGGTCTCACCTTGGGTTACAGCGGTCTCACCTTGGGTTACAGCGGTCTCACCTTCGGTTGGAAGTATGGTCTCGTCCGGAGCCGCTGCCTCGCCACCCCCTCCGGTGTCCGGTGAAGTGGCGGTGTTGGTATCGGTTGAGGCGTTGGCGTTCGCCTGCGCTCCCTCGGGCGTGGTCGCCCTTCTGGGCTCCTCCGAGCCTAGGCCGTACCTTTCAATATCCCTGTAGACTGACTTTATTATACCTTTAGCGGCATCGGAAAGACCCTCCCATCCCTTCTTGATAAGGCCCAGAATTTTACTTCCCGTAGGCGAGTCAGCACCCTTGTTTATGGCGTCCTTTATACCCTGGCCCATATCCCTAATGGTTTTTCTAGCGTTCAGAAGGTCATCAACAGGTTTTACACCCGTCTCCGAAGGAGTAGCCTCAGGATCTCCGGCTATTGTTTCGAAGGCTTTTTGCGCTTTTCCCGCAACCGCCTCTTTTATAGCCTGCGGCCTTCCCGTAATCCATCTCACTATTCTGGACTCCAGCCCCCACCTGCTGAAAGCTTTCAGTATTGTTCCAATCGCGATCAGGTAAAGCCGAGCCGAGACTACGGTCATGCCGAATCTGGCCAGTGACATCCACACTCCGGTATCCATGCCGCTGGCCACCGAGACAAGACAATCCGGAGACACAAGGGTTATGTAGCCGGTTTCCAGGGATAGCTGTGTTATAACCTCCTTCACCTGAAACATGCCGTTCATCAATTTTCCACGATCCATGAAATAGACGTAATCCCACGGCCACATGTAAGGATCACCGGCTATCATGCTGTAGCCCTGATACATATCGGCAACGGCATCCCTGAGAGTCATGGCCGAGTACATGTTAGCCGCATGACACACCACGTTTATCGGAGTGAACCAGGTGAAGGCTCTCTGCAGACCCTCCCACCCGTAACCGGGTCCGGATAATAGACCGGATTGTATGACCTCACCTTTTCTAACCTGGGGATATATGTCATCATCCACATGCATAACGTCCGCATACACCATTGCGCTGCCCCACGCTCCGCCATAGATATATTTGGACTGACACTCGGTAAGCACGTTATCCGAGGAGGCCGTTATGTCGCTGGAAATAAGATTATAACCTGACGAGATCACATGGAACTGGGAAAAAGCCTTGCTCTCCATTAGGGTGGTGTAATCCGGATCCGTATCTTGAAGAACATCGACACCATCCACATAGTAATCCTTGGCGGCAGTGGATCCGGTTTGAGGGTTGGGTGCGGATACATTATACTGAAACGGGTTCTCCGTCATATACTTGTACTTATAGTAATAGGGGAACCAGTCCCTGCCATAGAATAGGGTTGACCTATACTCGAAAGGACGCACAGCGAGAATGAAGTCGCTAACAGCCATACGGCAGGTTTCCGCTATCCCCCACGGGCTGGCGGATTCCATTTCTATGCCTATGAGAGTCTGGCCATGTAGCGCGGCTATGGAGCCATTTATGGTGTACCAATTCTCAGCGGCATAGCTTTTATTATTGGGGTCCTGGGTGCTCTCGTAAAGATTCACTCCGCATTCGCCCAGACTGTAACTTCCATAAGCGCGAAAGTCCAGGTTTCCAAAGTCGACAATACCGTAAGGGTTGTCCGTCATCCATCTTGCATGCGTTAACGTTTCAATAATGCTCGAAGTCGGGGAGAATAGCTGACCGATAATGTTTCTAGGCTCGATCCCGTGAAAGTTGAACAACCCCGTATTCTGCCAGACCTGATGGGAGTCTATCGGGTCGCTTATCCAGTGACCGTCATTCCTGCTAGCCTCCTTGACAAGTTCAGCGCCATCGCCCAAAGCCACCACTTCGCAGATATCGGAAGCCGTGGGGACTTCGGAAACGGTGCCGTTAAATCTGACGGGATATTGAGAGGCGTCACTACCGTATCCGACTCTGATATGAATGCGAACACCGGGACGCAGGGCGAGCATCTTAGCCCACTGCTCCCTTCTTGCCTCAAGATCGGGGGTTACCTGGCTAGTGAAAAACTGTTTAATTCCATTTATCCACGACTCGAAGGTGTCCGTTGTTCTAGTGTCCTGCATCTTCTGGAGCTCGATCATCGCGGCCATTGAATTAAGTCTGTTATAGAGATTGGAGAATGCCAAAGTGGCCACGTCAACGGGATCCTTTCTGGTTTGGACTATGCTAATCGATATCACGGAGGACATCCCGTAGAAATGGTCGCTAAGTCTTTCTATGCCAACCCACATGCCACCATCCACAAGTTGAACAAGATAGGACGGAAACGCCCCGACAAGCCTGCCGATGTACTCCTTCTTTTGGAAGTCGTGAAACATAGGCCGAAACTTCATAGGCAGTGTTGAGGGCGCGGGAGGGTTAAGAGCCCCGGGTTTTTTCGAGTAAAGATAATCGTATATGTTTGCCGCCTTGGACGGATCGGGAAAAGCTGCCGGAGTGATATCCGTGTATACAGTGTAACCATACCACTCCTTGTTTCCGTTTTCAGGCTCCGTAGGATATGGATATCCGTTATGCATATTCGATGAATCGACCAGGTTGCTCTTGGGCGTGGTCGTCTCATTATCCGGGTATATCGGTATGTTGGTAGGGAGACAGGGTAGGATAGCCAGTCTCGCCTCCCCTTGAAGAGGCTCCCACTTTTTAGTTCCGGGGAAGTATTTTTCAAGAACAACATTCCAAGGGGATGTCTTCTTTTCGCCTTTGGGAGTGGCGAAGAGCCTAGTCTCCATTTGGCATAGATGGTATCTGTAAATACTGTCAAGGCCTATCTGACCGGATTCCAGCATTTGGAGGTATCTGGCCGCCTCGGGCTTCGGGATCCCAGCGTTGCTTATAACCTCCTCGTATATCTTCTTACCGGAGGGGGACGTTCGAGAGGGGTTGTTTATCGGACTGCTCTTCGAGTATACGTTATTCCACAAACTGGCGAAGGCCATTACACCGGGGGTGTACCCGGCCCCGCCCATTTCACCAGCACCGAAATTGATACCGCGATAGCCCTGAACTCCGTTAGCCTGCATGGTCCAGGGGTCGTTTGAAAAAGCCGCCATCTTTCCAGCAATCAGGAGAATGCCGGCTAGGACGTTGGCCACGGGGTCGTAGTTGTTATTCCTCAAAGCATCGTACGCGTTATCAGGAGGCGGACCGCTTGAATCCATGCCAAGCGGAGGCTCCCCCGGGCCCTTCCCGGTGTACTGGTTAAGCTCCCTGGCGATAGCCGGAGCGTCCTGGCTGAAACTTACCGACATCAGGCCCTTGTGGCTTCCACCTCCCCCGCTACCGGATCTCACACCACCATCGGATTCCGCAAGTATTACTCCTAGAATAAGGCCCGGATCAAGATGGTTGGCCACGTCCTGGGAAATCCCCCATTGCGTGGGATTTGTCTTTATCAGGTGAAGAAGAGGGGTTACGATTTTATTGTCAAGATCCACTGCATTGTAAATTTGCGGGGTTGATTTTCTATTTAGGAATTCGTTGACCCTGCTGGCCAGGGCTGGATGGTCTTTAATCACCTCGTTGTAATTTGACGTGGCGTAACTCGGATCGGTTTGGACGCCCAGCACCGGATAGCCGTTCCAGACGGGGGCGTCTCTTCCGGCCTCCATTTGAAGAAGTGACAGGCCATCCAAGGTCTGGCCCCAGTATCGCTCGGCATACTCGGTGTCAACCGGGGTGTTTCCATAGTGACTCGAGGAATACCGCTCGGAGGACTGTTTTCCCGCCAATATGGTTTGATAGGCGGAGCTGAGGTCAAGCTGTTGCTGAGCGTAAGCTTCACCGCTATCCTCAGTGGGCGTGGAGGAGGATATGTGACTTCCCGCCTTGTGTATGGCTTGAATACCAAAACTATCCGTCAGCAGCATATGTGCGTAACCTTTGGGGGAGTTGGCCTTGGCCGATGGCCTGTTCAACTCCTCCGTAGGGACTTCAACTCCGAAGTTCGCATCCACAAGCTCGGAGGCCCAGGTCGTGGGCTGAACCGCAGGCACACAGAAAAAGTCAGGCTCCGCATATCCCATGGGGTCGTTGGATGGGGCCATCATCATTATATTTTCCAGGGTGTGCTTGTTCACACTCATGACGGACCGCATGGACTTAAGAAGCTTCCTATCCTCAGGGTCATCAGGGTCCTTTCCGGTGTGGGCCCAGTCTCTTAGAATGGTTATCCAATGGTCCAGCTTGACTTTTGAAGGCAGGCACATATCCGGATACATCTCCACCATCCTAAGTCTGGCGTCAAGCAGCGACATACGCCACTCCTTCATTGCCGAACCCTCGTGAATATCCTGCATAAGAGGGTCGGCTTGAGTAAGAGGACGGTAGAAATTACCCAGGACTTTCTCAAGATATTCCGGCTTATCGGCATTCTCGGCCATTACCTGTGCCAACTTATCCTGTGGAATTCCGGTGGCCAGGGACAAGCTCCAGTTGGTTATAAGCTTGTCCATAACATCAAACTCCTCTCTTCTCATTTGGGTGGGGCTATATTCCATGATATCCAGCTGATAGGAATACAGGTGAGGAAAGCCGTCCACGGTGGAGACAGAGAAGTTAATAGGTATGAAATGAAGGAGGCCCAGGGAGTTTATAAGGCTGTTCTTAATACCGAAAAACCCGGGATACGGAATGTCCCACTCCATGGTTCTATAGTATCGGCCCAGTTCTCTTACCTCGTCCAGCATGGCGCGAAGCAATTCCAAATCTCTCTCCCCCGCAAGAATGCCTTGAATGGATACGAAGCCATCCCCCCCACCTAGATACTGATGTCTGGGTAACGGAGCGTCCTCGACTTGAAGAGTGGACAGGTGACTGGCGAACTGAACTGTTACCGAGCTTACGGTGGACATGGGGCTTAAGGCGTAATAGTCCATGTCCACGATGTCGTTTATGGTCTTGGAGGTTGAGGAGTTCAGCGCCTGCCATACATACGTCCAGACTGCGGAGTTCATGGGAATCAGGAACCATAAGTTCGAGTACTCCGACTTCGAAGCTCCGTATGTTTGGTTTTTTGCAGCGACTCTTAAAGCCTCCGCTTTGGCCATTTTCTCCTTATCGCTCAATTGATTCGACAGGGTTATGTCGTTTATGGTGAGAGACGTGGCGGACTTGTACCCGCTCCTTAACGCTGCCGACTCATACACTTGGATATCCGCAGAGGTCAAGGCGTGCAGAACATTTCTATCGGATTGAAACTGAAGGAGTGCGAAGGGCTGACCATTGGCCATAAGTGTAACCACTGGGGATTTATCCACCCTCTCCCATTTGTAAACCCCACTCCTAAGGTTTTGAAGGGCCTTAAGAACCACGGACGAATCCCTGTCAAGAACGGTCTGATTTCCTCCCGGACCTAGTTGCACCTTGTAACTCCCGGATGACAGGTTCTGACTGAGCACCGACTTGGACGGTCCCCTCCCCGGCACCGGAGTGGTTGGAACGTTCTGAGTGGGTAGTTGAGACTTGTCAATCAGGGCTTGTTTTCTTGGGATTGAAAAGACCAGATTGGAGTTGAGGCCTGAGTCCTTCGAGGAAAGGGGTGTCGGGCATCTCCTGCCTTTTACCACATCCTCGCACCACACCTTGAATAACGGCCAGCAAAAGCTTTCCTGATAGCTGCTATTCATGGGAAGGTAGCTCTTCCAGTCAAAGGGCTCGGCATCGATGGAGACGGCAATGCCCCCGGGTATTCCCTCAAGGGATGAGATCACGACATCCCTTATGGCCAGCGCGTCAATATTCCAGGATGAATTCAAAAACACATTAGTGACGGGAAGAAACGGCATCCTGTTATATTGCTGAAGGATGGGAATCACAACCTCGTTATATTGTCTTTCTCCTATTGAGGAGAACTCTATTTGCACTCTTTGTATGGTGTTGTAGTCTACACTGTTAAGATCACCCTGGGATCTTAGAATGTCAACGGCCACCACCCCGTTCTCGGTGGTTATCGTTATGGATTTGGGAGGGATGAGAAGGGTCACGTAGCCCAGCCTGAAATAGTTCATCGGGTCATAAAATCTAGCATCCTCTATCGGCAAGTCTATGGGAAATATCGCGGGCTGAGCCACCGGGGCTGCCGGGTCATAGGTCATAGTCTTCGGAGTGGTCTTATTCGAAGGGTGCTTATTGGAGGAGTCCATCAGGCTCTTCGTCTTAGGTGTTGAAGGTGCGGACTTTGAGTTTGAGCCCAGGTATGTTGGAGGCCATACGCCATCCACCGGGGATATGACCACACGGCCGGGCGCCTCCGTTAGAGGGGGAACCTGTCCTTTAATTGATTGACCGTAGATAGTGATGGCGTAAACACCGCCCGGAATTAGCGGCTCGGTTCGAGTCGGGGAGGACCCCATGAGCTTGATGGTGAATACCGAGGACACCTGGGACGGCTGATTCTCGCTCGGCCACCGTCCCGGTGATTTGGACAATATCGCCTCATATTCGGATTTAGTATCGCACCATTCGGATATTGAGCCGGGAGGGGAGGGGGAGTTGGCCGGAGTTGCGAATATCGGAGTTTGCGTGGCGTCATTTGATATAAGCGTAATCGGGCCCGAAGCGTCAATAACCGACTCCGGTTCCGCTCTGTAGAACACTCCGATTCCGTTATTGGAGCTTTGATAGATGCCGTATATTACAGTGTTAGCCATTACTTAAGTAATCTCCCGAGAATTAGTTTTTCTATCTTGGCGATATCCGCTTTGGCATCGGTGACTTTCACCGAGACGTGACTCTTGACTTTCGCCTGGGGAATATCCTGAACATTTTTAACCAGGGATGTAATATCTCCGGCCGTTTCGGAGGATACTGAGATGTGATCTTCAACGTGCGGATCCGGGGGCGGACTTACCGGTTGAACGGCTCCGTATATTGCGGGGGTCCTTGGAATCATGTTATCAAACGCCATCTTGCCCGAGTACTCGGGGCCTGAGGCCAGGCTCGTAATCTGGCGCGTGTCATTTCTTATTATAGCCCGTTTCTCGGTCCCCGAGAGAAACACCCTTCGTTCAGCGGGCATATCACTGCGGCCCGATCTCTTGAACGAGGTCAGGATGGTTCTCACCTCCTGCAGGTTGACGCCTCTCCCGCGCACCTTCCTGGTGGCCGTGTTGTTTCTTAGCCAGTAGTACAGGTCATTCTCCGAAATATTGAAGCGTTCGAAGACGGCTTTATGCAGAGTCTCAAGAGAAACCCCCATGATTTCGGAATCTCTTCTGGTTGCGGCCAGCCGTATCTCGCCATCTATCGCGGCCTTGATCGGGTCGACCCTGGACTTGTCCTTATAATCCCTGAGCTTCCTCCGCTGTTCCTCGGTGTTCATCTCCCCGCTTGTTTCCAAATTTTGGTGAGGCGTAAGGCTTGAATCGCCTAGAACGTTACCCTCGGTATCCTTTGGAAGCATGGCTTTATATGCGTCCAGCAGGGCCTTGTCCACTTCCTCCTCGCTTACTTTAATTTCAACTTTTTTTACCAAAAGGTTTGTAGGTTCGATATTGCGAAGCGACTTGCCAAAATGCCGTTCAAGCTCCGAAAAACCAGGAACGTCAAAAGTAGCGGTCAAAGTATCAATGGATGTTTTCGCCCAGGGACGATACCTGAGTCTGGCTACGAAATCCAAATATCGCTCCTGTTCAAATTCATCCGGCAGATAATCCTCGTGCACTATCATTTCGGGGTGTGCTGAAGTGGCGGGGTTTATGTCTCTAAGTTTTGACTGGATAAAATATTCATCCTCCTTGCCAAGGAAGCCCTTTATAAGTTTAGGATATTTTAGGTATGCGCGTTGCTCGGATGCCGATAGCGAACTTAACTTTCGCGCTATCTCCTCCTCCTCCGTTCTACTCGAGACGGGATCGCTCCTGTACATGTAGTGCTTTTTAAAGAAATCATACAGCTCCAATTCATATAACGTGGTTTTTCCGTTAACCGCTCTGATTCCCTCGTATGCGTAATCGAATATCTGTTCGGTGCTAAGAACTATTCCATCATAGGTATGAAAGGCTTTTCTATATAACAGACTTAGCTTCTTATCCGCCACTATATGGGACCTTGGAATATCCTTGGGAATATCAACAAGTCCCCTATAGTACGAGGCGATACGCTCCTCTTCACTTAAGCCGGTGTATTTTGCGAAGGCGTCCTCTATGCTCTTGCCGGTATTGACCGAATCCTGTGTCAGACTAGGAAGAATCTTTTTCCTGTACATTCCGAGCATGTAGTCGTGGTACTCTAGAGACGCCACTCTCGCATTCATTTTCGCCCCCCACGCTTTTATCTTGCTAGGTCTTTTAACCTTGACTCTCTTGGGTTTCACAAGAGCCTGGGATTGCTCGGTAATCCTGTTCATCGTATTAACATGTTCGGATAGATCCTTTTCGATGCTGCTATTCCCTAACCTTAAAGCCATCTTGAAGTTACGCATTACAATCTTGAGAGGGTCGGTGACGGAATGCTCCTTGAACGTACCCAGGATTCTAGCCCACAATCTGGAGGCCCAGCCCTTCTCACCCACGCCCCAGTGTGAAGTGGCTATGTAATGGGATATCTCTCTGGCTTTATTAAGAGAATACCTGGCCCCTCTCGCAAGATGGGAGAATAATCTGGCTGCGGGAGATTTAAGAGAGTCAGACCCCATCCTCGCCTGAGGCGAATTTTTCGGAAAGAGATAATAGTACCTTTTATGGTAGGGATCTTGAATCTGTGCAAACTGTTTGAGAATATGATCGATGTTATACTGTGCGGTGGATTCTCTGTCAAACGGCCCATCGGTACCTACGCCCCCTTCCAGATATCCTCTTATCCAACTAGGCAGTCTCTTGTAATTTCCGTAAGTTATTGCATACTCCCTTATGGGATGCGCTTCGGCAAAATTATCCAGTGTTTCAGTATCCACGGCCCCCCAACGGGCGTTCGCCATATCCACCGCGCCATAACCGGGTACTAGTTTTATTTTTATCCAGTCTCTATTTCTTGGTTCCCATCCCGTTCTGTTTTCAATATCAATGAGGTTGCTCTCAAGCCTGTCGCTGCTAAAAGTCAGCACCACCATAGGGCCTGTGCCTTTGGGGTAAGCTGCGTGCACTCGATATTTTTTAGGAAGATAGTTGGGATAACAGCAGAGTATTTTGTCAGCTTCAGACATGCCTTTAGCCATATCTGGCCACATATAGGCCCCCGGCCCGTAATGGTGAATATAAAAGGTTTCAGGCTTGGCTCCCCACGTAAACACGCCATTCCTTCCGCCAATCGGGATGGCGTGGAACAAGGCGCCTGACATATTATCCCACCTATCGGAATCACCACCGTATTCGCCCTCCTCCCATCCCCTAACCACTTGTCTAAGATCCCTGTCGGAGGAATAGTCCGTAAATAGAAAAGCCTGTACCGAGGACCTGGTAACGGTGGGAGACGCCATGCGATTAACCGTCTTGTAATTAAAAGCGCTCCGAGGAGGAATAAAGCTCGCTATGGCGAAGGCCATGGCTATTGAGGCGAGAATTGTTAGACCCATGCCTCCTTCCAGACTCTTCATGGCGGCTTTCAAGGCATCCACGCGGGAATGCTCCTTGAAGGTGCCCAGGATTCTGGCCCACAATCTGGAGGCCCACCCCTTCTCGCCAACGCTCCAGTGGCTTATGATGTAGCGACCCAGCTGTCTCGCCTTGTCAAGCGCGTGAGGAAGGAAGCCTTTTCCAAGAACCCTTCTAGCGATGGGGGATATCGAGGCTCTGGTCAGACTGCGAAATCTGCCAGGGCTCCAGCGCCTTCTAGCGTGGGAGGGCGGAAGCGAAAGCGGGGATAATGTTTCATCCATATTTAGTTGATCAACTTTGGATTCCTCGTACTTTTCTTCGAAGGGATTCTTCTCTTCCTCCTTGGAAGGTATTACAGCCTCTCCTCCGATTATCCTATCTATTTCATCCTGGCTAAACACATATCCCGGTTCCTTTGACAGATAGGCTTTATATAACTCACTTTCCAGCCCCATTGCATTAATGTTTCTAGAAAAATCTTCATCAGCAGCTTCGGGATCGAGATACTTAGCAAAGTAATGGCGAGGGAGCGTTGCTTCAAAGCCTATGGCTTTGATATAGCCTTTAAGTCTTTTCGTGGCTTTATCTCTGCGACCTCCCACTTTCCTTGCCAATTCGTTAAGCATATCATCATTGGATTTACGGATCGGAGGAGTTAGCTCTCCAGCCTGAGCCCTGTAAAACACTCTTCGCATTATACTGCCTTCAGGACCTGGTCCGAATATCTCGTACCATATGAGGGACATGAACTCGTTGGCTTTTTGCTCCTCCTCGCCACCAGGATGCACATAACTAGACATGGCACTCATGCGAGCTTTCGTTAGTCTGCCCTTATCTATAAGATTCCCACGAGAAAATTTCCCAATAGCTATACTAAAGTTGAAGGGGGTTTCGCCAGACATATCGATAGGAATCTCGTGTAAAATAAGGTCTCTGGCCAAGGAGGAATTTGCATATCTGGAGAAGTGAGTGATTGCTCTGACGCCTTCTATAATGTGTTCTTTATGAAATTTGACCCTCGCCCTTTGGAGCTCGTCTTGTGGTATTGACCGAAATGTTCTTGTCTGATCCAGCTTAAGATACTCAATGAAGGACAGCGCGTGGCCAAACTCATGAGCCATCGATGCCGCGATCAGCTCCTCGTCAGACAAATTCCCGAAAGATTTGTGCTGAGATCTCATTAGATCGAAAACGTCACGATTTTCGGCCCATGCGCTCCTATCGTGAGGTAGCTGAATAAGTCCGTAGTCACATATAGGTGCAAAAGCTGGCTCGGAGAAGGGATACGCACTTATATCCACAAAAGCCAACACCGGGTACTTACGAATTATGTGCTTGTACACTCTACTGGCCAGGGGAAGGTCCTTTAGAATTATAAGATTAGTGGTTACGGTGCTATGCTGTCGCAGGTTGACACTCCCGCTTAGCCAATGCATAAAGTCTTCATCCGAAACCTCGGGCGCAGTCTGGGAGCCGGACCACCCCATCCGATCCAAAGCGTACGCTGCGGCACGCAGCGGCTCAAGTGTTGAATGCTCCTTGAACGTCCCTAGAATTCTAGCCCATAGTCTGGAGGCCCAGCCCTTCTCACCTACGCCCCAATGGCTTATGACATAGCGACCCAACTGTCTCGCCTTGTCAAGCGCGTGAGGAATGAAGCCTTTTCCAAGAACCCTTCTATCGATGGGGGATATCGAGGCTCCGGTCAGACTGCGAAATCTGCCAAGGCTCCAGCGCCTTCTAGCGCGGGAGGAGGAAAGTGAAAGCGGTGGTAATGTTCTAGCCATATTTATAGGTATGGAAGGTAGCGTATTCAGTATTACCAATACTTTTTCCAGGCCGTACTTATCCGATAGCGCCTTAAGTTGGTCACCGGCCTCCAAGGAATTCCTATTTATGCCTCTAATTTCCTCGGCTATCTTTCTTACTTCATCCTCACCGTATGCGGAGAAAACATCGTTAAGGTTTGACCTTTGGTACCCTTCGATACGTAACTCGCTCTCACTCTTCTCCATTAGGGGTATTGGAATAACTCCTCCGGTTATTCTGCTTATTTCATTGGGACTAAATACGAATCCCTCCCCTTTCGCCAAATAGGTTTCGTATAACTTGTTATGCGCTCTTAAATTAATGGATAACTGCCTGGGGTTCCTCTCTAAATAACGACCAAAGTATGCATTAAAGTACTCGTCAGGAGTCATTACCCCATAGCCCATGGCTTTGATAAAGCCTTCAAGTCTTTCCGTGGCTTTGTCTCTGCGACCTCCCGCTGTCCTTGCCAATTCGTTAAACACATCCTCGTTGGATCTGCGGGCCCGAGGAGTTAGCTTTCCGGCCTGGACCATATGGAATATTCTTCGCATTATACTGCCTTCAGGACCTGGTCCGAACATCTCGTACCACGTGCGGGACATGAACTCGTTGGCTTTTTGCTCCTCCTCGCCACCAGGATGCACATGAAGACTTATGGCATCCATGCGAGCCTTCGTTAGTCTGTCCTGGTCTATAAGACCCCACAGAGAAACTTTAGAAACAAAGTTACTCAGATTAAAGGAGAGTCCGTTACGCCTATTGATAGGAATCTCGTATAAAATAAGGTCTTTGGCAAAGGGGGAATTTGCATACCTGGAGAAGTGAGTAACTATTCTGGTGTTTTCTATAATGTTTTCTATTGCAAATTTGTGCGATACTCTTAGGAACTCGTTTCGTAACGTTGAGTCAAACGACTCATATGACGCATTCGGATCAAGCTTAAGGTGCTCCAAGGCGGACAGCGCATGACCAAACTCATGAGCCATCGCTGTCGCGACCACCTCCTCGTCAGACAAATTCCCGAAAAATTTGTGCTGAGCTCTAATTAGATCGAAAAACTCCCTGTACTTAGGCCACTCGCTCCTATCGTGAGGTAAATACATAATTAGAGAGTAATACTGAAATTCAAACCCCGGCTCATCGATGGGGAACCGACCTATATCCACATAACTTAAAATCGGGTACTTACTAATTAAGTGCTTGTACACTCTACTTAGCAGAGGCAGATCTTTTAGGATATCAAGATTTTTGATTATGGTGTCACGTTGCCCCTCATTAACAGCCCCGCTTAGCCAATGCATAAAGTCTTCATCCGAAATCTTAGGCGCAGTCTGGGAGCCGGACCACCCCATCCGATCCAAAGCGTACGCTGCGGCACGCAGCGGCTCAAGCGATGAGTGCTCCTTGAACGTGCCTAGAATTCTAGCCCACAGTCTGGAGGCCCAGCCCTTCTCGCCAACGCCCCAATGGCTTATGACATAACGACCCAATTGTCTCGCCTTGTCAAGCGCGTGAGGAATGAAGCCTTTTCCAAGAACCCTTCTAGCGATGGGGGATATCGAGGCTCCGGTCAGACTGCGAAATCTGCCAAGGCTCCAGCGCCTTCTCTCGCGAGATGGCGGCATCAGGAATGCGGAGGACCCTATGATTCCGTTTGAGGGCATCCCATTCGGCTCAGCATTCGCCATTACCGTTTTGACTGCGTTGGGCGCCATCCCGGGATCAGGCCCAGGTCCGAAATTTTGCTTCAGATAGAGATCATACGCCTTGAATGCATCTTCCTCCGCCTGTGCCGAAAGGAGGCCTTCCTTAACCAGAAAGATATACTCTTCGGGTGTTGTATTAAGCCCCTGGGCTTCGAAGTACTTTCGCAGCCTTAGGTCGCTTTCCCTCTGAAGCCGTCTGGCCTTTTCCAGGGTTCGAGCCAGCCTCTCATCACCGGACATTCTAATCGGGGGAGTTAGCTTTCCGGCCTGAGCCATGTCGAACATTCTTCGCATTACACTGCCTTCAGGACCCGGGCCACGTAGCTTGTACCACATGCGGAACATGTACTCATTGGCTATTTGCTCGTCCTCCTGCGTGGTGTGCATCCAGCGGTTCCAGGCATAGATGCGGGCTTCGGTAAGCTTGGTGGTGTCTAGGAATTTCGCAGAACGGAATGTATTAAGTCTGTCAATAGCTGACTGATCCTCCCAAGTAGGGAGTTGTGATAAAATAAGATCCCTGTACAAAGAGGACTTCGCATATCGAGATCCCGTAATGGCTCTTCTAATGCTTTCCGTAATTGGTGTTGTCCAGTACATCCTTTCCGTCTTTGACACCTGCATGCTCATGGCATTACTTAACGATACTCTCCGATTGACACCGAAAGTCTTATACGCATCCAAAGCGTGCCCGAATTCATGGGCTAATACCACTGCAGCCGTCTCCTCGTCAGATAACTTTCCTAAGGCTTTATATTGCATTTTGGTCGCTTTCAGAAGTTTATCTCTTACATCTCCCCTAACTATGGAGAATAGGTGAACGATCCCGTACTCGGAGTTCGGATCAAAACGCGGAGATTGAGACGTATCAGTGCTTATTTTCACAAAAGCCAGAGTCGGGCTTCTAAGAATTACGTGCTTATACATGCTCCTGACAAGGTTAAGATCCTTTAGGAGATTAAGATTTTCAATTATGGTGTCACGTTGCCGCTCATCGATAATCCCGCTTAGCGAACTTATAAAAGCTTCGTCCGAAACCTCAGGTGCAGGCTGGAAGTTGAACCCCATCTGAGTCAAAGCGTACACTGCGGCACGCAGTGGCTCAAGCGATGAGTGCTCCTTGAACGTGCCCAGGATTCTGGCCCACAATCTGGAGGCCCACCCCTTCTCACCCACGCCCCAATGGCTGATGACATAACGACCCAATTGTCTCGCCTTGTCAAGCGCGTGAGGAAGGAAGCCTTTTCCAAGAACCCTTCTGGCGATGGGGGATATCGAGGCTCCGGTCAGACTACGAAATCTGCCAAGGCTCCAGCGCCTTCTCTCGCGAGATGGCGGCATCAGTAATGCGGAGGACCATGTGATTCCCTTTGAGGGCATGCCGTTCGGCTCAGCGTCCGCCATTACCGTTTTGGCTGCGGTGGGCGCCATCCCGGAATCAAATCCGCGTTCGGAATTTTGCTTCAGATAGAGATCATACGCCTCGGATGCGGCCTCCTCCGCCCCTGGCGGGAGGTGCCCTTCACTAACAATATTGACAAAACCTTCGGGTGTGATATTAAGTTTATGAGCTTCAAAGAACTTTCGCAGCTTCCGGTCGCTTTCCTTCCTAAGCCGTCTGGCCTTTTCCAGGGTTCGAGCCAGCCTCTCATCACCGGACATTCTAATCGGGGGAGTTAGCTTTCCGGCCTGAGCCATGTCGAACATTCTTCGCATTACACTGCCTTCAGGACCCGGGCCACGTAGCTTGTACATCATGAGGAACATGTACTCGTTAGCTATCTGCTCGTCCTCCTGCGTGGTGTGCATCCAGCGGTTCCACGCATCGATGCGGGCTTCGGTAAGCTTAGCGGTATCTAGGAATCTACTGCTGTAAAATTGCTCAAGGCCACCAACAGCGGAAGTCCTTGCACGGGTAGGTAGTTGTGATAGAATCAGGTCTCTGTGCAGAGAGGACTTCGCATATCGGGACTCCATCATGGCACTTCGAATACTTTCAGTGATCGGTGTTGTCCAGTCCGCCTTCACTTTTAGTGCCTTCTTAATTCCCCTAAGGTACCTTAACGACAGACTCTGATTGACACCAAAAGTCCTATACGCATCCAAAGCGTGTCCAAACTCATGAGCCATCGCTGCTGCAATCATCTCCTCGTCCGAAACCGCTCCCAGGGCTTTGTTCTGTGTTCTGAGTATCCTCAGAAGCAGGTCCTTATTCCTGCCACTGGCCATGGAGAGAATGTTAATGGTCCCGTATTCGGAGCCTGCATTAAAACTCGGAGGGCGGGACGTATCAGCGCTTATTTTCACAAAAGCCAGAATCGGGTTTTCAGTAATTATGTGCTTGTACATCCTCCCGACCAGAGGAAGGTTTCTTAGGAGATTAAGATTTTCGATTATGGTTTCACGCTGTCGCCAATTGATAATCCCGCTTAGCGAACTCAGAAAGGCTTCGTCCGAAACCTCGGGCGCAGTCTGGGAGCCGGACCACCCCATCTGAGTCGCAGCATACGCTGCGGCACGCAGCGGCTCAAGTGACGAATGCTCCTTGAATGTACCTAGTAGCGTAGCCAGCAGTCGGGAGGCCGGCCCTTTCTCTCCAACGCCCCAGTGCTTGACAAGATAGGATGAAAAGACTCTCGCTTTCCGTAGCGCCCATCCCGTTCTTATATCGGAAGGAATTGCGGCCACGACTCCCGGGCCTCCCTTTCTCTTAAAGAGATTAAGAAAGCTTTTTAGCGGATTCCACGCGAGTTTTCCTATCCCGCCAGTATACTCGACAGCCCATTGACTAGACCTATAGTAAACTCCGAGTGAGTCCAGAATCTTCTTTTCCATCTGCACAAGGTCAGTCTCGTTCCTTGTAAGAAAGGCGTAATGGGATGTTATGGATCTTGGATTCTCAAGGGATTTTTTAAAGGCTCTGATAACTCTGCCATAATCGCCACTCTGTACGCTCTCCAAGCCCTTCTGTATTCTTCTCTCTATTAAGTCTTTATTTGTAAGTGTTATATTGCCTCTGTAAGCCATGGACATTAGAGTCTCGTAGGCAAACGCATCGGCATAAACTTCGGCCGGATTTTCTCTGTAGATAATGTTTCCGTATAGGAGTTTAAGATACGGATTGACGGATGACCTGCGGAACCTTAACTTGCTTGCCGCCCTTCTCCTCCATACTCGGTTTCTAATATCCTCAAACGCATCCTCGCTGAATACGCCCATTTCCGAGCTGGCTATCTTGTTTCCAACATCCAGCCATCTGTGAGCATGCCCCATCTCATGAGCGAAAATGAACTTGGATAAGACCTCAGGATCATTGGGATCAAACCCGGCACGCCCAACGAAATACCTTAAGGGAATCTGGCTGGGATCTGTGAAACTAGCCAGGGACCCTCCGGGGGGGAACACCACCTTATAGTCGCTAGGCGATTCGAAATTGCCAAAGAACATACCGGGAATTCCCGCTATAAGGAATTCGACATCAAAGTGGATGGGTATGGTTGACAGCCTGGGATCGAGCGCGATGGCTTCCTCGTACACATCCTGCAGATAATCAGGCAGGGATTGCAGCGTTTGCTGGTAGGCTCTCCTTTGAGTCTCTGTCAGTTCGGGTTTTGCGTAATCGGACCTGGTGAGCTTTCCTTCGTATATCCTTTTGGCCACGCCAAGAGCCGCTATTCGGGCCGCTGCGGCCACGGAATGGGATTTGTACGTGCCAAGAGCGTTAGCCTGAGCCCGGGAGTGGGGACCTTTCTCTCCGACTCCCGCGTGGGAGTAGGCGATTTGGGCGGAGTAATCGTCCTTTCTCATATGCCTGTCAATCCACCTTCCCACCGGAACCAGTATTCCCTTCATTACGTAGAAGGACGCGATATCGATTACAGGGTCTATTATCTCCTGAATAGGCAATGACACGCTGCGCAAGGTGTCTCTTCCCAAGGCCTGCTCGATATTGCCGGTTATTTTGCCAGAGAGGCTTTGAAGAAGACTGACCCCTCTTTTAACGCTGGCGCTTTTCTCGGAAGCCCACGCGCTTCCGAAGTCGGAGCCAAGACTCCCATAGAACTCGGCCATCCCGGTTAGAAGCTTTGCCGCCCCCTCCCTTACCGAAGGATAGCGAACGAGCTGATGACTAAGGTACTGGGAGACGGGATAGGAAATGGCCTCCTTGGCCACCCAAGGCAGGGATGAGACAAACTGCCCCAGTGTTTGGTCGCCTGCCGCGTAGCCTAAAAGCGAACGTATGGCCTTTCCGGTTCCGAAGGATATGAAGAGTCGGGGGTAGCTTCCGGAGACATGAGCGAGCCCGGCTATGATTTTACCGGCCGTAGGCTCGTCCTCCGACAATTTGGCCGCCTGCAGCCACCCTCGTCTGAACAGAGAAGCCGCATGCAAAAGCGTCCAGTGGCCGGCCAAAAACATAGCGCCTTTCATAAGAGGATTATTTGAGTAATTGTCGTCCTCCACCGGGGAGCCGGGGCCGCTGCCTAGATTGCCGACCCAGTTGGCCTCGTCCCAGCTGTACGCTCTGTTATTGGTTGCCGACCAGCGCTGCGCGATTCGGTCCTCGGCCTCCCGTCTCGCCTCGTCCCTTCTCTTCTCAGATTGATTTATGACATGATATAATCCGTAAGCGGCCCCTATCACCCCGAGAGCCGCAAGTCCGTAGCCTACGGGCTTTTTATTCTTGTCGAACCAGTCAAACAGGGAATCCCACATCGAACCGGTGGGGGGCTCGCCCCCTCCTCCGATCCCGCCTCCGGCTTCGGGCGGCACACCGGTACCTCCGCCTGCACTCCCGGCCCCGGCCACTCCTCCGGTGCTTCCTTCGGCCGCGCGTACGCTCTCGCTTTCCCTTAGTTTCCTTTGCCGTCTGCGTTCTCGCGCTTCATCCCGCTGTTTCAGCAGCTTATCCAGTTTCTGCTTTCTAGCCTTTTCCCACTGTTCGTTCTGACGCCTCCATTCCTCCTCTTGCTGACGCTGTCGCTCCTCCTTCGCTTGTTGCTCCCGTATCCTAGTTTGCTCCTTCGCTTTCGCCTCTTCCTCTATGCGCTGCAGGATCCTTTCGCTTCGGTTTCTTTCGATCTCCTGTCTGGCCTCCCACTCCGACATGGCCTTCTCGTACTCACGCTTGTACTCCGGGTCGGAAGCCAGCCTCTCCTCGTGAATCTTTCTTTGCTCCTCTAACCGCTCTCGGAACGACCTGTCCTGCTCCTCCTGTAATTTTCTGAACTCCTCAAGCCTCTCGAATGTTGAAGGGGATTGTGGGGACTCGGAGTTCAGCTTCGCGTAAATCTCCGCCCACCCGGTAGCACGCTTGGAGGTCCTTCTCCACATCGCCTCCACCTTACCGGGAATAGGAGTTGAGGCGCCATGCTTTTTCTTCCACCATTCCGCCATCCGGTTGACATATGTTTCCTCGGGCTCGATAAGACCGGTCATGCGGCCTGTTAGAAGAGAGTGGTGGAACGCTATGGTCCTTGGATTGCGCATGGACCTTTCAAAGGCCTCCATGGCCTCATCATATCCACCTTGGTGAATGATATCCATAGCGGACTCTATCTTCTTCTTCAGGAGGGTCCCACTGGCGAGCGGCAAATCGCCACTGTAAGCGAGGGACATTAGGACCTCATAAGCAAACTTGTCCGCATAAACCTCGGCAGGGTTCTCCCTGTAGAGGATGTTTCCGTATATGTTTCTGAGGTACGGGTTGGAGGATAACGTCTTGATCTCCTCGCTCTCTTTTCCCCACACCGTATTTATAATGTCCTCGAACGCCTTCCCGCTAAATACGTTTTTCTCCGCGTGGTACTCCTTTTTCCCTATATCCAGCAGTCTGTGTGCGTGTCCCATTTCATGAGTGAAAATAAACCTGGATATGGTTTCGTCATTAGGATCAAGTCCGGCACGTTCAATGAGACGTTTCAGGGGAAGTATGCGAGGGTCATAAATACTCGCCAGACGGTCCCCCTTTCTTCCTAGCGGATATACCAACCTGTAATTCTCTATGGAGTTGGTCTTGCTGACGAATATACCAGGGATATTTTTCTTGGCCAATTCAGGATCGAATACCACAGGTATGGACACCAGTCTTGGATCTAACGCTATGGCCCTCGCGTACGCGCCTTTCAGATACTTAGGCAAGGACTGCAGCGTTCTCTGATACAACTCTTCCTGCTCCGCTGTCAGTACCGGTCTTGTGTAACCGCTCGCGGTTAGCTTGCCTTCATATATCCTTTTGGCCACGCCAAGCGCGGCTATTCGGGCCGCTGCGGCCACGGAATGGGACTTGTACGTGCCAAGCGCGTCCGCCTGAGCCCGGGAGTAAGGGCCTTTCTCCCCGACTCCCGCATGGGAGTAGGCGTAAGCCTGCGATGCCGAGCTGGAGCCGCTCATAAGCCTTTTCTTTCTCTCGGCATCGCCTCTTCTTCCGGATAAGATATGATACAACCCGTAGCCCGCTCCGAGAATTCCCGCAGCGGCAAGGCCGTAACCTAAAAGACTTTTTACTTCGCCAAGTCCGCTGGAACTCAGGCTGCGCGCCAAACCGGAGGCCTGATTGTCGTCCTCGCTTTCGGCCTCAACCCCAAGCGTGCTTTTCACCGCCTTTTCCACTACGGTTTTCGCTTCAGCCGCTCGCGATTCTTCAGCCACCCTTTCAGTCGCTGTCGGAGCTTCGAATGCGCTTGCGCTTTTTGCCACAGGTTCACCCGCAGGCCTCGCTTCGGACCGTTCCAATCGACTTGAAAAATCACCCGATTTCTCCGTCTCTTTTCCGGGACTTACCTCCTCAGGCTTACCTACGGACTCACGCACATACGGTTCAAGTTCGGAGATGCGTTCTTGGAGATTCGCCATCATTTTGAGACGGACGTCATCCAGAACCTGATCACCAAAATTCAGATTGCCGAGTTCCCTGTGGGATTGCTCCATCCATCCCTGAAACTCGGATACCCGTCTTCTTAGCTCCTCGTTCCCCGGCTCACCGTTATACTGTCGTACCCACTTGAGAAACTCAGATGTTCGGACGCCAAGCTCTCCCACAACTTGGGCGAAGAGAACGGACGGACGCTCCCGACCGGGGCCCAGACTGCGGGACACCTCTTCGGCTCCCTTCCGGGCGGCCTTTAACGGATCAACCTGTGAGTGGGACTTGTACGTACCCAGCTCCTCGGCCTGAGCTCTGGAGTAAGGGCCTTTTTCTCCAACCCCTGCATGAGAGTAGGCGTAGGCCTGAGACGCCAGACCGGAGCTTTCGCTAATATCAGTAAACAGACTCCCTCTCACCGGGACGGGCACCGAATCCAACCCTCCGCTCCATACTCTATCGTCAGGAATCAGGAATGGGGAAAGAGCCAGCCTGTTTCTTTCCGGTTCGTAAAAGTGGGAGCCAAGACTTTTGGAACCAAGTCCTGAAACTAGAAAAGGCGCAGGAGCCCCGCTGTCATCGGGGGATGCCGAACGCATCGGGGAGGCCACATTAAAGGCGCCAAGATGCGCCCCCGAAAGTTGCGAACCTGTCTCAAGGTACGGCCTTGTCTCCCAATATACGCCTCGTCCTGCTATGCCTCTATCATTAACAATTGACATTTACATTCTCCATGCTACCCGAGTATTTTATGGACAACCTTTCCACGCTCTCTTTCCCTACCACTCCTATCCTCCGTCAAAGTCTGGCTTCTGTTGGTGGGGCTTGTAGTATGCATGTCAATGGCCGTATGAATGGCGTTAATGACATGCATGGGATTAAGAGTGCCGCCAATTTTTCCTCTAACTCTTATTCTCACTCTTTGGTGTTGAATATCCGCACGATGCTCCGTTTCCACCTTCCTCTCCTTGTCCTCCTTTTCCTTGGCCTCTTCATACTCACCTTCATCCTTGGTGTTAACCGCATTAAGAGTCGCCATTATGACAAGGGCCGCCTTGGCCACTCCGGCCGCCACTTGGAATCGTTTGTTATGAAGGACGGCCCGTATGCCCGATGATAACGCATCACTGGAGAGCTCCGTCCGGCCGGCCAATACGCCAACCAGGTCTCTGGCCTTGCCTGACACCCTGGCCCATGTATTGGCTCCCAAAAGCGCGGCTCTGGCCACAGAAGGCCCTTTTGATTCGGCATTTTTAATCTCCTGGTTAAGTGCAGCCACCACTGTCTTGGCCGGGGACATCCCAGCCCCCGGTCCCACCACGCCTACCGGAGATGGCACCGCAGGGTTGGCGTTGGTTCCGAAGTATATCTCTGCGGCCCTTTGAAGGTAGCCTGACAGCCTAAGATTGGCTCTGGCCTTTTGCAAAATCTCCTCGGCAGTTCCCGAGCGTAGGAAATCCTCGAAGCTTTGATGCCCCGAGGAGGACGGGACTATGGCCTTGCCTATATCCACTAGCTCATCCTTGACTCTCACCGGGCGGATGACGCCACGGGATACGCCTTTGATGGCTTCGTCAAGATGCCTCCACTTTAGGAGCCTTTCTATTTCATCCTTCTGGTACATGTTCAGAAAAGAGGTGGAGGTCCCAAGCAAAGAGTCGCTGTATTCGCGCTCCGCGTTCCTTAGCAGCATGGAGGCCAGGACACCATAACCCTCCTTTTCGTTTGAGGCCAGGTAACTCTGAGGGGTCTTGCCCAGAACCGAAGGGGCCCACTTGTTGTTCTTGAACATCTTCGGAATAAAAATACTGCTGAATTTGAGCTGCTCCACCTTGCGTGCAGGGTTGGCCTCCCAGAGTCTGGCCTCCTCGCTCCTTATGAAGCCCTCCCTGACGTTCCTTGAGGAGAACAGCCTCCACAGGCCCTGCTCATACTTGCGTATTTTTTCAATATTGGCTGCAGTGTCGGTGTATCCTTTCTCCTCCAAGGTTTTCCATAGTGGAACGCCTATGAACTCCTGGTTGAGAGATGGGTTGGTTCTGAGCTGCTCCTCCGCGTGTGTCTTGACGTATTCCCGTATTCTTCCGGCCATTTCCGAAACATCGCTTCCCAGATCCGATTTCGCGGGCATTTGTGCCGCTTCGGCCAGAAGGGCGGAGATAGTCTTGTTCTCAAAGGTGAATCCGGTGGAAATAAGATGAGAGGCGATTCTCCCTCTCTTGGAGGTCTTATTCCCCGCGAATCTTCCGCTTTCAAGAAACTCCAGGGCCTCCCTTCTTGACAACCCCATGGAGGTTAGGAATGTGGCCCCCTTGTTTCTGTCCCCGCTAAACTTTCGTCTGAACGTTTGAAGCGCGAACTCCTCTATGTCATACCGGGTTTGGCCTACGTCTCCCACCCTTATTCTGTAGGAGTTGGTTATCCTCGGGGTTATTGTCCACTCGTGAAACGGCTTGACCACCTTCTCGGGAGTCGCGGGAAACCCTCTTCTGGCAAGAGCCTCTCCGCCTATACCATAGAGTTCACGATTTCTCCTATGTATGAGAAGTTCGGCCTCGTACCGGTCTATGTTGCCGGAGCGTATCTCCTCGCTGATTTTATCAAAGAACGGTTTGTCATAAACCGAATATTGCTTGTCATACCAATACTTGCCCTCGACATATTGCTTCGCCATTCGGGGATCGTTTATAAGATAGTTTCTTATCCACCTTATCCTTTCCGTCCCCTCCGCCACATTCTCCCCGTTTTCCACCATTCGCTCAAGATCCGCGACTTTGTCCAGTAACTCCTTGCGAGGCATGTTGGCGTACTCCATTCGCCAATCAATAACTTCATGAACAAACGGAGAGTTGCCGCCCCTTTCCCCGGTGTATAGTCTGTGTAACTGTCTTTGGAATAGGTCCAGGGCTATCCTGTCGCTTTCAGCATTGGCTTGCTCCGGGGACAGGCCCGAAGGCTTAAGATTTTGAAGAATCACGGAAAGGTCAAGCGCGTCATTGGCTCTTATGACTCTTGGGGCTTCACCCGACACATCGTTGACATGCAGGTAATACTCATGCCCCCCGGTGAGTTCATTCTCTGCGGAAAAGACACCCTCAACCTTGACCATCCTATTGGATATGGGCAGATTGATGGGGTTGCCGAACGCATCCTTGCTTCGAGTGGGGCGCCCGTACATAATCGGATTGGTGATGTCATCGGACGAGAGCCTTTGCCACTCGTTCGGGTTAATACCCAAGTAATCCCCGGCTCCGGCCTCGAACACCTTGGCCGTGACAGCCGCATCATAAGCCGCTCCGTGCAGTTGAGCCTCCTCAATTTGTAACCCTCTGCCCAGGGCGGCATGCTCCAGGGATTGAAACCCTCCCTTGGGGTTCGCACCCTGCTCAAGAAACAGAACGTTTATGGCCCTATTTTCATTGGCCTCCTTGAATATGGCGGATGCTTTCTCCATTTCATCCGCCATAACCGTCTGTCCCTCCCCCTTTAGCCGTTTGGCGTGAGAGGCGGCCATGGCGGATAGTTTTCCAAGGTCAACGTCCTCATTGTATATCAGAACATGCAAATCCTTGTGCTTATCCAAGAGTTGAGACGCTTCGGACAGCATGCTGACCTCAGCCTCATCGGGGTTACCCATAGTAAGATCCGTAGGGGAGGATGGAAGGTTTCTCATGGTCTTCCATTTTAACCACGACCTGTCAAGAATGTTCGAGGCTGCGCCTCTCTCGGACTTGACAATCCCCACCGACCCAAGCCTTTCATAGGCGGGACCGTATGTCTCAATGTCAATCGCCAGGTATTTTCCCGACTCGTAAGCCTTGCGGGCTCTTTGAATCTGTTCCTCCGGGCCGCCCTTCATTGACAGGCCAATCATGACATCGTCCTTGGTTTTCCATATCGGAAGTTCGGACATTCTTGTCGCCCCCTCGGGAACAATGGGAACGTTAAAATCCACCTGCTTCAGAAGGGATTGAGCGCCTAGCGTTGCCGTTCCGCCTTCCTCCAAGGCGTAGGATATTCCTGAATTCACGTCCACTATTCGATGAGGGCCTTGAGGGCGCTCCTCGATCATCGCGCCATGTATGCTCTCCGTAGGAGTCTTCGAGCCACTATTAAAGGGGCTTTTGGCGGAGCCGCCTACGGTATTCCAATTCATCTCTATTTCAGCATTCTTGTCAGGCAATATGTAGGACGTGTTGGCGGTCCGTATAAGCGTTCCAGTCTCTCCGTTAACCTCACCGGTTTCCAGATAGTCTTTCAATCTTTCCGCCAGATTAGGTACGCTGGCGTTATCGGTCTCAAAATATAGACGACCGTTCTCGTCCTGTTTAATATTTACCCCATTCCAGGTTGACGGATGGGTTTTGAAAAGCTCCGTTAACTGTGTAGTCCACTTCTCATTAATTTTTCCAAGCTTTTCCTTCTCCTCAGCCTCCTCCTCCTTTTGCAACATGGCTTGCTCGGGGCTCGGAGTGTATCCCATGGCCTGGGCCTCGGCTTCCAAAGTTTCTTGAGGATTCCCCTCCTCGTCCTCTCTCGATGCATTAAGACTTGTGACCTCTTCATCAGGCTGCCCTGTGATGGCGCCTCTTAGTCCATGCGTCCCGCCATGTCTGGCACGTGCAGTCTCCACTATCGCGCTTATAAATTCATTTCCGATCGCCCCTATGTTATCCATCTTAAACTTGGAACTTCTTAGTGTCCACATAGTCTCCAAGTAAATGTTCGAGGCGATATCCTCGTTCAGGTCTCGATCCTCCCGCGGTGAGTAGGCGATCCTTTTAAGAAACGCTCTTCCGATCTCACTTTTGGAAAGCGCCCTGAACGAAGGCATCTCGCCTGATTCGCTCGTTAGTTTCAGATCAACCATGATCTGCTCCACCGATCTTTCCTTGCCACCCACCTTGAGTTCATTCCTGGTAAACGTCTCCACCTCCTCGCCAATAGCGCTTCTAGCGGCATTTCTTGCAACGGAGGGGATGAAATCTTCCGGTGGCTGCTCCGGGGAGCCGGCCCTCGCCACAATCTCCCGCACTAAGCTCTCTGGATCAAACCTAAGATATACTCTCGCTTTTTCCAGGCCATTCTCAGTTTCAGTAGTAAGGTTTTTCACCACGGGAGTCACCCTTTCAAACTTTTGGGTGAGAGGATTGAACCCCTCCAGCATGACGGCAAGCTTATCAGTTCGTCTTATCCCCATTCCCAGAGAGCTCGAGGAGGCCTCGTTCATTCGTTCTATGATATGAGAGGTCGTATCAGGGCTCCATGCAGTCTCCTCGGGCCTTCCGTACAGATCATGAATCAGGCTTCGGGTCCTCCACTGCGCGTCCCTGTCAACGGAGTTAAACATAATTCGTGATAATTCCGAAAGGTCCAGAGGATGATCGGACTTGGACATGATCTCCCTAAGCCTGTTCAAATCCGATCTTCTGCTGGATTCGTAGTACGAATACTCCGCATCCAGGTTCCCCCATCTTCTAAACTCATCCTCCCGGTTGGACGCCTCCTCCTGATAACCGCCTGCTGTGTGCGGGTTATACTCGTCCTGCAGGGCGTTGACGTCCTCAATCCCGAATCCTATGTTTTGAAGTATCGAACTGAGTCGAGCGCTCTTCTTATCCTCCTCCCTCTGCACATCTCTTATATTCCGCTGGGCCTCCTTGATTACGTCCGCGAGAGTTTTCTCCACCTCTACGGCATGTGCCGACAGATGCCCTATCCCCTTTCCGGTTACATTGGTGTTTAAAGTCTTGAATATCCTGTCAACGCTATTGGCGGGCGTAATCTCCCCCGCCAACCCTCTTTTCAGAGTTTCTCGGAAGGATGGGGAGAACAGGTCGGAATAGTGGGCCGCACTTAGTCTGGAAACGATCGACTTGGCTCTCATAACCCAGTTCGTGATCTGGCTTCCGGCCCTGCCGAGAGTGTCATGAAGACCCACCACCGGCTCGCCTAGCTCCCCCATGATTCCGGTTTTGGCGTCCAGGGATATACGAACCGTGTGATCACGCTCTATTGCGTCCAGAACGTGGGTCGGTAGATTCTCCACCAGAACGTGGGAGAGAAAATCCAAATCCGATTCGGTGACGCTGCCGTCCTTTGGAATCAGCTTGCTCTCCTCGAGAGAGTCCTTGATGATTTTTCTGGCGGTCTCGTAAGCCCCCGGGGCCTTCTGCCGAACGCCTAGCTTATCGGGCGGAGGAGTGTTGCCGGTTCTTATCTCCTCCTTGACGGAGGCGCGAGGCTCGGAAGGCGGGGGCTCCTTATGCGTAAATCCCTCGAAAGGTTTGCCGTTCCTGTACAGGATGGTCACATTCTCAGGTTTCCAATCCTCGTAGGTTCCCAAGGTCTTGACATAAACCTGCAAGGTGGCCCCGCCAGTGGCGTTCTTCTTGATGGCGCTAATTACACCTACTCTGTGGGTTACGCGATCTCTAACCTTGTCACCTATCTTGTAATCATCCGGATTGAGGGAGTAAAATACGACTTTCATGAGGGCCTCCGAGGACTTGTTTCTTATATTATAGCCCCCGACAAAAAAAGATCCTGAGTTTATTATGCGTAAACTCAGGACCAAATACGGGATTTAGTACTAAATCCCTAGAGGATATAATGAGAGGGTTGGAAAGGACAATGATTGCCGCTTGCGACCAGGGATATGCTCCCTTGGCCTAGGACGGACCGTAAATATCGGTTAAATCCATGTTGTTTCTTCTAAGAAGACTTCTACGACTGAGCGTGTTGAGATGCCCGGGTATTTGGCGGCCTTCGTTTTTAATCAGCGCCTGCATCTCATTCTTTTTTCGGAGAATCGCTTGCTCGGCTTCGGATAGCCTGGGCTTGCCGTTTGATGACTTCTCCTTGGTCAGAACTTTTCTCTTGTTTTTTCTCACGCTCAATTTACAGCCACCTCCTCGGATAAATATGACTTAAGATGAAATCTTATCATTTGATTATAATTATCGACCCACTCCATGAAGTTATATTTGACATGGTCAAAGGACAAGGCCTTGGTCGACCTTATGGCGTCCCATTCATCCGACTGCCCAAAGAAGACGGTATAGGGAAGGTTAAAAGCCCAGCCCAGCCAGGAAATCCAATTATCGGAGACCGTCAGCAAGCAGGAGGGGTTGCCGATTATGGCTAGCGTTTCACCCAGTGACAGCGACTCCGAGGTGTTTATAACCTTTCCCGACTTGTCAATGTATATGTTGATGACACCAGGGAGAGGGCGCTTGAGGGACATTTCCATATACGTGTCTCTTAGGGATTCATCTTCCAGCGCGATTATCGCGTAATTGTCGTCTCGCACGGGCGCGCCATCAAGCTCCCAGGCGATGATGGATTTTCTCAGTTTGCTTTTCACGCTCTTTAAATATCCGCGCGGAAAGGACGCATAAGGGGAGAGAGTCAACCTATCGGACTTCTTGGATATGGAGTACGAAGGTCTTACCGTTTTCAGAGCCTCCTCCATGGCCATCGACATTGATGACACCATGCCATAGGCCTGATCCGGAAGATCCTCCGGAGGAGCCTGCCCGGTCAGTCGTCTCATCTCCTCCATCCTGGCTCGGAGATCGGACTTGCCGAACAGAACGCCATCCTCTATTGTAAGGTCCAGGTTAACCGCAACATCGTATGGATCAGGTGAAACCTTGCAATTAAAAACCCGGGAGGGAAGCCCGCTTAATACGGCCAACTCGCAAGCGCGTTCGTTCTCCAGGGATAGGTGAATGTCAAGAGCCTCGGGAAAATAGTCCATGCTTTCCCTCAGCGCCCTAAGGATGGCCAGGGTCTGCCTCTCGTCCCCCGTGGCCTCGATAAGAACCTTTTTCGCCATTATCAGTTCCTTTCCCGGACCTCAAAGTCCTTTCAATCGCTCCATTTATATTATAGCAGATTTTTATGCCGCTAGAGAAGAGATTTGATTGTGGCTTTAACAAGATGCTGAGTCACATCCCTTTCAAGTCTCACATCGGCATACGATTCGGTCTCATCGTCATTTGACGCAACGGATACGTTCACGCTCAAGTCACTGACACCCACTCCGGCCAGAAGTCTGGATAGAGTCTCCCGTATGTTCGAGCTGCTTCCATGTATGAGAGGAGTGGGCACGCCCACCGATTCCTGCTTGGCCTGAGCCTCGTTTTGCGGATATATTCCCAAATCCTGAGGGTTTATCTTCTCGTACATTGCGGTCATTATTCTCGGATTGTTCAAGTCCACGCTTTCAAGCCAACCGGCCCAGCTCTCATCAGGCAGCTGATGCGATTTGAAATAGTCCTCAAGCGATTCCTTTGGCGGAATTCGGGAGGCCTTTATGCCCAGACTAGGTCCCAAGGCCGTCTTCTCCCTGTTGCTAAGCAGGCTGAAGAACTCCCTTTTCTCCTTGGCGGTTCCATTCGTGGCTATGTCCATGGCCAGCTCACGCTCATACCTGGGCAATCCCGCCATGGCGTCATTGAGAGGGGCTCCGGGTTTCGAGCCTATGAGGGTGTGCGCGGCCATCTCCCTGTACATCAAGGCTCGGGCTCCCATCGGTCCGAGCCTGAAATGCATTCTATTCGCCTTGATTAAATTATTAACTTCTCTGATAAGTTTTTTGTTAGCCTTATCCTTGGAGGCCTCGCTCATATCGGACATAAGAATGCGTCTTCTCTCATCTATCAGACGGTGAAACTGCTGCTTGAACCTGGCGCCTCTTTCCTCCATTGCGGTGGCCAGGTTTTCAACATTTATATGCTCCCTTTCTCTGGCCTCTATCGCGTACTGCCTGTACAGTCGTGAGTATTTTACGTATTTTAACGTATCATAGTACTCCTCTAGCTCACGTCTCTTTTTCACATCGGAGGGTATGTACTTTTTCCCGGTGAGTATCTCTCGGGCCATTCTTCTAATTGACGCCTCGCCCCCTATGGCGCCTCCGATAATCGCCCCTATCATCTTGCCCTTTTTGGTTCTTCCAAACAGGGAGCCTACGAACGCCCCCTCAGCCACCGCAAGAATCGGATTTCTTGCGGCCATGGCGTTCATGGTGGGTCTTATCCATGTTCTGTACGGAGAGCCCCAGTCCCCGGAGTTGGTGCCATACACCTGCCCTCTCTTGTACTCCTCCAACGCGCTTCGAACATGCCAGAACTTGGTGTTAAACGGGGTGTCAAGATGGGCCGCCTTTTCCATGACGAACCCTATCGCCCGTTGAGTTCCGGTAAATCTGGCGGCAATTCCGGCAGCGGAATTGTCATTCGTCAACTCCCGGCCTACACCGGAGCGGATGAGGCTGAGGTTAACATTTTTACCGTTTACGTATATTGCCGCATGCCGGGTGCCCAGCAGGTCGTTGGCCACCTGATTATCGGCACTCATAACCGCAGTTACTTCCGCGCCCGGCTTTATGCCATACAGACTGTAAAAGTAGGAGTTAAGGTCCTTGCCCCTGGGCTTTCTCAGTCCCGAGGCTCTCAAATACTCACGTATTCTTTCCTGTGAAACTCTGGTGCCGGCCAGACGAATGGGATGTGAGCTCTCCTTAACCATAAAGGTGTTGGCGTCCATGATTTTCTTTATGGTTAATCTCTCGGTATGGGTTTTTCTACTAAACTTGTAGTCGTGCAGCTCGTAGAGTTTCTTTTGAATTGACGCCCTGTGAATGGCCTCTCTTATAAGTCGCCTGTCGACTTCGCCCCTTGTCTTGTCCTCGGAGTTGGCCACGACTCTGGCCTGAGCCACCGCTAGTTTGAATTCATCGGACCATGGAGCCACATCCGCTAGGATCTTAACTCTTTGAATAGCGGAGTATTGATTGTTCCCATGAAGCTTTTTGTAAGCCTCTCCTGGCAGTCTCAGCTCCCCGGACTGTATCAGGGCGTAGGGGTCGCCCTCCCTGAAGTTAATCATATAGTCAGAGCCGGGCAGCCAGTCGGGCATCGTATTGGGAACAGGGTCGTAGTACGAGGCGGTCCTATCCCGGTGAGGTATTACCCTGCGGATAAACTCGGAAACATCCCCGCCAACGGGCACTCCGGGAAGCACGGTGCCTCCAAGGTTTCTCTCCCAATACCTGCGCTCAAGTCCGTAAGCTCTGTCGGGAGTGGCCACTATCGGGTTGGAAATCGCGGATTGTCTAACTCCCAGGCTTTCCGCTATCGTTCTTATGCCATACCCGTAAATTCCGGATATGTCCCAGTATTGTTCGGCCAGTCTTCTAGTCTGAAGGATCGGATTATGCTGACTAATTGGGAGCTTGGCAAGAGAGTCGGCAGCTACGGCTCGGCTCTTTATCGGAACCTTCGCCCCTACGAGCTCCAAGGCGGCTTCCACCTGACCCTTTCCACCATGAACCCCTTTGTTTACTCCCGCGACAATGGCGTGTCCGCCTTTTCCTCCGCCCTTTCCGCCTGCGCCACCGCTAACTCCTGCGCTCGGGTAAGACCCCTGCATCACATCGGCTGGAACTCCGGCTGTCAGGGTGTACGCTCCCGACTGCGTAAAGTTCGCATATGCGGGAGCGGCCCCCTCATATTTGGTCGTCCCTCCGGTGTCTCCTTGCAGATATTCGGGATGGTAAACCCGAGTCGGCTTTATAATTCTTCCTACGGTGGAGTTAAGAACGTTCCCCCATATGGTGTTGGGATCGAAGGCCGGACCGGATTCCACATAAGGTCTGTCCTGTCGATGCTTGTTCTCCCACCAGTAAGGGTCAAGAAAATGCCATAGGGTGGAAAGCGGGTGAGTCGGAGTGGGGAGCAGGCTATGGCTCCAGTAACTATCACTGTTCAGATCGGCAGTCGAAGTCTCCTGCCACTCGCTCATCTCCTTCCGATACCACGAAGGCGACCAGTACTGCACTCTGTTCCCGGTGAATGCCGTTCGTGAGCCTCCGAACCATCCCTTCCCTCTTCTTACCGGTTCGTATCCGTGGGCCAGATACTCCTTCTGCTCTTGATAGCTTCTAGGCTGCCAGTAATCTTCAAGGCCCGGAACAAGGGCCACGACTTTTTGCTCTAAGCCCGTCAGATGCAGTATGTCGGAGATCTTCGAGCCAGCAAGGGCGGCTCTCGCCCTTATGTTGGCAATCTCTTCGTCCGGGCCGCCTCCCAGATGCTTGTTCGTAAAATGATTGATGTACTTCCAGTACTCTATTCCGATGTATACAGGCAGAACCCGCTTGAATAGAAGGCTCTTGTATGCATCGGTCGTATTCTGCATGTCCTTGGGATGAAGACCCAGACCGAACTCCGCAAGCATTCTATTCATTCTATAAGCGGAATGATACAATGCACCGGGGGTGACAGGCCCCTCGGAGTTATTGGTGCCGAACAGGTAGTCCGAAATTGCGCTTAGGGTTGGATGGCGCAAATTTTGGGCCGCCATCGGAGACGAGGCTATGGTATTTCCGCGCGCAATGTAGGAAGGAAGCTTGGATATATCCGGAAGCTTTCTCTCTTTTATCGAAGTCAGGACGGTGTCAATAAGGGAGGTTGAGGCGGGCGTGGCGTAGGGGGTGGCTCCGACTCCTTCGATGGTCTCCTCCGTTATCGCGTGCCATACCGAGGATGCACCGAACTTCTTGCGCGTGACTTGCCTTATTACTCTTTGCAGTTCGGCATTGTTTCTAATCTCGGAGGCTAAGGCTTCCGCCCGGTTACTTTGCTCGATGTAACTTGATCCAAGGCTCGATTCCGCTATGGCCTGCCATACTCTGGCTAGGGCGCTGTCGCCCTCCCTCCCTCCTATTTTCGAGGCATTGGCAAGTATATCCGACCTCACATTACTGAAGTTAGGGTTGGATACTATGGATCTTAAAACCTCGTCATGAAAAACATCCCTGATCCTGTCGTAACCGGACAGGGCATCCTCCTCTCCCAGAATGTTGGCCAGGTTAATTACTTTCTCGGAGGACGAGCCGTAGTTCCCCTGAACCATGTATTCAATATCGCTTTGGGCTATGCGTCTTGCGGTAATTCTGGTGTGCAACCCTCTAAGGCTGTTTACATTGTTGGAGGAAAAGTACTTCTCGTAGCCTGTAGGGGGAGCCCCGGTCATCGCCCTGTCTATTTCGAGAGCCGCTTCGAGCACGGACTTATTTGACATATTCTCGTCAATAAGCCTTTCAAGACCGGAGCTAAGGCTAACCTTGCTTCTTATATCCCGCGTTATTATTTTGGAGAGCGGTATCTCTGACGAGATGTAAGCGGAGCCTCTTACGCCATGCAGAACTCTTTCAACATCGGCTACCGAGGAGGAGCCGTTAATAATATTTTGAAGGGCGGTGAGGGGATGGTCGGGGTATTCCTGCGGGCTAAGCATCCGGTCCAGGGTGGACATAAACTTGGACAGGCGCGAACGCTCCTCGCCCTGGAGACCTTTCGCGCCTGTCATTCTGTTTATAAATCCGGTGAACTCGGCATTGACTCTTTTGGCGGCCTCGTCAATGACCTCCCTTTCCTCCTTGGGGGTTTCCGCAACTAGGAACCTTTTTAGAAGAGAGAGGAATCCCGTCTTATCCTTATCCGAGGGTTTGCTAACGCCATGCTGTCTTATCTGCCTGAAGGCGGACTGGAATCCGTATCTTGCATCCTTGATTTTCCAATTAGCGGGGAGCGTCACCGTGCCGCCATCCTCAAGAGTGAGGAACACATTGGAACCTATGTAATAGGCGTCTCGTCTTAGCTTCGCGCCTTCGCTGAACAAGGCCTCCTTAAGAGCGGGAGGAACGGCTTCGTAAAGCTCTCTCTGAAACGAACCGGCCCCAAGCGTGCCCGCAAAATCCCTGACTCCTCCTCTAGCCCATGGCATAAACTTAAGTGGCATCATGCCGCCAAAGCCTGGAGCCACCGGGAGGGTGAACTCATTGGCTAGAGCTTCGAATCCGGCCTTGGCCATGGACTTCCACGCCCTGGTGTTGTACGCGATATTCTCGTGAGCCAGCACCTCGGTTGGAAGTCTGTTAACTATTTTCTCCCAGTCAGCCTCCCCGGCCATCTTTACGGAAAACGCGGCTTGAGCGTACAGATGCTCCGCCTCACTCATTCCAACACCGCCCAAGGCCGTGCTAAGATTGTTCATAAACAGGGTCTTGGACTCCCAGGGAACCTTCTGCATGGACTGAGCGATTCTATCCGACTCCAGCTCGTCCTTCAACGCATCCATGAATGTCGAGGACACCATGTCCCCGAGATTCATTTTCCGTATGCCAAGTTGGGAGTATATCTTGTTTGCAAAGGAGGATTCGTTGTTCCTGGCGGCCATCTCCTTGAGATGTTGGGCGAATAGTCTGTTCGCTTCAAGCACGCTCTCCGGGGAATGAACCTGACCTATGGATTTTGCAGCTTCTCGCGCCTCCGCCACCTGAGCGGCTCGCACCTCATCCACCGCACCGTAAGGATCTCTTCCGCTCATCCTATTCAGGATGCTTCTATAGTATGGATGGGCCAGCACCTCCTGATCAGAGGTATTGCTTAAAATATCGTAGGACCGGCCACTCTCCCTGAAGATGCTTTCCGCATCCTCGCGACTCCAGGCGTGTCGCTCCATAAGATAGTTTACGCCTACATCCCTTTGCTCCTGACGGGAAAGATCGCGAGCGACAAATCTATTGAAGCTCTCCATCTCCTTTCCGAGAGAGCTTTCGGCCATCCGCATGTAATCCCCCGCATTATCCACGGAGGACGTTCCAAGTCTTACATGTTCGAGATTGCCGCCAAAGACCGCAGCCTCAATATGAGAGCCAAGCGACTGGATCCCGCGCATAAGCAGGCCTCCGAGCATTTTTCGGTTGCCGGCATTAGCGAGGAACGCGCCCGCCCCTATGCCGAGGGCTATTCCTCCTATTATCTTGGCGTTTCTTTGCGCCTTTCTTTCCTCTTCATATGAACGTATCATTTGTCAGCTTCCTGTCAAATATCCCGGTTTATGGTTGAGTTTAAACATGTCATTTTCCCTCAGCGGTCCGATGGACCACCCCCGGCCGTGAGGGGCTCGAAAAACTCCAGCACCAGCCTCTCCTCCGGTGAACTATCCGGAAAGAGGTAATAGTTCATTTTATTCCCAGGGTCGCGGATCAGCGCGAAATGTCTGATAAGATAATCATTGTCATACCGCACCGTGAATTTCTCTCCGAACTTCCCTCTCCCGTCCTCCAGAGACTCTCTTATCGATGGCGGCAGTCTTTTGTAATTTCCGTAAGTTATCGCGTACTCCCTTAGAGGATGCGCCTTGGCGAACGCCTCGAGCGTATCCCTGTCGTAAGCCTTCCATCGGGCGTTTTCCATGTCCGTTACGCCATAACCGGGAATAAGTTTTATTGTTATCCAGTCTCCATCCTTCGGCTCGCCTCCCGTCTTGTCCTCGACATCCTTAAGGTCGCTCTCAAGCCTATCCCCGGTGAAAGCCAGCTGTTGCATCTCGCCAACGCCTTTGGGGTAAAAGGAGCGCATCCTGTACTCCTTGGGAAGAAAGTTCGGATAGCAGCAGATTATCCTGTCAGCCTTGGCCATCAGCGGGGATATGTAACCATTCGGACAGTAATGCTGAAGCTCAATGGCTTCCGGTTTCGCTCCCCACATAAACACGCCATTCTCACCGCCAATAGGGATGGCGTGAAACAGGACGCCCGCCATATTATCCCAATCCTTGGTGTCGTAGCAGGCCGCCCTTTTCCACGCCCGCACCGCTTTCCTAAGGGCTTTGTTGGACAAGTAGTCCGTAATCAGAAAAGCTTTCACCGAGGACCTGGTGACGGTGGGGGATGTCATGCGATTAGCCATCCCACGGTCAAAAGCTCCTTGATGAGTGACAAGGCTTAGAACGATGAAAGCCGCAACTTTTGCGAGTGAACTTGTGAAAATATTTGATAACGCTTGCATGATTGTCTCGTGGAGTAATTCCCTTGAGGGAGGAATTCATTGGCCCCTGGGTCTGTTTTCAGGCAGTGTCAAGGGAGGAGGAATCACCGGGGCGTTGGGGTCGGCCGGATTTGAGAATGTCGGACGTCTGGATGGTGTGGCTTTTCCGTCTCCGGGGGTCATATTAATGTATTTCTGGATATCCATTCCAAACATGGTGACCGCCAGGAGCTGAGAGGCCGCAGCCGTTCTGTACCATTCCTCGGGGTCCATGTTGGATATGACGGAGAGCGGAAGGTGAAAAACCCCCATCATCAGACTTTCGGTTTTTCCTGATGATGAAAGTATCCACTCCTGGGCCTCCTCCCAGAATTTCTTGGAGCTCTCCTCCGTCATTCCGGAGGCTTCAAGAATCTTCTCGGCCAGAGCGGTGGGTACTCCGGCCAGGATGTTATCCCAATCCACGTCCTTGGGCTGGAGTACGCAGAGGCGACATATCTCGTCCTCCTGCTCGACTTCGGACTCCATCCGAAGAATGCGCTCAATCTCGGCTCTGGTGGCTCCCCTGTATACGTACTCCACGCCTAAAACTGTCACCTTGTATTCTCTCATTATTATCTCCACTCAGTCTTGTAACTTAAATTCACCGAGGAGGCGCCACCGGGGGAGTCGTTGTATGTGGATGACAGCGTTATAAAGTTTGTCGCGTTTATCTTGTTTGAGAATGATATCGTATCGGTGTTCCATCCAGATGAGCGGTAGGATGGCAACCCTCGCTCGCAGTTTACGGAAAGCGTGGTCACCTTTGACAGGTTTCCTGAAAAGCCGCCCGAAATTGACTCATCATATGTTCCCGGATTTTTTATTCTTGAGTATGAAAGACTCCAATTCAGACCCTCCCACTTCTCGGCAAATCCCAGAGTCGAGGTGGAACTCATCCCTATTTGCCGTATCAGCATGGAAAGAGAACCCGTCCGACCCAATCCCCCAAGAAGACTTAGCAGCCGAGATGAGGTTATCCCACTCGAGTACTGACCATCAAACTTGAACCCTTCAAATATCGGAAGGGAGAAATTTAAAAGCCGGGTGCGCGTGGCCGTATTTGAATTCACCGAGAAGGAGGCGTTCCTTAGCCCTAAGCCTGATGTCATGGTCATGGATGTCCCCGCAGCCGTCCCGTTCATTACTCGGGTAATTAGAAACTTGGTGGTCATTGGAAGAATCCCCGCCATTGAAAAAGTCTCCCCTATCCCTCCTACGTTCAAACCTTGAATATTGAAGAACTTGACGGGAGCGTGAAAATCCAACCCTTGATTGGCGCCCCCGATACCGTGCAGGAACATATTAGCCCCATGAAAAGTTGGCAGGGTTATGTCCATTCCCTGAGCCAGTCCTTCTCTGGCGTGGAAGGCGAACCCGTCCGCGATATAATCAAGCCGCATTTGATGCGCGGCCTGACCTATGCTCGAACCGCTTATATTCAGCGACTTCGAGTGGGCGATATTAAGACTTGTTATTCCATGAGATCCGAAGGATACGTTCCTGCCGGTAAACTCCAGATTTCCCTTGACGAGACTTACTGAGGATGATTTTTCGGAAATAAAAGCCTGAGTCGCCACCTTGCCGTTAATCCTGGAAAGGTTGACGGACAGTCCGTGTTTTGAATAGTCAAAGGTCGAGTCCCCCATTCCCGTCAAACCCGCGTTTATTGCAGCGCTTGCACCACCGCCTTTAACGGCTATCAGGGCCGCCATGGGGTTGCCAGACGCCCTTGGCGTGCCCCGAACGAGCGGGGAGCGCGCTATGTTTCTTATGTTAAGAGACACTGACGTCCCCCTTACCCTATACCCTCCGGCTAGAGTGTAGGATAGTCCCCGCCACCCTCCGGTGACTGATACTATCCCCAGTCTCGAGACCAGACTTGCGGTAAGAGGAGTCCGGGTCAGAAGAGAGGATAGCCTAAGGGACTTAAGTTTTGATACGGAGTCCTGCGCGCTTTTCAAATCAAGAATCGGGGGAAGCGAGAAATAGCTTAAGTTAAAAGGTTTCAGACTAATGGAAAAATCCCGGGGGGTCTTGGTCTCCGCCCTTGACGCTCCCGGGAAAATTGCCAGCAGTATTATAAGCCATGCGAGTTTCATACCTAACCTACTTCGTCAATCTTGTCTTTCGCAAGGAAGGAGTACACCTCCATTACAGGCCTTCCGGAATCATCCACGGCCGTACCCACCCCGTTTATATTAACCCCGGTAAGGGAAAATATTGTGCCGGTCTCATAAGGAGAAGCCGAAGGTCCGTTCCTTCCATATGTTATGCGCTCGTCCTTTCCGTTATCGATATCTCCGAATCTGAATATTATGGAGAACCCGTAACTTCCCCCGTAGAACATAGGGGCGTTGGGGACGTACTTAAACTGAGAGGTCGGGGACTTGCTAATTGCGGAGCCCCAAAAATTTGTCTGGTTGGCTCGCGCTATCTCGTCAAGCACGTCCAAATTCGGGCCGTTATCCCCGCCATTGTTTATCATCCCAAGCATCTGCTCAAGAGTTTTCGGAAGGGCTATGTCCGCTTTCAAGGCGGATGGCGTCAAAGGCGATGTTCCCTTGCGACCAGATGTCTCCCCGGCCAAATACTCAAGGACGGATTTCATATACAGAGATCTCTTAAAATTAACGCTAAAGGAGCCTTGAATTATTCTAAATCCGTGCGCCATTGTTCTAACGGTGTAATCCCCCCATGACATAAGGGGCATTACGTTCTCCGTAATCTGATATTGAATATTAACTATGTCATCAATAAGCACGTCATTAAAAAATATGTTAAGGTCAAGACCGGACCAATACGAGGAATTGAACTGATCCACCACTAGATTAGTCGTTGATCCGGCATTCACGTATGTCGGATTTTTAACCGGGAACGGAGTTGGTGAGATGGAGCTATTTCTAGTGACAGGCGAGGTTGGATTACCACCATTGGAATATGCATTCAGGGTATTCTGGGAGGTTTGCAGGGTCGGATTGAAGAAAGATATTTTGGAACTCATTGCATATCCTCATTTAAAAAGCGGAAGGGATGAAATAAACCCGGAAGGATCGGGCATCGGAGCGTCCATTGAAGGAGGAGTGACTGCGCTTCCCGTTCCCGTTGAAAAGTCAAATGATTGAAATGGCAGTCTTCTGATGGCCATATAGGAATAAGTTTCCATAAGGGAGATATTATTAACCGAATAGGTCTCGCCTTCGTCCAGAATGGTGACGCCCAGCACCCCCGTATAGGATATGTGCCCGGAATTATTCACGAACGAGATACTGACATCGAAGGCGGGAAGCATATCGGGGAGTATGTTGTCAAGAGCGTTATTACGGGGCGTATAGGGATTACTAGGGGCGGCCTTTCCGTTCGTGAATCCCGCAGACAGTATCAAATCCTGCCATACAGAGCGGTCAACCGAGGAGAACACCATGGTTCCGGCAACCACCCTGTGTCCGTATGTAAACCCTTTAACTCCGACCTTTCCGCAGGATGTCACCGGGAACTTGTCCCTATGAGTCGAGATGTCAAAAAACCCAAGGGTGCCAAGAGTTACGCTTTTCCTTCCAGGCAGGGTGGCGTAAGCCACGATATCCGCGCTTGAAAACACCGACTTGCTCAAATTAAAGCCCGTAGGCAGGTATCCCGTGTCGGACACGAATGACACGGATGAAGAATCTTCGCTCATGTTTTCCCTCGTAATCTTTTCTCGTATCGTATTATAGCCTAAATGAATAAAGCCTCCCCGAAGGGAGGCTTTACCGTCCTACGGGATTACGTAGGTATTCTAGCGGCTGATGCGTCATTCCAATATACGTTGGTGTTCGAGGAATCCAGAATGCTGTCCAAAGGCACGACCGCTCTGGCTACGAACGTAAACGCGGCTTCGGGATTAAGATCGTCAAGCGTGTAACCCCAGCCTTCGTTTACAAGCTGAACGTACTGAATGGCCGTAAACGCGCACTGCCCCAGCTGGTTAACCATGGTGATGGTGACATCAAACGGAGGAACCTGGTCAGAGTATCTGAGCGTTCGAGAGGCCACAAGAGCGTACGTTTCAGCTAACTGCTGCTCTATGGCGCTCGCCAGGTCACTGCTGTTTGACAGGTCGAGACCCGGGTTGGGCTGCGATGAGGTGCTGTTTCCAAACGCATTGGATAGGTTGGAAAGCGTCTGAGTCGCGGATGACTGTCCACTAATCAGCATGCTAGCGGGAACTTGAAATGTGGCGAGATCCCCTACGTGATTAACGTTGGTTGGCAATAGTCCCGACATTTTGAGAATAGCATGGCGATCAAACTGAGTAAACACCATGTTACCGGCAATTGCGCGCTTTCCCTGGACGAACGCAACCGGATTCGGATTTCCAAAGACGAAGATAGGCATCGTCTCTCTTGTAATTGATACTGTGATTCCCTGAAGGGAAGCCACTTTATTCGGCCCCATGTAGGCTATGATATCCGCTCCCGAAAAGGCGGAGTAAGTCATCTCACTTTCTTGCAGGGAAACTTGACCTTTCGGGCTTTGATTTATAGCTGTATAGAGGCTCGACCCTAAGCTATTTGCCATGATGTCCTCCTTAATTAGCTTGTAACGCTAACCACCACTTTGATATACTTGATTTGCAGGGCTGGCCGCAGGAATAGTGTGACAGTCACTTGACCCATTACCAGTTCCACGGGGTCGGACGAAATAGTGAACTTATACCCGTTACCGTCCCCTCCAATAAGAGCTCCCGCATTAACCAGAGTCCCAAGAGCGGTATTTATCTGCGTCTGCATGGCGGTTCTGGAGTCCACTCCATTCGGCTGTCCGATAAACGGCCGGCAGACTGACTCAACCATGAACGTAGCGAGGTTACATATCCTCAAAACCTGGAGAGTGGCGTAATCCGAACTGCGTTGGGCGCAAGTGTTATCCGCAACCACTATGGGAGCTCCCAGGTAGTTGCTGTATCGGAAAGTTACATAAGCTGACCCGCCCGGTATGAACGGCTGCTGCTGATAACCCATTCCTTGATTAAGCTGTTCGTTGACGGATCTGGGATAGGCCCCATTAAGTCTTTTAATCGACCCGATAGCATGATTGGTTGTAGCCTGCTGGGCCGGCAGTGAGGTGATAAGCCCGGCATAAGCGGCCGCTCCGTTTTCCAGATAGAATCCCAAGTCCTTCTGAGAGAAGATAAGATCCGGTCCGGCAACCACAGACAGGTAGCGTCCGATATCCACCTGAGCTCCGGTGTCCGGGTCCGTTCCATAGAAGCCCTGAGCCATGAAATACCCAAAGTTTATCCATCTGGCGGTCTGAGAGTAGTAACCCGGATTAGGGTTAAGCAGATCATTGTTCGCGTAATTTGTGAGAGCGGGTGGAGCTGAAAGTCCCGTAGGTCTCAGCCCTATGACACCGTGAACCGGCTGTTGCTGGGTGGATACGTTGTATAGGAAGTTGGCGAAGTCCCACGCCACGGACTGAGTTGTGGGGTTCGTATTGGAGACTTGATCATCGGCATATATGCCGGTCAGGACCGCAATATCAAACGTAGCGTTTGATAGAACGCTGAATGTTCCATACGGTTGCGTAAGGAGATTGTAATATCCCGTCTCATTGCCCGAGAAGTCCTCGTTAGGCGCGCTAGTCCCGTTTGTTCCCTGGGTCGTACCGCTCAGGAATACGGTTCCCACTCCGATGCTTCCTATGGGGGACTGAAACATGGTTACGGGAATACTAAACAAGACCGTTGTATTTCTAGCGTCATTGTTCATAGTCGCTATGGCTTGCCCGGCAAAGGTCGTTGACGGAAAGGTCCAAGATACCGTGCCGTTTTTTGAGGCTGGCTGGTTTACCGTAAACGTATAACCTGTGGAGCCCGAGGACGATACGATGGTGACTGAGTTATACACTCTTCCCGGATACTTGGCGGTAATACTGACGTTTCCGCCTAGCACTCCAGTTGCGGATGCGGTGTTTCCTCCAACTCTCACTAACGCCAGATTACCGGCATTTCCAAGGATAGCCTCATAGGCGGCCTTGACAAGAGTGTTGTCGGCATAATTGCCGTCCGCGACTCCGGTAAGAGGGTCTATATAGTCTCCGGTATAGGTAAGCGGACCAAATATGGCCTCGGCATCCGCCAGCGACTGGACATATATTGGAGTGTTTACCGGCCCGTCAAGGGCGTTTCCAATTATTAACAATTTTTCCGTAGTGGGGATAGTGACTGCCGGAGTCAGTCCCCCATCTCGATAAGCTACCACGAAGCCTGGTAATCTTTGATTAGCCATGTTCTTTTCCTCCATCCGAGACTAGCTCGGAGTAGTTGACCCCTGGACGGAATTTATCGGTAACGCGGGATTCATTATTCTGTAAAAGTAAGTTACGTAATAAGTCTGTCCAGGCATTGGGTGTAAGCCCTGAGGGAACCAGGTTATATTGGAGGTTCCCGTTGGTACGTCTACGGTCACGCAGAAATCGACTCCCTCCACGTATTGAACACCGGAGGATGAGTATGAGACGAAGGTTATTTGAGGGTTGGTGGTGGCCATCCATACGCTGGCGACCCAAGGATGTTGCAGGGTGTCAGTCGCGGTAAGTCCGCCTCTCACCACCGGCTCACTGTTAACAAGGTGGTAATACATAACCCCTTGTTGAAGCTGTATGCTCTGAATGACAGGATTAGGTTTGATGAACTTTCTTTCCAGAATGCATCTGTATCTTAGCGTTCTTCTGTAAATTTCCTGAGAAGCCGCTCTCTCCAGCTCCGTGTCAGCCAGCTCCTCCTCGAATAGCCACTCGCTTACGCCAAACTTTTGAAGAAGAGGCGTTACGAAAAACATCAGTTCATCAAACTCTTCGGTTAAACTATTAGTTGATTCGTTATCAATGTCATAGATGTCAAATTGGTAGAGTATCGTCATCCACTGAGCGTACTGCTCGGTGATTACTGTGGGGTCGCTTTCGGAAGTCGTTGAGCCCCTGTATCTAGGTTTCAAACTTTCCAGACCTTCCCTGCCCGCAACCCTCCTGTATATCTTCCAAACAATGGTGGGATGCTCCACATTCTCCCTGGGGTAGCTCTGCGAAAAGACCGCATCCTTGTAAGTCCACGAATTCTGAATAAGATCCCATATCAGCAGCGGCAGCTTGTACGGGGAAAGCGGGACGTACTGTTCCATATTTGAGAGATCGGGAACATTTCCGTCCGGTATGGGTATATTGTCTCCAAGGTTAGGCATGTCACAGAGCCCTTGTAACCGCAAGATTTATCTGAATGTACTGAGTCTCACCATAGACCTGTACGAATATTACTATGTCCACCTCCTCGGTCCCAACGGAAACCGAGAAGTCATAGGAGCTTACATTGCCGAGACCCGCCAATGCGGAAGCCACCGCCTTGTATATCGAGTCCGGAGACATCGCGGGATTTCCAATCATCCGCTCCAAAGCGTTTTCAAGTCTGGCCGAGATGTCCATCTTGACCTTGGCCACCAATGGATTCTCCCCGTTAGTAGGAGAGCTTCTCCAAGGGGAGAGGCCGTTCAGTATGAAGTTGTTGAATACGCAACAACTTGCGCCCAGAGTGTCCACCTGCGTCTTGTTCCAGTAGGGGTACATGTCGACAAGATGCGTGGGCTTGTTGGTCGGAGCCGAGGAGTGAGAGTTCCACAGCGCTGCGAAAGTGTATGAGAGCGGTGTTTGATATCCGTTAACCGGTGTCCGACTTTCAACGCCCCACCCCGGAACCAGGAACAGATGCTCGTCATTAAATCCCATCCCCTGCAACGCATTGAATATGTCCGAAGCCGGAGAGGTCATGAAGTAGGAAGGGATTCCGGCTATCAGTCTGCAGTTGGGAGCGACATCAAACGAATTGATATAAGACAAAGCCGAAGCCAGCGTTCCCGTGGCTGGATTACCCGCGATAAGAATGGTTCCTATGCTGTCAAGATCAAGCACCGAGAGGATGCTTGCGATAGTGGATTCGTTGATAACCCCGTTCGCCCCGCCAGTCGTATAATACGTGCCGACAGGTATTGACGGGTTTAAAACATTGCACGAAGCGGTGAGAGGATGCCTATTGACATACGCATCCGTGTTTATATTATTAACCAGAGTCGTTCCATATTGAGGAAGAGTGTAAGTAACTTCTCCGGATCCGTAGCTGTCCAAAGGATACCATATGGTCATGGATGTAGGGGCCACCGTTATCGCTATTCCATTATATTTTGAGCCGCTATAGGGAGCCGTAAGAACAAGGTCCCCTATCGTAACCGAGGCCACCGACCCGGGCGCCCTGAGCAACGCGGCATTGGTGACACCATACGAGGAGAGTATGTTATAAGCCACCACTATATTGTCATCGTCAGGAACTCTTGCGTACTTGAACAGGTAGTTGCCGCTAACTCCCGGCTGTCCGAAAGTGAAATACGACCCGGAGGATTGGAGAGTGAAATTATATAGCGGGTTCTGGAAAAGATAGGTCTCCACCTGCTGATATACGCTTATCAGCTCTCCCCACACCGGAAACTCCGTAGCCCCGGAGGATTGCATAGGGGTTATCAGTTGCCACTCCCGGTGCCACCACCCGTAAATATTCTCGGCCTGATAAAGGCTGCGGGGAATCTGGAGGGTTCCATCGGGACCGTCATCGGAAGACCCTAGTATGACAACAGGTAAAAAGCTCAATGTCCTCTCCTAAATCACTTTCTTAGGCGTCCACACGGATCCCAATTGAAGCATCCACTCCTCAAGATCCCCTATGGTGAAGTTGTACGTATCGCATCCGCACCCGAAGAACACTATCTCTCTGTCACTGAATCCTATGGCTTCGTCCACTTGGTAGGCGTTTATAATCCTAATGGGTTTTCCGTACTGTTCTATGAGAGGCGGCTCCACATCCCATTCAACCTCCAGATACAGGTCCTTTGACTTAGGATAGTAGTATCGGGGAGTGTATATTACGGTTCGAAACTTCGCCAGATATCCGAAAAGGTCCATGGGACTTTGAGCGGCTCCGGCCCCGATAACCCTTCGAACCGCGTGCTTTTCATACTGAACCGAATAGCCCATTCCGAAACTCGTCTGGTCATCGGTATCGGGCGACCTTGTGGAAGGGTCATAGGACGTAGGGCTTGGAAATCTGGTGTCTCTTCTCACATACACAAGCCACATTGGATGGTCGGTTATGAAGGAGTTGAAGGACTCCCTGAGGGCGGTTGACGGGGACAGCTCGAAGGGGTTTGAAGTAATACCGCTTTCAAGATTGAATATGTCCTTACTCATGAACTTTTCTCCTGAGTTTGACAGCGGTTCGCCACTTGCCTTTGACGGGCTTTCTCGATCCTATCGCCTCGGTCAACCATTCCGGTCTTTCAGTCTTGCACTTTACTTCTATGGTTCTCTTTATAAGGGGTATTATCACGCCATCCTTGTAGGAAAAAACGATATGCCTGTCGAGAGTCACCCTGACTCCGTTTTTCTCCCAGGCCGTGCGGTCGTAACTTGCGGTCAGCAAAGTCTCGACCTCCTTGAGTCTGGGATCTTCGGGGTCTATTTTCTCCCTGTGCTTTATGGTCTTGTCTCCGACTCTTTTCTTTGTTTCATACCACAGGGAGGGGTCCCCAACGTAGCGTCTGAGGCGAAACTTCGTATCTCCTCGTCCTTGACTCCACGTGCCGTTAGGATAGTCCAGATACTCCGTCCTTATCGAATAGGACTTGGGGGCGCCAAGATTCTTGTTAAGGGCCTTTTCCAGCTTATCCGTCTTTCCAAACCTGTATCTTATTTCCTGTCTTGAAAAGTTTTTGGCTATCATTACTTAAGTAATCCCCCTTTGACATCTTCCCGGATCCGCAAGTTTTTATATGTCGTCAGAAGGAGTCCCTCCGCATTCCCTGCATCGAAAAGTCGGTTGAACGTTGCCATACCGGCCACTGCGAGGACTTTCTAGCGGTGCGAGGTCTGGCTCTATGCCTTGAGAACTCCGCAAGCCATGCCGTGGCCAGCTTCCTCTGGTTGGCTATCTCATCCGATAGCTGCTTTAGCAAATTGGAACTTTGACTTTCCTCGTAGTCCCCCAGTCTTTTTCTCTGGTCCACGGACTCCAGGAGTTCGTAATATCTGGTGGTAAGCACTCGAACAGCGGCTTCATGCTCGACCCACCGTTCCATCGCATACCCGACAATGAAAACCTGACCTCTGACCTGGGTCTCGGTTGGCCCCCCGATAAGAGGGTTGTAGTACAAAATCCAGTTTCTGTTTACATCAAGCGAAACTCTGTATATTTGAAAGTTCAGGATATCGTCCGGAACGTTTATAAGAAACTTGCCGAAGTTGGCCCTAAGAACATTCAGGCCCAGATACATCGGGCTGTATTTGGAAGTGAAGTACGCGCTCCAAGGTGCGACCAACTGATTTCCGTATATGTCGGCAAGGGGAGGATTCAGCCAAATAACGTAGCGACTGTTTGTAACTATGTTATCCGTAATATTTATGTATAACATAGTTCCGCTTGCAGTCACATTTATATTCGGATACGTCCTTGAGGAGTCGGGCCATCCGTCCACCGACTCTCGCGTGACATACACCGTGGAGGAGTTAACAGTGTTTGGATCCACCGGGGAGCTGAACTGCAGCATTATAGGCGGATAAGAGGATTGGTTGGACAGTCCGCTATTGGCGCCTATCCAACTGTTAATTTGGAACGGCACGGCTTGCGGATATGTCTGCTCGGTACTTGGACTAGGCTGTAGGAATGTCCCATAGTACCAGACAAAAGGATCGGACCATTCTCCGACTCCGCTTCCAGCATCGGTGTAATACTCGCCCCTTACTCTCCAGAAGTAGTGCTGTCCGGGGTTTAGATAAACACCGGGCATCGCACTGGTGGCTGTCGTTAGCGTGGACCATCCGACACTGCTTACCGACTGAAACGCCACGGTCCTGTCGAGCTCCACTCTGTACATCAGGGAGCCAGTCCCCCCGGTGGTGGACACTGATATCGCGGACCAGCTAAACGGGCCCACCGTGGAGGTGGATGTGTAATTGGCAGGCTCCAGTAGCGTAACCTGCGGAATTTCACTCTGAGATACGACAAAAACAAATGACCTGTTAGCCGTTGCGGTACGGCCCTGACTGGATTGAATCGTGCTCAGTATCGTCACCTGATATGACGATCCAGGGTTTAAGGGTTCAACCGGAGTGAAGGTCAGCCAACGATTCTGATAGCTTATAAAATGAACAGGTATGGTGCTATCGGTGCTTTCCTCCACCAGTATTATCTGCTGGTTCAGTTTTTCGTCCGAGTTTATAAGATCGACTAACAGGTCAATATTGAACTGAACCGAAATTTGAGGCTGAGTTCCCACATATGGAGTTAGAATATTGGGCTCCATGTATATTGGAGCCGGAAAGAAATCAGTGAGCCTCATTCAAATCCCCTTAAGGAGGGGTACGGTTTCCGCACCCCGCCATTTAATCTCGCCCTTCAGTCGAAAACGTTCTTAATTGATCTCAATTAAGAAGGTGTGACTGTCAGGAAGCCTCCGGGAGGAGCCCAGTTCTGGTCTATACGAACATTATTGATGACCGCGATCGACCTGCCTCCGTTGATCGCATTAACCCCATAGCGCTCGCGCACTTTAAGATTAAGCAGATCTCTGCGCGGATCCTCGAACTGATCCGTCTCCATCGGGTCTCTCTGCAGAACGACTATTCCGTGATTTCTGTCCACGACATATATGGAGGTCACGTTACAGGCTGCGAGCGAAGAGGCCGGTCCGTTGTTCAGAACAGTGTTGTAGCTGAACGGCACAAACGGGCTGACTTGGTACGCAATTTGCCACGGCACGTTTACAGACTGATCAAAGGCCGGGAGGCTGCTCCAGACGGACTGTCCGATCTGGCCTTGCGTGAACATAACGTTGCGGAGAATCGGATCCTTCGCGAACACCGCCCATGACAGAGGATGCATTATGATATCGGTGGGGACATACTCGTTCGCAACGAGCGCACCCATCGCATCGATAATATCATCATAAGTCGCGGAATAGTTAAAGGATTGATTGTACGCCCGACCATGGGTCCACAGGGCTGGATTCGTGGTGTTGTTATCAAACACCTTGTGTCCCACCTGCTGGAAGGTGTTGAAGATCTTCTCCTCCTTGTGTCGGAGCATCGCGTATCCCGCACTCTCCAGGTAGAGAGCCACCAGATCCCACATGGAATCCTTGATAAGGTCTTCGCCAAGGGATACCATCAGACCGACTTTGTTCACCTTGATTTCAACCAGCTCCTCGGTGAAGGACGCCATCTGTTCTCGGTATTCCGAGGTATCGGCCATATCAAACGCTCTCATTGCGCCCATGGCCGGAAACTCGATGGAACGCACGTTATCAATTTGAATTGTACGACTGAGCAGCGTTTGCCCAATCATAAGCGGCTCTTTAGGTCTAATTAGAACATCCGATATAACTTTCGGGAAGAGAATGGAAAAGTCGGCCGCCCTCACAGCTTCCTCCATAGGAATGCGAGGACCCCTGTAGCTACCATCCGTTCTCAGCATGTTATTCAGGACCGCTATGTTATTCTCCATTTCCTGGGGATCGATACCGCCACGCTCCCTTGTCTTGGTAGCCACATAGTCTCTTAGTATCTCTGAAAATTTTTGAGGCATTGTTTTCTCCTTATGCCACTCGGAAACCGTACGTTTCCCTAAGCTGGCTTAATATATAATGCATCTCAGGGAACCAATAACCCCTGCGATTTCCAAGTTGGCCGGTGTTCCTGGCACTCCGGAATACGTACCGTCAGTCAGTCCGATCACGCCAGGATTAAAGAGTCGACCGTCTCGGTAAGAGGTTTCAAAGCTGTAGCTTACGGTAACCGCGTTTACCACGACATTGTTAGAGAAGTACAGATCTCCCGTAACCGAGTTAATCTGATAATACTGTCCCATGGTGTAATCCACCATAGGCATATCGGACGTGGACATGACAGTTCCGTTAAGTGGTGTCACGGACCCATCAGGATTGACCTGGGAACCGGTGACCGTAACGGTGATGTTAACCCATGGCGCGATAGGAACGTTGTTGAGACGATACCAGTTAACGCCCACCTGGGTTGGCACTTCGTTATTGATAGCCGTAGTTGGAACTCTCAGCAATTGCGGAGGATACTCCCACGCCAGGAAGTTATCGGTAACCCACTCCAACCATCCTGACAGGTGGTGTGCCGAGGAAATGGGCTCTATGCGAATCACCTCGCCCGCTATCTGGGCCGGCCCCTGTCCGAACGTGAACACGACAGTGTTCACCGCATTGGCGAAGGTTGCGGTCCAGCAATTCAGCGAGGTATTCCATGCAAGGCTCGCTCCGGTGGTGTACACCGTGCCGGCATTCATCGCGAAGATAATCTGCGGAGTGAACGCGGGATAGTTCGCTGACAGAAGATTCACTGTGGTTGAGGCCGTGCCGATATTCTGGCAATACACCTGCTTCTCAACCCACGCCACGATCTTGCCTTTGTCATTCGGGACGGGATTGGTGCTGGTGGCCGACCCGTAGTACGCGGTGATCTTTTGACCTGCGGCCAGGGTTCCGTACGCTCCGTTGATAGCCTGAACATAAGGAAGCTCGATAAAGTCCTGTCTGTTCATGTTGGGCATCCACTGCTCCTTCTCCTGCCACTGTCTGAAGATATTGACCTCGGTGTAGCCTTGAGGATGATTGCTCACCCCATCAGCTATGGTAAGAACGGCAAGCCCCGTGTACGAGGAGGTGTCCGGTCTTACGGCTATGATGCGCCCCCTGGGTATGACTATCTGGTCCGTGCTAGGATACCTAGGGTCAGTGCCTAGTGGAATTAAGTTCGGATCGACCGTCCACTCCTCCGCAGGGGACAGCATCCCTGAGATTTTAACATCGGAGGTCCACTGCCGACCTTGGAAGCTTTCGGCTCCGCCTAAAACTGTATATGCCATCTGATTTTCTCCTTGAGGCCTTATGCGAAGGCCATCATTACGTTGCCATTAGGCAGCGGGTGTCGCTGAATCCGTTGAAGGTTTGCTAATCACTCTAAAGTATGCGTAGACACTATCGGAGGGGGTTTCCTCTATGTCTCCTACCGTACCTAGGTCTTTGCTCTCCTCAACGAGTTTTTCCGTGGCGGCTTGAGCCGCCTGAGTTTCGTCAGTTTTAATAACAGGGGAAGCGACCTTCTCAACACGTGTGATATCCACGGGAGCGGAATCCCCAAACTCCGCCAAAAGATCCTCCAAAGTATCCTCCAATGAATGCGTGGTCCGCTTTCGCAACTCCTTGGCGAACTCCTCGGTGGTCTTGTTCCTGCTTACAGCCTTTCTTAGAATCTTCGATAGAATAGCCACTTCCATAGCTAACCTTTTGTGAGAGGTGTTAGCCAGTTCAAGACATTTATCCTCGAAGGAAGCTATCTGTTCTTTGTAGCTGGCGATCTCCAGTAGCAACGACTCTTTGACTTTTTGGAGACTTTCAAGGGTTTCAGTAACACCGGTCGCCCCTCCCTCCGCCACAGTATTGGAGATCGCGCTTGTCTCCACTTCCGGTTTTTTCATATTCGACTCCTTTAGTGTTATATCCGAATTCTCGGATTCAAGATCGGTCTCATTATTCTCACCGTTCTTGTTGTCGGTATTCTCCACGCCAGCTTCCTGAGACTGTACGGAAGACAAACTCTCGGATGCGACCAATGACGAAGAGATATTTGGTTTAATCGGGGAGGGTTCGCTATTAACGCCAATAGCATCATCCTCCATTCCCTTAATCGAACTCTTTGCCGCCACCGGAGGGGTCCCGGCTTGAGCGACTATGGTCCTAGGGGGCGGCACGTCCTTGTTTCTGTTCCAGCTTTCCTTGATAAGTGCGAACCGTTCCTCCTTTCCCTTTATGGATATATCCCCGTCCCGCAGGCTTCTGACTCCCAGAAGAGGGATACTCTCGTTCTGCGTGGAGGACTTGCTTATAACTCTGGCCGTGGTGTCGCTTGGAATAGTCACAAACGATATCTCCTCGAACCACACCGGACCGATAACTCTATAGCACTCCTTGGGCGTTCCATCTATGATATAAATGTTTCCCGGTATGTGCGTGCAGGAATCGTTCGCACCCTCCTCGGCACCGCATATGGAGCATTTCACCGATGAGGTCTCAATGCCTATTGACACCGTTAGAAATCTCTCGGATAATATCATCTGAATCGCATACGGGTCACTTATCTCGGGAACCACGGAGACGTATCCACCACCCCCTCCGTCACTTACGAACTTTGCGTACTTGACTCGGCCATATACTGGAGAGGTGTCTCCGCCCAGCATTCCCGGGACGGCATTGTGGTCCTTTATTATGGGTTTGGGATAGGGTTCAAGCAGACTGTATATTCCGTTTCCAATCGCGCTATCGCCTATGAGGCTCTCGGCAGGGTAGTATGTTTTATTACGTGTGACTCTTGCAGCGGTTATCACTCTTATCTCAGGATATATGGCGTCAATATCGCCCTTGTATTCCTCAAGTAATTTTCTTGCGTGCCCTCCGGATTGGGGCGACATAAGAGTCGATTCGACTATTTGTATTCTTCCCATTAGTTCCTCTCCAAGGAGATGTCTCCTTTTCATCAGTTCCTGTTGAAATTCTCACGCTCCGCTAGTAAAAGCTCGGCTTTGGCTAGTTTTACTGAAAGATCAAGATTGTCTTTTTGAAGTTGCAGAATATTAGCTCTCAGTCTGTCGATTTCATCTCTAAGGTTTTTTATTTCAATCCACAGCTCACCTGTCAATTTGGCTCTATCTTCTATCTCAGCAACTTCAATAGCGGCATTCGACTCTCTAAGCTTCTCACCCCTTACGATTACTCTGCCAAGAAGGAACACGGTTATGGTACTGACCACCGAGGCCAAGGCGGGCAAGTAATCTCTTATCATTATCCCCTCCCCCCGCTATTAAATATTTCTTTGCAATCTCTCCAATATTTTCGTAAGCCTTAGATATACCAATCCGGAGGATAATACAAAAGTGAGGGAGAGAATGGCGAACATGTCATGTCTGCGCCATATCGCCACGGTTAGGTATGTCCATAGAGCGCACGAGACCAGAGAACTCACTCTTCTTAATTTCAGTTCACCGAAGGAAAGGCCGATGAAATGCAATATCGCGATTGCAAACACCACAAGGGTTAATAGCTCAAGCCCGAATATCTTAGGGGTCACCAGATAGAGGGAACTGTTGGGCGGGGCGAGCCCAAAGAGGAGAAACACCGCTAACAGTATTATAGCCAAAATGGATTGAAGCTCTGCAATTTCTATATCCCAATAGTACAGGAGGTTCCTTACTAATCCTCTGATACGTTGCATTGTACGCCCTCCTCGACCAGCATCCTAGTAAGCGCGGAGTGCTCGGAAAGAAGTTTAGAGCGCACGTTAATTGCTCCGATATCCCTAGGCTTCTTGGCGGCTAATTCGATTATTTGATTGCAGAAGTTGTTGATCCACGCCTCATCACCGGTCAGATCGTAAAATAATTCCTTTCTCATACTCTCAGGAGTTAGTTTACCTTCTCTAATATCACCTAACCTTGAAATAACTCTGTCCGACAGCTCCCGCACCCTGTCTTCCGGATACGATAAGGTGATTGCGCTACCACCCTTCTTGTTCGTGGGAGTCGTTATATTCAATCCGGCCTTCCCGGTGGTGTCCTTCCTGTCCTTTCTCGGGGCTCTGCCTTTGGTGTCGGACTGCGGGAGGTCGGGAGACTTATCGGTAAGAATGTTAACTCCGAATCTGGAGGCTATGGCCTGTGGAATCTGCACCTTGCTCACATAGCCTTCGCCCCAATCCATCTTGCCCTTGAATCCCAAGCCCTCTCTTAGCTCCTCCGAGGTTATGCCATTCATAGTCCATAAATTCATAAGGTGGGTCTGCATCTTGATCAAATCATCGGTATCCAGGGTGGGCCATTCAAGAACGACTCTGTCATCGGGATTGTTAATTGGATCATATCCGGCTTCAATAAGGAGTTCGTCAAAAATATAAGAAGTAATATACGATGATAGCATTGACTGATAAGCTCCGGCCCGCTTATGAGTCTGGGCGGCCAGGTGATCCGCTGCCCCTTGGGAAATCTCCCCGCTTATGTCCCCTATGTCCATATTGGACACGCCCAGTCCGGTAAGAACCCGAGCTTTGAACATTTGAAGGTAGCCTTCGGCCCGGATCGCCTGACTCTCGGCTCCTATGACTTTTATGGTGTGGCCGGGAGGAGTTATGATAAATCCGTCCGGTGCGCTTGTTCGGTAGGCATTGACGACATCGTCTATGTCCTCCTGCCTGCCCTCCCCGGTGCCCGTTATATCGGGAACGGTTTGGTGAATCATAGGGTTAAGGTATTTGTAAATCAGCTTTATTACATTCTCCTCCATCTGTCGGAGAGCCCTTATGTCCTCTATGACGGTTACCACTGGAGGGATACCCCATATGCCGCCCGCCTCCTTGTCATAGGTGAAGTGGAGAATGTCCTTGGGATCGAACTCCCTTGTCTCCTGCTTCACTCTCTGCTGCCATTTTATAACCTCCCCTTCGGGAGACAGCACCGGTGTCATCTGGAAAGCCGGTATGTTAAAGTACGCCCCCACCGGCTTTGTTCCCGGCTGGAAGTACATCCCGGGTATGGGATTGTCAGTGGTGAATCTAACCTTTACCAGAAAACAGTTTCCGTATTTGACAAAGTCGGAAACAAGGGTTCTAAATGTGATATCCCAGTCCTGACCGGAGGTGTATCTGAACAGCTGAAGTCTTTTGCGAATATAGGCCGTGGTCTCCTTGCCGCCCTTAAGGTCCCAGCCGTTATCAAATATAGTCTCAATATACTTATCCAACCCTTGATGGATATATGAATCCACAAGATAGGCGCTTCTAACGGCCATTATATCGAAAGGCGGGGCGGTACCGACTTTGGTCGCTCTAACGCCCGAACCGGCCTGATACTTAAGTATTGGATTGCTAAGAGTCTTAGGACGAGATTTTGCCGGAATCGTTCCCGTGGACCGTCTGATCGCCCCGGACATTCCGGTTCTAACAGGAGCCTTCACATTATATTCGGCCATTCTCAATCTCCTTTAGTTTAAGTCTTATCGACTCTTCGCTTACCGGCTCGTCCCATCCTATGATGATAAAAGGAATATGCAACTCCTTAAGGATAATGATGGTGTTTGACACTATTTGATTGGCCAGCTCCCATGACTTTTTGTCATAGCAGAATCTTTTTCTTTTATCCCAGTCCCCTATCTCGGGACCTAGAACATGGACGACCAACGGCCTTTCCGGAAACACAAGGGTGATAGGATAAGCAACACCGTTAAGCGCATTCCAGCTCCATTTGCCGTCCATCACCCACGGCTCCATTTCATCCTCTCTGACAGCCAGGAACATCGAGACCACGGTGTTTCTTCGTTTGGCGTATTCATCAAATAGTTTATTTCCCCCAAGAAATTTCCATCGAAGGAGAAGGTATAATGATCTAAGTTTTCGCATGAAAATCCTTTCCACGAATTTCCCAGGACCTTCCTTTGAATCGCCCTGACATCCCAGGCTTGAACCGCCCAGTCGCGAACGCCTTACCGCCCGCTGAATTCGGTATTCGTTATATCCTGGAGGAAAGATTCCGCATTATCCAGGAGGCCCCCTTTGATATTTCAATGGAGGGCAGCACCTCGGCTATTCTGGATAGTATGTTAATTTGGTTGATGTCACTGACTCTGGATACCGACATGTCCGTCATGGAGTCAAGCATTCCATACTTCCTTTCAAGCTCGTTCTCCCAGACATACATTTTATATATAAGATCCGTTTCCAGTTCGCTGACGGAGTTCGATATCGCGGAGATAAGACCGTCAAAAACCGGGCACTCTCCTAGGAGATTGGCGGACATAATGCTGGTTCCAATCCGAAGAATCGGAGAGCTCACCTTGTCATATATGGCGGAGGCCAGACTGTTAAGTATGTCAAGGGACTCTCCAACCAAAAGAGACAGAGTCAGTCTTCTAATCTCATCTCCTATGGCTTTCCATTTGCGCTCCTTTGGTCGAGAGGAGGCTTTTAAAACCACCGATGCCGCGCTTAACGAATAGGCTATGGACGCAGCGTTCATCGGAGCGCTCAGTGCGGCCATGGTTGCAATCCCCTCGGCCTGAAGGGTGGCCTCCTGAGAGGAATAAACTCCCGGCTTGCTCCTTAGATCGGCAATTATCCGATTAACCTCCTGGACGTTTACACCTTCGGCCAGGCAGTCTATAAGTCTCGCCATCTGGCTTAGGAAGCAGTCACCTGCGGAATTCCAAACGGAGTTGACGGCACCGCTTACAAGTCTGGATAGGAACGACCCGGCAAAGTCAACACGTCTCTGGAATATGCGCCTTACCTCCGGTGTTATAATCCATGACGCGGCATCCGGACCAAGACTGTAAAGATAATCATGCGACTGGATGATATCCCGCTCCACGCTTTGAATACCTGCGTACATCATATCCATCACGCTGGTTCCCCGATCCCAGGCTGCGGCTTCGTATTCAGAGGAGGCCTGAGCCCAGAGAGAGCAGTCACTAACTATCAGGGAGTCAAGGGAAGCGGCTGATATCGAGGTCACTCCCCGGGATGCCAAGGAGGGGGAGGAGGCTATCGATTCGTTGGAAACCTTGGATTTCACATCCGAGATAAGTTGCAGCAGGTTTTGGTGAGCGGATAGCAGACTTGTGTTTTCCACATAGTCAAGGTTGGTCACCACCGGAGGGGCTATGCTGGTCTGAACACTTCCAATACCGGTGGCCGGAGGGTCGGCAACCAGTTTTTTCTTCTTGGTAATATCGGAGAGGTTCACGCAATCCTCCTAGAACGAGGACCTGGAAATATTTCCTATCGACCCTCTTGAAAAGCCGGACCAAATTCCCCTGTCGGTCATGCCGCCTCGCATCCCCCTGAACATATCCTTCTCCAACTTTAACGTCCTTTTGGATGGAACGATTTTGGGAAGAGGCAGCGCATAGCTCTTCGTGGCTTTGACGTACTGCAGCTTGTCCTGATAATGAGAATGAAGAGCATAACACGCCAGACCGCACGCATCGATTATATGTTCGTTTCTTCTGGTGGTCCTTATTATATTGGACCCCATCCCCACGATCTTGTAGTCCTTGAGCTGCTTGTCAAATATTCTATCGTAAACGCTAATCTCAAGCAGACCGTCCTCAAGGAGCTTCAACAGAGTATTTATCATGACGGTCTTAAATTGTTTTTTTACAGGCTTTCCGTCAACCGGGTCGTTGATTACGACATTCTCATTAAAGTTAAATCCCACGACTTTGGTGGCCAGTCCGGAGGAGGCGTTATTCTTTCCGTACAGTTTAAGCTCCTCGACCGCATGTTCGCCATATCCCCTGTCCACATATATGAACTCAGGATCGAACGATTCGTTCAGCGCGATAACCCTCTTGACTGCATTGGTCAAAGTGTAATCGCTTCGGGGAACCTCCTCCCTGTAGATAAGCCTGTACTTTGTCTGGCCCGGCACGAGCTCCACTATGCAGATATTGACCCCGGCCTGATACTTATCCCAGTCCACGCCCATCGCCCTATGAGCGCTCCCTCTTGGCGAGCCCCTCTCCACATATCTGTAATCAACCTTGGCTCTTTCTATGTCCTTCACTCTGAAGGCGCTGAACCCGGCTTCAAGAAACTCAGCCAGATACTCGCAGGTGAACTCCATGTCGGTGGACAGGCTCCGTCTCTCGTCTATGTCCTCCTCAGTGAAGTCGGGGTTCTCGGTAATGGGAACGTGTATCTGATACCACTGTCCGGAAGTGTCACTGCACCATTCAAAAAATCTTCCCTTTTGCTCGGCAGGCGTGCTGCCTATGATGGCCCTTACTTCAAGACCGTCCGCGCTCTTGTACTTGTCTCCAAGTATGATAGGGGTCAAAGCCTTGAAGTCTCCATCCTGCATATAAGCGGCCTCGTCAACCAGCACCATGTTCGCACCCTTGCCTCGAAGGGCGCGGCCTTCCTTGTTGCCGCCCGTTCCAGTGGTCCTTCCCTTTATGGTGGAGCCGTTCTTAAACTTAATCAGGTGGGGGAATTTGGTTCTTTCCTGGAGAGCATCGGATAGAACCGGGGTGGAGTTTATAAACTCATTGATAACTTCAAACAGCTCGGTCACCTTGTCATCATCGGGACAGGCTATAAGCACATCATAATACTTATGAACGGAGACGGCCCACAGAGCCAGCACCGCCATGGAATACGACTTGCCTCCGCGTCTATGGGCCCTTATCACAATCCTCTTCTCATTACAAGATAGGATTCTTCTTTCCAAATAGTTGGCTTTGAAATTCTCTCCGCTTGCCGGATCCTTAAGAAAAGCTTCGGCCCACAGCAGAGGGGATGATAAGATTTCGCCTAGTTTTCTTACATCCTCGGAATCCATTCCTACTTCCCGTTGGAACTTTGGTAGCTGTCATAGTTCGGAGGCATGCCAATCTTATTGGCGAGAGCGGGTTTGACTCTGTTGCCGCCATTCTTCGCTGGAACTCCGGGGCCACCCTGACCGTCACCGGCACCGTACGTGGACTTGTAGTCGGGCGGAACCTTGTCCAGTTTCTTCGTAATCGGGGACACTCTGGGTACCTGGGCGGTTCCACTGTTTCCACCGCCTTTTGCAGGAACGCTCTTCGGTGATCGCTTGTCTACGTTTGCCATTATTTTCTCCTTGGAGAACTTGTTCTCTCCTCTGTATTATAGCCTCAGTTGCTCTATGAATCTTAATTGAAAATTAGGTTGGGTGGGATCATAGGCTCCCACGGGATAGGTAATCCGAGCAACCCATCCTATCAAAGGATTAACCACCTGGTTAAAGGATATCGAAGCCTCCCCCGCCACGTTGGTGTATGTGCTGTAGACAATAGGCCCCGGATTGGTCACCGACCCCGACCCTGGAAACACCTCGATAAGAACACCGGATACCGCAGTGGAGTATCCGCGCGCGTCAGGTTTGCTCGGGTAAGGTCCGAATGTTATTGTAGTGCTTACTTGGTTATCTCCCTGCATGTCCGTCTCCTCGAAGCATAAATCTTTATTGTCTTCTGGCGTATCTCCTAGCCATCGCTCCGGCCTCCGACCCCAGCATGGAGTTCGCCCCGTTCAAAGTTTGGAGCCCTCTTTGTTGCGCTCTCAATGTCCAGTCCGAATGCTCGAAGCTTTGAGAGAAGGGCGTGGACGCCATTCTGAACTGGGTGTTTCTCGCCTGCACCAGTCCGGATGAAAGGTGAATCACAGCCGGAGTCATCGATAGTATCTGTCCGGCAATATACCCAAGACCCGCCTCCGAAGTTCCTATCAACGCCACGGTAAGCCAGTTCTTGGCCACTATATCCTTTGTTGCCGCCCAAAACGCGCTATGATGCTGAGCCTTGGCCTCCCTCCCCGCACGTATCGCGGATTCGGCCGCTCCGATATAGTTGTATGCATTCAGACTAAATCTTATGGGATCCACGTTGCGCTCCTATCACTTGTTATTATAGTACATCGATAAGGCCAGATATCCATCACCGCCTAAATCCGGGCCCGACAGCGACAGAGGGGTGATCACACGCTGTCGCTTCCTGTCCTCCTTTGGCGAATCCCAATAGTTTCGTATGGTGAAGTATGCCGCTGAAAGAGCCGCGCCTTGAAATAGTCTTTTTCTAAGAGTCCTGTTTAGAACGTAATGGTACCTCGAGCGCGCACGTCTTTGCTCGAAAGCCTCATCACTCTCACCCGGCCCTTGCTCATATTTGTAACCTAACTTGTCAAGAAGATTCTTCTCATCCGAGGTGAAGTTCTCCGGATGTAGCGAGGCCCCCTCTCCTCTGTTCTCTATGGTCCGAAGAACGGCTGTGATTCTAGGATCCTCCTTCAATCTCATCGGGGCCGGATCCCCTCCCATCATCACACGCTCCCAGAACCCCACAGCCATCAAAGGAACGCTTAAAATGGCTTTTCCGATCTTTTTCAGGCCTTCACCTCTGTTCCGTCTTACAACTGAGCCATCGGAACCAATTCCAAACTCAAGTCTGGAAATCCCTACAGCTACCGCACGGATACCCCCAATAGTGGCGCTAAACATGCCTTTGACTGCGTTACCGGCCCCTTTCCAAAGATAATCCTCGAGATTGCTTCGAATTATCATGGAGCGAGTCCACAGGGGATATGCGACATGATCCCTCAGCGGAGCCCAAACATGGTCGCCCATGTAGCGCTTGAATGCCGACCATAGTCCTCTGAAATATCCGTTCATAAATTTTACGGCTCAAGCCCTCCGCTGTTTAAACAGCGCAAGGCGCATGCCGCCTCCTTTTCAACAATTCTATTTTCGAGGGAGCAGTTCCCCTAGCAGGGGATCCGCTATGATAACCGACTGGGTTTTAAGATTACCTAACACTTTGGAGGGGTCTGTTGCGGTTGGCGTCCAATTCTTTTTGAGCGAGGGGCTGTTATTTCTAGAGCCGGAAGGCGAGGGCTTTGAATTGGACGGCCGGCCTCCGCCAGGTTTTTTACTCATCAGTCTGTCTCCTTGTCCGAAGAATCATCCTTGGAGGATCCTCTTCCTCCGCGGAGCGATTCCATCTTCCTTTCCGAATTATATTGCGCAAGCACCTGAGTCATCACGTTCGTTATATCGCTTTCGCCCATGGACTTTCTCTCGGCCTCTTTTCTAGCCTGCCGTGACGCCAATAGAAGCTGATAGTGTTTGTTTATATCCTGTCTTAGCCTTCTCTGCTGTTCCAGGAGCTGGCTTGGTTGCCTGGAGTTATGTCTCAGTCCCGTCTTGGAGTCCGTACCTGCAACCATAACCTCCACCGGAGCCTCCTTGCGCTTAAGCTTGTCGCACTCCGTAAGTTGTATCTGCAGCCTTACAAGGTCGTTCACCATTTGAATGTCGGTGTAGTCCTCGGGCCTTATATCCAAATCATTGACATACCCGGCAAAATGTCTGAAGGCGTCCACTATCTCCAACGGGCATCCGTGCCCCACCCATCTTCCAACAGTGGAATTTTTAACCAAGGGGCACTCACCGCTGAAGTCGCACTCCTCGCCTTTGCAAAGCAGGGGCACCGTGGTGTAAATCGTTAGCTGCTCCTCCACATTGGAAAGCTCCTCGGCACTCCAGTTAAGGACATAGTACCGCTTTCTTCTCATCTGAATGACTTCGGGCGGCCTGTAGTAATACTCTCCGGACTCGTCCTTCACATCGAAATTGGAGAAGTCTATTCTCAACGAGCCCATAACAGTCTTTATATTTTTCTTTGACGCCATATATTCCTCTTACAGGTAGCTCACGTCCCTCGAGTTACAAGTAACCCGCGTCCCTCGAGTTGCAATCAACTCGCGTCCCTCGAATTACAAGTAATTCGAGTCTCCGTGAGTTATAACTAACTCACGGGTCCCTCGAGTTACAAGTAACTCGAGTCTCTGGTAAGTCGGTTCCTCCAAGGTACACTAATAAGTAGCGGACGAAAACAATTGTTTTCATTAAGATTGCGACTGGCCGCTAAAATGCGAAGACCGTAGTGTGAGGAAACTTAACGGAACAAGGAAGTCAGGTCCCGATTACTTGCGTGATCTCACCGAACCGGATCTCCGTCTATTGAGAGAATTCAGATCGTAATCGAACTTTCTAAAGGTGACCACGTATACTATGGTTCTTAAGGAAATATCGGACCCAAAACCTTTCCTGGAAGACTTAAAGCTATCACCGGAGGAGTGGGCCGAGCTATTGATAAGGTATTTGAAGTAGTTGACCACCGCTCGCCCGCTATTGATATTCTCTATGGCGTTGTCATAATCCTCCTGGGATATGTTGGAGATGGCGCACTTCTTAATGCTTATCACTTCAAGCAGCCCTTTTCTTCGGTTCTCGCTTTTCGTGCGCACGTCAATGATGTCTCCGAGAAGCAACGCATCCTGAAGGCCGCTGCTGGCCGCGTTTAGGGAGTAGCCGTTTCGGGAATCCGTAGGGTTGGACTCATGACCTCTCGGGACGGGAGAATTACTTTGTAAATCTCCCGGGGTCGGGGACTCGGCTTGCAAATCCCCCCGGTCAGGGCGGCTCGGATCCTCCGGGATGACGTAGCCTGCGGACTCCGTCCGTCCGCCATGCCGTCCGGCCCTGGCGGGATCACGCTCGGCCATTACGAATATGGATATGCGATCCATTTTTTCATATCGATCAAGCAGCGACTCGGGAATAACAAAAGTGCGCATGGCGTTTATCCTATCGAAATTTCATTGACCGCAATCCGGGGTGGTAACCAAATCCCGTACGTCTTGGGACATAGGCCCCACTATGGCTTAGGGCCGGCCCACCTCCCCCGGTGTAATCCAAAAATCATCCTATTCAAAGTGTCACACTCATATTATAGGCTATTTTCCTCAGGGCGTGAGATGACGCACACCCATGCAAATCACATCGTACGCCACCAATAACCCCATCACGATCAGATACCCCCGCAAAACATAAAGGGAGAACTTGACGCTCCTGCTCATTGGCATCGGACCAAGGGCGTCCGCGCTGACCTTCTCCTCCGGCTCATCAAACAGAGGATGCACTACGTAATAAACTTCGTCCCGTCTTGACTCCCCATTGTCTTACCCTCCCTAGCCGGAACAACTCGGCCCCTTCGTAAAAGATTGTTTACACACCTGTTAGATTTATGCAAGCAGCTAATACGCCAATTCAAGTCCGCCATCGGACCGATCGATGCACCTAGCGAGGATTGTCGGAGGAGAGAGCGGGGTTGCGGTTCAGCCCCGCTCTCGGGGTGTGAGTTACAAGTAACCCACAGGATGGGGATATAAAGCGAAGTTACCGTGTCTCACTTTAATTATAGCACATATAATCTCACCTCATGAGTCATAACTAACTCATGGAGGCGTGAGTTACAAGTAACTCACGGGTCCCTCGAATTACAAGTAATTCGCGTCCCTCGAGTTACAAGTAACTCGAGCCCCTGAATTTCCTCAAACGTCTTATCGGAACCACCAGGCATATGTCCCTCTCCAAAGGCTTTCCGGGCAAGCTCTCCTTAAGATTGAGATGCTTGTAGCTAACCCTCCCGACCTTCAGGAACTCCCCCACGCTCATCCACCCGAGAAGCGAAGCCTCTAGAATCCTGAACCTCACATTCGAACCCCTAAGTTGTTCCAAGCCGTAGGATTTATAAAGTAATTCTCCCATCTCAAGCCCATTACAAGATGACGAACAATCACCGGAGAGGTGGCCGGGCTTATTCTCAATCTTCGGAGCCACGCCAATCCTGACCGCAACGACAACGGAGTTAAGTCCCGCCCTAAGCAGACACACCTTTGGTATCCACACACTGTCAAGCTGAGGCCCTATCGACTTGCAAACAACCCCTCTTCCATCCGGAAGAACCCCATCCACATTCGACCCATCCCCCTTTCCTCCGTAAGCGTTGAAGTCCATTGTCGCTCCCAGCATCAGTTCGACAAGAAGCTCCCCCACCGCTCCCATGAAATGCTTTTCCAAAGGCGTCCTTCCCCTGCATACCGTCTGGTTCGTCTTCGCCCCGTTCCTCTCCAAGGCTATGCGCAAAGCTCTTTCCTCTATTTGTTTTATTTTGTCAATTTCCATAATTCCAATTATACCTAGTTTTCCATGGAAAAAGCAACCCGTAAGTTAGTTATAACTTACGCCTCCGTGAGATTTACGCAAGTAATTCTCACGTCTTGACGCTTCAAATCTCAAGTTCAGTACTTCAAACCTGGAATTCAGCTTTTCAAATCCAGAATTCAGTACTTCAAAATCTCAAGTTCAGCCCTTTAAATCTGGAATTCAAATCCTGAAGTCAGTCCTTAAAATCTGGAATTCAGTACTTTAAAGCCGGAATTCAGTACTAGGTGTACTGGTGGGGAATACGGGGGGATATTCCCGTTTTGCCCACGGTAACATCACGTGGCGACTTTGGGACAAGCCAACGCGCCCCCACGCCACAAGGAGACTCAAATGAAACGCTTTCTCGTTGTTGTTGGTTTTGTTACCATCCTTGCGGTCCTCGTGACCGCAACGCTGTTGTTTGTCGAGAGATTCACATCACACAAGCCCATGACCGCGTTGCGGTTATGGGTCAAAGACGTCCGCGCTATGGCGGACGCGGGCGTCACTGCAGCGAAAGCTGCAGCACCGAAAAAGGCCAAACCGACCGCGAAGAAGTAACTCGCGGTCGATGAGGATTGGGAGGGTCTAACGACCCTCCCTTTCCTCATGTGTGGCGATTGGACCAAAGGGCATAGCCCTCCACGCCACAAGGAGACTCAAATGAAACGCTTTCTCGTTGTTGTTGGTTTTGTTACCATCCTTGCGGTCCTCGTGACCGCAACGCTGTTGTTTGTCGAGAGATTCACATCACACAAGCCCATGACCGCGTTGCGGTTATGGGTCAAAGACGTCCGCGCTATGGCGGACGCGGGCGTCACTGCAGCGAAAGCTGCAGCACCGAAAAAGGCCAAACCGACCGCGAAGAAGTAACTCGCGGTCGATGAGGATTGGGAGGGTCTAACGACCCTCCCTTTCCTCATGTAACGTGGCGAACTACTATGGGACAAGCCAACGCGCCCCCACGCCACGAGAAAGGACGTAAAGATGTTGTTGATAGTCGTTGTTATTTCCCTCCTGGCCCTTTACGGGCTCGGAGTGGCCATCATCTCCGCTTCGAAAGAGGCGGAGAGCTTTATCTCCGCCTCATTGGCGGAGATCGCTAAAGCTTCTATCTCCCAGGCTTCAACCTGGGAGGCGGATGGTAAGAACATCCGCTTTTCGTTTCTACGGGGAACCAACCTGCACTTTGGGGTGCAGGGCGATACCGCATTTGTTCTGGTACCCGATGCGGGTACCGGTGAATTTATCACCGTCCGCCTCAACGCCCGGGCATACGCCCGGGCTAAGGCGGTCTGTTACGGTGAGCTCCCCCCAGCGGCTGAGCTGGAGGGAGAGACCTGGATACCGGACTCCAGAGGTATGAGGTTCTCCATGCAAATGGGAGAGAACCTCGTGCACTTTGGAGTGCACGAGGGAGTCCCCTACCTCGTGGCGGGTGATCCCGCCACGGGGGTTGTAGTTCGTCTGACGGAGCGGGCTTATGCCCGCTTCGAGGGGGAATTCTTCCGCATTCATGCGGGAGAAATTCCCAACCGCTGGAGATAAGCGGAAGGGGATTGAGGATTGGGAGGGTCTAACGACCCTCCCTTTTCTCATGTGACATCCTAAACGGAAAGGAGGTGATTAGGATGCTGTGGCTCATGATGTTGGGAATGGTGGTCCTCGCGGTGGAGTTAGCTGTCCACCGCGGGTGGATCGATTTCTCGGGCTACCCGGCTGATCCGGATAAATACGTTCCGGACCAGCCTATCGACTGGCCCGAGGACTAAGAGGATTGGGAGGGTCTAACGACCCTCCCTTTCCTCGTGTGAGATTTTAAATTCATAAGAAAGGAGCGAGGAAGATGAAGCTCTTCCACGGAACGAACCAGGTTCTATCGGAGCTGCTCCCTCCCTGTGACACGGGGAATCAGAGAGAGCTCCGCAGCCGTAACCTGGGAGTGGTCTTCGCCACTTCCGACTTTGGCGTGGCTCTGCGCTATGCGCAGGACGCTGCCAAGCGGTTGGGCGGCAGCCCGGTAGTTCTTGAGGTTACCGGTGACTTCCGGCCGTGGAAGAATAAGCCCGGATGCACTATCTTCATCGCTCCTTCCGCTCAGGTTGTCGGTATTAGAAAGGAGGTGAGGGGAAATGAATAGTATTAGTCTTGGACTAGTGGCGGAAGCCCTGGACTATGTGTCCTGGGAATCCGACCTGATCGCTAAGCTTCAAGACGAGCCCGTACTATCGTTCCCCTTCACCTCCTCTGTTGACTTAGGCCTTGGTCTGGCTTGGGAGTATTATGCCAAGGCTATGTCTCGAAGACGCGAGCCGCTTTCCGAGGAGCGGTTCGTGCGTCATTTCTCCCGCCAGGATGGCGTGGCCTACGGGGATATTTTCTCCGGTTGGCTGTTGGGGTCCCAAGTCGGAGACCTATTCGCCATCTCGCACTTCGCCCCCGCTTCGATGCGGAGTGGTGTGAAGTTGCTTGAGGCCTTGGCGGGAGAATCCATCAAGTCCGTCATGATGGTGACGGACGATCTGGTCGGTATGCTCGACCGTATCTCCGGCTGGCACCTGATTGCCTCCGGGATTCCTATGACCTTCCGTGATGAAGTGGTCATGAAGACAGTCTTTGTGAATGACTGTCTGTTCTCGGAAGGGCGTGCCGCATTGTTCCAGCGCATGGGGCAGTTGCTTGGACGATAGCCCCTTATGTGTTGGAAGTATCACCGGGAAGTGGCCGGGCATAGGGATTAGCCTGAGCCCTTGTTAGGCCGTTGTATCGGCCGGCTTCCTGGCTCGGGGTCTAACGACCCTCCCTTTTTTCATGTGTGGCGTATGGGATAAAGGCCAACGTGCCTCCCTCGCCATAGGAGAATATTATGGAAGTAGTTTACTATACGGCAGTTTTTATACTGTCGTATGCATTGATTCGCTGGGCGGTGGGCCTTCCCCGCCCGGCTGTCAAGCAGTTGGAGTTGAGGAGTCTGGTACTCCTCAGCTATGTCGTGTCTCAGGACATGTCTGACTTTTATGAGAAATCGGACATGTCCTATCTGCAGAGCTTTTTAATCGATGTTTCCAGCGAAGTTGTGAGTAGCTGGAGACAGCTTAAGTCCAGAGATCCAGATTCGTTATTTAGATCCCTGGATTCGAGCATAGCCCGCCTTAAGGACTATGCGTCTGTGGTTGCCGACATGGAGGGAGACGAGGCTTATGTAAGCCTCGTGGACTCCATGGGGCACAATTTGAAAGTGATGTTAGAGTATACCCTCGTTCAAGAGGGTATACTCTAGTTTCTTATCACCGGAGGGTGGGCCGAGACACACCTCTTCCGGCTCGATTACGTGACGCATTACTTAAGTAATGCATCGCGTATTCGGTGCCGGGCTCGGCCCAAGGGGTTCGTGATTATCCCCTCTGCCCGGCCCACTCCCCGGTGGTTTACTATTCACCTCTTGACGGGTGAATACGTTGAGGGTCTAACGACCCTCCCTTTTCTTATGTATGGCGAAACTGGACTAAAGGGCATAGCCCTCCACGCCATAGGAGGAAACCATGAAACGGTTTCTGTTTCTTGTTGGGCTGCTTGCAACTCTTGCAGCCCTGGGGGTTGCGGTTCTGTTATTGATTGAGCGGGTTACCTCCCGCAAGCCACTCAAAGCCTCGATGCTCTGGGTGGCTGATCTCCGCGCGATGTACCGCGCGGGGGTTAGTGCAGCGAAAGCTGCACGCCCGAAGGAGACCACCACTAAGAAGTAAGTGGTGGTGATCGGATTGGGAGGGTCTAACGACCCTCCCTTTTTTCATGGATGGCGATAGGATTAAAGGGCATAGCCCTCCACGCCATGGGAGAATACGATGATTATAAGAATCATCGTAAATGCCCGGATTCGCTCCGGGCGTTTTCTGGAGCACCTGATGAAGCAGGTGCTCCGCAGTGAGGACAGAGTCCTCACTTCTAACTCCCCGTTGGTCGGGGAGTTAGCGGCCAGGAATGGCTGGCCGTTTGTCCCCTTTGATAGAAATGTGAAGTACGAGGGCGTACTTCACATCGCCCTTGAAGGCGATATGAAGGACTCCCAAATGAGGGAGTTCTTCTCGGCCCGCTTTGGGCCGAAATATGTGGAGCGGGTTGTTCCCGCTCCGATGAGCGTGGCCGCTGAAATGGCGGCCAATAAATTGTTCGCTCTCCCGGTTGTCCCCGGGAGGGTGAACTATGTTGACTTTGTTTCCAATGGACGGAAGTTCCGTCTGTTGGACCAGAACCCCAAGACGGGTTCCGTGTTTGCTAGAGCCCTGACAAAGGGCTGGCGAATCGCCTGGGTCATTGACCCGGGCGTGAATGGTCCGGGCTACACCGGGGATGCTGTCTGGACTATCCCCGGTGATAGTCAAGTTTGTTTTGGCACCAAGGCCATGTTGAAGGCCTTGGTGACCGGTCAGGAGGTGATGCCCTTCTGACCGGAACGGGAGTCAGTTTCCCCGGTCGACTGACTCCCGGCTGTCATGACCGGGTTGACCGTTCCCCGGTCATTCTGATTGTGCCTTCGGCACTTTAGAATGGCCGGAGTGTGTCGGATCCACGAAGGAATTTGAACAAGGTTTTTAGGTTTTTCAATAAAAAACCTTTAAAAACCTTTAAAAACTCCAAATCCCGATGGACTAGGGGGATTTGAAGCCCTGGTGGGTTTCAAATACTCTGGTCCCAGGGATCCGATTATGATAAAATTATTTTTATAGGGGCTTAAGGAAGCCCCGGAAAGGAAAAATGAAATGCAAAAGTTCGAGCAATACTTTGATCTTCTCTTCCAAGCGGAAGAGCTGGTCTGGGGGATGGCAACCCCGGACCAAAAGTTGTTTGTCCACAAGTTTGCCCGTGCATACGGGCACTTGTGGGCTGTATCGATTTCTGAGGAAGAGGCTTTAAGCCTTTCCCTCAGTGAGATTAAATTGATCGCTGCCTCTCGGCAGCGACCGAACCTCCCAGCTGGGATAGAATATCCCAGCGTAGCCCAAGGGTGGTCCATTGCGGGCCACGGGCTGGGATACATTCATACCACCCAAACGGGGCGAATTCACGTATTCGTCCCATTTGGGGCGGATACGGATTGGGTCTCCGTTGCGGTCGCAAGACCCGGGGGGGCCTATCTCGAGACGGCCCTCGACTATGAGGGCCACGTCTTGGCCTTTGATCTGCGGGGTGACCGCTGGTTCAAGCGCCATGAGCGCGCTTGGGCTAATGTAATCCGGGCATTGTTCCCGGACTTGAGGGGTGGGGAGTTTCCACAATTCCCCGTTGAAGTAGAGTTTGATGACTGAACGGGGAACTTCGGGGCGGAGAAATCCGCCCCGATTTTTTTATGTATGCCGGGGGTTTGGACCGGCATACACTTAGAAATGTCGTTCGGGGCGGAGAAATCCGTCCCGGTTTTTTTATGCGTGCCGGTCGTTAGGACCGGCATACACTTAAAAAATTTCTTATTGGGGCTTGGAAAGCCCCGGAAAGGATGAATGAAATGAGTACAATAGAAATTGGGATTTTCGGCTATGACGAGGAGCAGTTCTCGATAACTGCTCAACCCGTCCGAGGTAAACCCTCAACCCGGGAAGACCGGGAGGAGGGTTGGGTCCTCAAAACCGAGGACGATCCCCGAGGTGGGACGTATTGTCTCACTTTGAAGGACTGTCTTCGGGTGGCCAAATCCTTGGACGGGGTTGTCATAGACCCCGCAGCCGAGGAAAAGGCTGGTGCGGAATGGGAGGACTTGAAAAAGTCCTACCTGTTCCCCATAACCGGCTCTAAAGCCGGTGTTATTCGGGATGAGGAGAACAATCTCCTCATCATGAGATGGGGGTGGATGAAGGGAATACCCTTCGTGACGACCTCAGCGGAGATTTTTCCCTCCGATATAGGGAGGGAGGAAATCCTGAGTTTCGAAGAAATTAATCCGGACGAGGTAGCCGCGAGGCTGCTCAATCCGGACCAATTTACCCCCATCAATTACTTCCACACCTACAAGGTGTGGACAGCATGTACGGAGGTTGAGGTGACCGTTTGCACCGGTCCAACCTCCGTTTCCCCCTCGGAGAGCGCCTTGCAAGCGCTCAACGAGGCTTACGAGATTGAAGGAGAGGGCCATGGATACGCCCAGGCTCTCGAAGCCTTCCTGGACGCCAAGGAGGACGAAAGTCTTGCCTTGGTGGAGAAAGAAATCGAGGGGGAAGAGGGCTGAAATGTCAGACCTCTGACCCCTCACTATGAAGGGAGGAGACAGGCTCCTCCCGGAAAGGTTAGTGAAATGTATACATACTTGAGTAATGCGTTCTCCATCCAAATGCTGGATGGAGACGTCACTGTCTCCTTCGCACGAATTAGTGCGGAGGAGGCTCGAGAGATATTATCCTATGGCTTTACATCGGCCATAGGACACCCGGACACCGCGAATGTGGTGTCGGGGATCTTGAGGATACCGGTACCCGTTAACCGGATATCGGTGAAATTAGGCAATGACGATCGGTTAATCGTGGCTCAGTATGTTGGGCCACGATTGCCGGAGGGGGCGACAGAGCTCCCTTCGGGAGCGCGGATAGAATTCTACAAGGTCGTTCTGTCCAAGTGACGGGACGGCCAAGATCAATTTACGAGAGGGACCGGTTGGAAAACCGGTTCCTTTCGTGTCCGAGAGTTACAAGTAACTCTCGTCTTTTCAATTCATACAATTCATAGGGGTTAAGGAGCCCCGGAAAGGACAGTTAGAAAAATGTACGAGTTTATTAAGAAGTCCGAGCAGCCCGAGTGGTTGAGGGCGGCTCTAAAGGAAGTTGCTGGAAACTCGCTGGACGGCAGAGTTTACGTGATCAAGCCGTCCACTGGATCGAATGACCCCGATTATGGGGTCGACATTGATCCCGTTCTTCAGGGTGCGGTTACCCTGATGAACAAAGTTCGGGTTGAGTTTAGCGGGGAGTTCTTCCTCGCCACGCAACTCGAACGAGTAGGGCAGGCCGCAAGACCGGTCTGCCGGTGCATCGTACAAGCCAAAGAGGGTGCAGCTCGCTTCCCGGTCATCAATGGCCGGTTCGGGCTGTTCCCACAATCGTTGCTCATCCGTTCGAGCAACGTTATAGCAATATTGGAAACTCCGGAGGCAAAGTTGAAGTCTCTGCTGTCCGGTGGCAAGTTAATTGACCCGAACGGGATTTATGCATCCCTTCGGGCGATTGAAGAGTGGAAGCAGTTCTACTCTTCATACGCAAGAAAGAATGGTCAGTATTGGAACTGGCTTGGCGTGTCTCTAACGCCATCCAGTAGGTCAGTACTGGCCCAAGCTTCCGCCCAAGTGGCGGATGTCGTGATTAAAATCGGAGGGGCTGAATACCCCTTCGTGCCTAGCATTAATACTCGGACGGTGGCACCGGAAACACCGGTGTTACCGTTCGAGGAAATACCGGAGCGCGCTTTCGAAGCTGACGCTCCGGAAGTGAAGCAGGGGGTATTGGGATAATACCCCTTTTGGTAACTGGAAAGGATCAGTCCACGGAAGGATTGATCCTTTCCTTTTTCGAGAGATGGAGGTATGATGATGCCTCAGGAGTTCTTTGTAAAAGAACCCTCCCTGTGCCCCAGGGAGGGTAACGTGTTCACCATTCGGATTGACAATCCGGAAAAGCTGGTGAACACGGTTCTTCACCAGATCGCAAGACCGGAAGAAATTCCGGTCTTTAAAATCGGGGGAGCTCGAGTGAAGCTTCCCCCGATCGAAGTTTTCGGCCTCATCCCGCAGGATTTGTGGGACGGGGAAGGGCATAAAGTCGGGACGGTTGTGGAACTGCCCGACAGCTTGCGGGCTCTCGACACCCTGCTTGGAAATGTTAAAGCAGGGCGGTTGAGCGAGGGGCAGAGAGATCGGGCTCTGTCCTTGGTATTGGGCGGTATGAAAGCTCATGTGTATGAGCTTACCCATCCCCGCGTTAAAACCCCCGGGCTGATGGGCTTCGCCCTTGGGGCGGACAGTCAGCTCGGGGAGAAAGAAATAGCAATCAGCTCCCGCCAAGCGGGAAGACTGATTGCAAAGTTATTTCGCACCGGAGACAGGGGCGGCCTACTCGAGTATTTGCTTACTCGGGTTGAGCCGTTCCTGGCGCTGGCGGGGCGCGACCTGTCCTCCAGGCTTCGTTCCGGTGCGCGCCCGAGCGAGGAGGACAGGAAAGTAATCCGTCAAATAGCCCTCGGGCTCGATGGGGTGGCTGTCTTTGGCGTTCGATATCCGAATGCCAGCAGTACGTCCCACGAGCTGAAGACGCTCCGGATTTATAAAGGAGCGCCCGGGGACTATATTTATATCTCCCCAGTCGCCCTGGTGCGGAGGCATCAGGGCGATTGTGATGGGGACCGTCTGGGAATTCACTTCGTCCCCCGTGTGGTGGACGGGGTGACCAAGTCCCCGCATCCCCTCATTTGGAGACGCGAATATCAAAGCGCGCATTCCGCTTTCAATCTTGACGATTTAGTTGTCCCCGAGGGGAAATCCGACCTTGAAATCATGGCCGGGTTCTCCGAGCGGGGCCGGTGGGTCGGGATGCTCACCTATAATTTCTGGCTTCTCTTCCTAGCGCTTTCCAATCATTGGAGGGAGCTAGGAATGGAGGCACCGGACAAGCTCTGTCCGGTTGTCCTTGACCTATTCACGCCTCTGGTCGAGGGCGTCATGAACGCCCGAAAGGGCCAAGGGGCCGGTACGATAGATGGCGAGAGCCTGGCCGCTCAGGTCTGCGAGATGTTCGCAGGCCAACGAGATATGGACAGGGTTCTCGCCCGTCTTCCCATGAAGGAAGACGAAAGTGAATATGATGAGGAGAAGTTCTCCAAGTCTCAGTTAAGATTTCTGAGACGAGGGCTTCTCCTCGTCTCCGGGGGGAACCAACGGGTTCGGTTGAATGCGGCCAATGCCGCGTGTTCGGACCCGGTTCGCCTCGCATTCGCCCTCCGGTTCAAAGAGAGGGCGATGAAAATGCTAATAAACCAAATCGGAGAGCGGAGCCTCTCCGAAACTATCCTAAATAGCTTGCTGGTCCAAGGCAAGCTTCCGTGGAAGGCCGGCAGGACGCTGACCTTCGCGGATGTCAATGGAACCTCGGCTGATTTCATATCGGCCGAGGAGGAGTTTTAGTCATGAAGAACATGAAAATTCACTCATTTAAGGAAGCCCTCGGCTTCCTTGAAAAAGCGGGGATAAAGTTCACCCCGCTAACGGGTGTAAGAGGTGACATCGATACGGTCGATGTCATCTATCGAGGGGTTCGTTTTCCCCTCATAGTCCCGACTGTCACTCCTTTAGGAGACGACACGTTCGGGGAGATTGTTGAGGTCGGAGAGGCCCATGAAGGCCCCGATGGCCTCGTTAGAACGCGTAGGATATTTCATCCTACGCTAAATAACTCCGAAGTCAGGAAGCTTCGGAGATTTATGGCAGAGGAGGACGTAAAATCCGTCCTCGCTTCCGGAAGCTGGTTCGTTACAGGCTTCTGGAACGCATATGCGGAGGCGCTCGCGAAGGCGCACTTCTCCGCTGAAGCGATGCCGAGGCTTAGCTCCTCGTGGGCGGCTAGCCTCTTCAACAAGAATGTTCAGATTTTGCTGGCTTCTCTCGAGCTAGTAAAATCCGATGCCCACGCCCAGGCCCATGGACGGGTTTGGGTTCTCGCGTATCCCGGAAGGGATACAGCTCAGTCTCATGGAGGAGCGATAATCTCCGACCGCCTCAGCCCGGAGGTGGTCGAATATACTAGAAGGGCTTTCCACAAATTCGCAGCGGAACATCGTTGCGATATTATCACCACCGGGAAGGGCCACCCCGGTCGGAAGGTTGTATTCGCCCCGAAAGGGGTGAGCCCGAGCCTCTCAAGGCTCTGGGTCTGGCCGAATTTTGGCTGTCAAGCGCGGTCGCCACGTGAAATGTTCACTGGCGTCCCGAACGCCCAACAGTTTGTTAACGACCGAGGCGTTACGCCTCGGGTGACCTCCCTTGAGGGAGGGCCGGACTTCCTATCCGGTCGCATAAAATTCGTCAATGCTGCATTTCTAAGCTTTGACGAAGTAGTAACAAAAGATCCGGACGGGAAACCGTTGAATGTTGACCAGGTCCTTGGTACGGGCTGGTCCCACATCGATGGCATGTTCGATAGCCATCGAGACGAAACGCTCCTCGTCCCGTTCAAGGGCGAGAGCGTGGAGGATATTAAAGCCGCCTTCGGGACGGAATATGTCACGAAGGTATCCCGTCCCGTAGGGAACCTCCAGGAGGTTTCCTGGCAGATTATAAGAAGGGCAACAAATAGGTCCTCAAGAGGGTGGAAGGCCCTCAATCCGGACGCGGTAAAGGGGATGGTCATCCCTGAGCGCGCCCTATTACTAGAGAAGCGGGATAATGAGGACTTCTTCCGTCCGATTTATCTAGTCTTCGCGAGCGAGGCGGTTGTGAAGAAGGAGGCGTCTCGCTCTGTATTGCGGATGCTGGCGTCCCGGCTTCCGCAACCCAAGCAGTTCGACCCTGCAACCCCAAGGGAGAAATTTGGGGAGGTTCTTGCGGGGATACGGGGGGAGCTGAAAGAGATAGGGGATAGCGGATATTCCCGGATCTTCCGCCTTCTCCCGGTGCTCCACGATGAGCACGAGCTAATCAAATCCGCCCTTGAGGTGAAGGTCCTTGGCTTCACCGAGGGGGTGGATGAAGCAGGAGAGCCGATCATTCTCCCGATAGGGGAGAATGAAGTCGGCACGCTCCATGGCGGCCTCGTCCCCGTCATGGATGGAACGTCCGAAGCTAAGGCGGTGGTTGGCGAAATGCCAATCATGCGGATGCCGGAGGACGAACAGTTCGGAGAAGAACTCCGGCTGGATGTGTTACATAACGGGATCCGAATGGACCCGTTTATGGTTCTGGGGAAGGACGAGCTCGAATTCCCCAAGGATGAAAAGATATCGGAGCTTCTGGACTTCGAAGCTCGTCTGGCTCGGGCGATCGAGCAGCAGCCGGTAATGGCCGCTCGTGAACTCGAAGCGGAGGACTGGCTTTCGTAGCCCAAAGCTCCACTTATGATGTTAAAATGTTTTCATAAATCGCCACCGGAGAGTTGGCCAGGGGCTCGCATCTGCGAGACCACTCTTCCGGTTGGCGATGAAATGGCGATCCTGCGTCTCGTGAGGGATGCAGGGTCGCCATTTTTTTTGCGGCCTGCGGGAAGGGACTGGCATTAAGCCGAGTCTCGAAATCCGGAAGCCGCCCGCTGAGTTTGAAATCGATTACTTGAGTAATCCTTCCGAGGAATTACTTGAGTAATTTTTTAATAAGATTTGGAAAGTGAAAGGAAGTCCCGGACTGCAGGCGTGAGTGAAAAGTCTCTCGCCTCTGTCCGGCCCGTGATCGGAGCGGGAAAACGGGAGGGACACGATGAAAGGGAGCATTGGATGCGTTCGAGTCGCGCCCATCTGTCCCTCTCTTCCGATACGCAATTATAGATTTGGCAAGTGAAAGGAAGTTCCGGGTGTCGTGCGCGATGGGTGAAATATCCCCTCGCCTCCGCGCCCCGGCCCGTGATCGGAGCGGGAAAACGGGAGGAGCGGGATGAAGGGAGCATTGGATGCGTTCGAGTCGCGCCCATCCTCTCCTCTCTTCCGATGATTTGGAATACAATATCTGACATAATATTAATTGGAGTGAATTGGAATGGAAAAGACAACTGTTATGGAAGATAGGGTCGTCAAAGTTGGCGACTGGTGGGATGGAGCGAAGCACATTGAATGCTTCGCCATAGAGCACCCGAGCGGATGGGAGATTGAGAAGCGGGTGACACGGTGCATGCCGCATGTGCGCTATCAATCCCTGAATGAAGTGGCTCAGGCCGTCCGAACCCTTTCGGAGGGCAAGGCCGTCATCCATGAACTCATGGGTGAATATACCGCCCCTGATGGCTTGCGGCTGAATATCTACGCACGCCCCTTGGCGGAAAACCTATGGGGCGTGGAGATAGAGAAGACCGGAAAGTCGGAATGGCATCCGGACACCTTCTCTAGTCTGTCAGAAATTAAGGAAATGTTAGGAAGCGGGAAGTTGTTTCCCGCTAATGAGCCAAGCCGGGTATAAGGAAAGACGACTTGGCTGAAATTTTTAGCTACTAGGGCGTTCGTATCGGACCAAATAGTCCGGGCGCCCGGAAAGGACGATAAAATGCATAGATTAGCCTTTTTGGTGGGAGTTGTGATGCTTTCACTCGTTGGACTCGTAATCGTGCTGTTGATTATTCAGCACTTTACGAATCGCAAGCCGCTTAGAGAGACGGTTGATGCGATAAAGGCTGTAGTTACGGCCTTCAAGGATGGAGCGAAGGCTGGATGGAACTCGACAAAGCAGCCGAACGCTCCCTCAGGAGCTCCGGCCGCTGGCAAGGCCTGAAAATCGAGGCGAATACCCCTCCGGGGGTTGATTTTAACGAGGCATCGGGTTGGGCGACCCCCGGTGCCTCTTTTTTTATTGGAACGGGCTATTTTTCACCGGATCCAACATATATGGAGCTCAATATTCTAACTCCATATATGTTGGGGCCGAGAACCGCCCGAATCAAGGAGAAAATTATGGAAATCAAGGGATTTTCCGAGCCGAAAGGCCTTATCGGATCGAAGGATGCGAGACGAAGCGATCCGAACAACCAACTTTTCGGTACGCTCGTCAGAATTAAGAGAAAAGGAGCTCTTCTGGCCTTCAGGGAGCTGAAAAACAAGTGGGAGGGGATGAAATCCGCCTTCCACGATGTTATTTCGGGGATTTCAGCCGCCCATCGGGCGGAAATCGAGGACTCCTTCGAGGATTTGCTGGTCTGGATAATGACGGACCTGGATTTCCTCAAGGAATCGTACGAAAAACTGGAAAGAGCGGACAATTTGGAGGATTTGGCCCTCCGAACCCGGGAATATGACTCCAGAAACCAAAAATTGTCATTGGATGTCGAGAAAATGATAGTTCTTACTGGCGATTTGTATGATTATGTTGAGGATGTTCGGTATTTCTACGTAATCGAGGCCATAATCGCCACAATAGGGGGATTTCTGGGTGATTTGAACAAAATGTTTGAGTGGACGGAGGAGATCGTACGGGAAACGACATTAAGACTGGCCATTGAAAAGGCCCAAAGCGCCCTGTCGAAGGGTTCCGCGCTCAAAACCGATGTTTTATGGTGATTATTAACGCAAAACCGCGTAAGCGGTTCTCACTTGATGAAAGGATGTGAAATGATGACTGTTTTATTTGATATTTTCGCTGTTACTGCCCTGATCCTTTCGATTTTAGGGCTTCGCAATGCGAAAATAACGAAGCCAAAGGAGGAAAAGGGAAGCGGAAAGCGCCTGACGCTCGAAGTCAAGGACGGGACGCTTACTATGGGCACCGATACGGGCTATTCGGTGATCATTCCAGGTGAAAATCTGTCTGAAAAGTCCCTGAAACTTGAAATTACGCACTCGGAGGAGGGCGTAAGCGTGCGAGCGGGGGACGCTTCCGTTGAAAAGGGGACAGGGAAGAGCAAAAATCTTCTGCTGTAGCCCGAATTTTTACTAAAAAGACCGAATTTTTGGATTCGGAGAAAGGAAAAAAGAGAAATGCTTGACTTTGACAAACTAAAAGCCCGAATAGGGCGCGAGAACAAACTGCTTGGGAGGGTTGGAAGAAAAAATCAGCGGCTCGAGGCGCTTACGGAGGAACTGAAGGCCGCGATAGCGGACCTTGAGAGGAACATAGCCGAGGCCGAGGAGGCTATAAGGGAGTACGTAAGCTATGAGAGTGAGAATTAGGCGAATTCCAGTGTTTCCGAACACAAACATGCCGATTTATCGGAGGCCTATCGCTTGCATACGGAATGCCGAGGGCGTCCGGGCTTTAATCCTTGCGGGATTCGGCTGGAGAGTGGATATTGGGAACGAAAAGCACTTTGTGATTCAGGAGGATATGGAGAGGCGTGCCGAAATCATACTCGGCATCCTCTCCGGTGAATAACTTAAGGCGACTGAGAGCCTTTTATGAAAATTCGAGAAAGGAGGTGAGGCTTTATGCCGGTTATGAAACCGATAAAGGTGGCCGAGAAGTTCTCCGAGGATGGAAATAGGAGAACGGAATATTATGCCGTCCGGTATTTGGACGGTTGGAAGATTCAAAAAATAATTACAAAAAGGAAGGAGGATGTGAGTTACAAGTCCTACGAGGACGCGGTGGACGTCATCCAGGCTATGGGCCGAAACCTGACAATGTTCGAGTTCATAGGTGACTTCACCAATGAATATGGGCGAACCGTGCCTATTTACGCGACACCGATAGATGATGGAATGTGGGGCGTGGAGTACGGAAGAGCGGGGACTATTGAGAGGGAGTCAATGGCTTTTGAAAGTCTGGATGCGGTAAGAGAGTGGGCCGAGTGGAAGTATGCGAAGAGTAATTTTCGGTCTTACACTCCCTGACACATTACGAAAGAGACGATAATGACTAGGAAGGCGACAGCGGCCCTCATTCCCGTCAGTGAGAATATGTTAATAGATATTATTAATAATCACCGGGGGAGTGGCCGGGCTCATTGCGAGAACGAGGTGCCGCTTGATTTGACGAGACATGACCTGAGCGGCCTTGATTTGTCGGGTTTGGACCTGAGAAAATGCATTCTGTACGGGTGCAACCTAACTGGAAGCGGTCTCAGGGGGTCTAATTTGTATAGGGCGGACCTAAGGAAGGTTACCGCGCCTGGTGCAATCTTTGACGGTGCGGTTCTGGTAGGGGCGAAGCTTGACGGAGCCATGCTTCGGGAGGCGTCCTTCAGAAACGCGAAGCTGACGAAGGCGGTGCTGACGGGTGCGGTTCTGTGTGACGCGGTTCTTGACGGGGCGTGCATGTTCAAAAGCCGGCTGAGAAAAGCGGACCTCACCCGCGCCAGCTTGAAGGGGGCGGACATGTCGTTTTCCGACATAATCGGAGCCATGTTCGCAAACGCCATCCTTGACGGCTCCGTTATGCTTGACGTGCGCGCCTATCATGCCGACTTCACCCGCGCCAGCCTGAGAAACGTGATGCTTTCATCGAATAGCTATTGCTGCCCCAATATCGAGACGGCCGACTTTACGGGCGCTGAGATTGAGGGCTTCGTTGACGGCTTCGCGGAAACTGTTTTGAGGAAGGCGTGCGCATTACCTAAGTAATGTAGCACGGACCGAGTATGTCATGCATATTTACTAAGAGTAATGGCATACACCGGAGGGATGGCCGGGCATAGGGGTAAACAGCCGAAGCGCGTTCCCGGGAAGCCATTCCCCGCGCGCGATTACTCAAGTAATTAGGGGTGCCAAGCTCAGCAATAAACGGGGTGCATTACTTAAGTAATGTGCAACCAAGCTCAGCCGTAAGTGGATGCATTCGCGCGCGATTTTCTAAGCGGAAAACGGGCTCGGCTGGACGCGCCTAGGCCCGACAAAGACGCGGCTTATTTTGGCCTATTGCGGCCCGTACTCCCCGGTGTAGGTTTGCTCTTCCCGTAGGGAAGAACAAACCGTTATCCCTAGTAATGTGTAACCAAGCTCATCAATAAGCGAGGCAAACCTCACGGGGACATGCCTGAAGGTATGCCCCCCGGCCTCACTCCCCCGGTGATAAAAAATATTTTTTTCACGGGCTTGCACATCCATGAAAAGTATGCTATAATGTATGTGCAAGCTGAAAAATGCTTGCGGCCGATAAGCCCGATCCGATCAGATGGTTAGATGCCGAGGCCCACTAACGGAATTCTGGTTGCGTAGGACTTAGCCCGACATGAAAAACGGGCTGAACGAATGCGGCCTACCACCCGTTAGAGGGGGACACGCTTGGCATGGTGGTGAGGACAGGATCCTTAGGGGGGGATTATGCCCAAACTGCGTCCGAAGCAGGGGGATAGCGAAGTTAAACGCTACGCGATCTACGCTCAGCCTTCGGCTTCGCGTCAATCTCAGCCTTCGGCTTCGATTGATTAATAAATAATAAATTAAAATAAAATAAAAGGTTTAAGTACGTGGGCGTCACGTACTTAAAGAAACGGGGTTGGCACGGGACCCCGCTAGACAGGGAGGCTTGAAACATAGCCTCCCTTTCGCATATGTGACATCATGAAAGGACAGAAAATGGAGAACGATAACGGGAAGGATTGCGCCATGTTATGGGTTGACGGGGCGTGTTCCGGCAACCCCGGGCCCGGAGGATGGGCCGCGCTTGCAATCATTGGCGGAAGAGAGGTGACCGCAAAGGGAAGCGCGCCAGAGACAACCAATAATAGAATGGAGCTTATGGCGCTGCTTCAAGGCCTTAAACTGGTTCCCAAAGAGTTGCCGGTGGTGGTGAAAACGGACAGTGCGTATATCATCACCTGCACAAGGCACTGCAAGGAGCCGGACTGGATTGCAGCCCACAAGAACCCCGGGCTAGTATTGAAAATAGCCAGAGAGCTTGAGGGAAGAAAGGTTCGGATTGAAAAGGTGAAGGCTCATAACGGAGTCCTCATGAACGAGACCGTTGACAGAATGGCCCGTTCCATGATTAGATAGTAACGGAGGCCGATATGGACGATGAATTGAACATATCCGTATTTGAAATAACGGGCGATTCGCATTGCGTGACTTCAAGTGCCGGCCAAAAGGTTTACGACCGACTGGCGCTCGCCCTGAGAAACAAGCGAAACGTCACGCTCTCATTCTGCAATGTAACCGTACTCACCCCGGTGTTTCTTAATACGGCAATCGGCCAGTTGTACGGGAAATTCGACAGAGAGCAAATACGTTCAATGCTCAAGGTCCGGGACTTTCCACCCGATGACCTTGCGCTACTGAAGCGCGTGGTTGACAACGCTACGCAATATTTCAGCGGTCTGCGTAAATTTCCACGGACCGAGGGTGAGGATTCGAAGCGCGAGACTTCAAACTAATTTGCAATTGACATCGAACGGAATGTCAGGGTATAATCAAGGCAATAAAGGCTTTCGGAGGAGAATCGCATGGAACCTAACGAAACTATCGAGGATTTAAAGGATCAGTATCGTTCCATACTGGCCAGCGAGGTTGACAATAACTGGGTGCGCGGTGACATCGCCACCATTGTGACTTCGCTGCACGATGCGGAGATCGAGAAGAATGGAAAGTCGGGCATTATTGACGACTTTCTGGAGTCAACCGGGGAGAGTCGCAGCGCGTTCTCCCAGTATCGGTGGGTTGCCGGAATATTCAATGACGACAGCCTGCGAGCCCTTCCCGTAACCTGGACCCACTACCGCGTTTGCGCTGGTTTGGAGGACAGGGACGAGGCCATCAAGTGGCTTATTAAATCCAGCGATGAGGGGTGGAGTTGCTCAAGACTTATCGAGGAGCTCAAAGGCGCCAAGCTGAACAAGGCCATCGATGAAGGCCTAAGGTGTTCCCAATGCGACAAGTCGGTGACCAAGGAGATATCCGTTTCGCTATCAATCAATCGCAAGGGCAGGAGACCCGAGAAGAGAACATTCTGTTCGATTAACTGCGCCTGGCTTCACCTTTCGGAACTCCATCAGGAGGAGCTGGCCGCCAACTCCTCGGTGGAGATATTTGCAACATAACGTAAGTAAATAGCATGTAACATAACCACGGCCGAGGCTAACCACCCTCGGCTTTTTGGACGGAGGATTTTATATGAAAAACGAAGCCGAGTTGGAAAAGGTTTACGCCACAACTCAAAGGTTGTGCAAGACCAGGAAGATGGACTACATAGGCATCCAACTTATGAATGGAACCCCTATGTTTTACACCTCGGACATTGCAAGGAAGGAGGTGGGAGACCTGGTGAAGGTCCCCAAGGACACTCCCTGGTCCGAAGTGCTTGAGCATCTTAACAATAGCACCCTCGAGTAAATGGGAAGTAATGGTTGGAGGCGGTAAGGTTAACAAGTATTTGTTCTAAAAGGGGATAGCTTTGGCTACCCCTGTTTTTTATAGTTAGCAAAAATAAAGATCCGCTTATGAGAAAAATTAGGAAAGGAGTGCGAGAAATGACACTTGATACGGTTCTTATGGCTATCACCCTGGGTGTTATGCTTTTTGAATTTATCATCAGCATGATAACGGTGATGCAGGCCGCAAAGTCGGAAGCTCAGGAGGCGTAGAAGTACGCGATTAGGTGAAACTAAAATACAAGGAAAGGAGGGGCATCAATCCGTCACCCTTCGGGGAGTCGGATTCCAGCCGAAAAGTTATGAGAGGACACTCCATAAAGTCCATAGGCTTATGGGACTACGAGGAGGTCAGGGAGAAGCTTCTGAGAGGCGACTTGGAATTTGTGTCCGGAGGGGTGAGTTACGGAATAAGACCGGACCTTATGAAGAGGTACGCTGTTTTTCTCAAGGACCCCTATTGCAAAGGATGCGGGTTAAGGATAAACTACGCTATCCTGCATATCGATATGGACAATCCGAACGATAAGTATAGAGAGGCGTACCTGAGATTTTACGGATACAACGGACGGCTTATGACGGTGGATCATATAATTCCGAAATCCCAAGGCGGAACGAACGATCCCGATAATCTCCAGACCATGTGCGTTAAATGCAACATGTGGAAGAAAGACGACTTGTCCTGGAGATACTATATGAGCATAAAGGTTAGGAACTGGAGGCTCAAACATCCGGAATGGTACGCGACTGAAGTAGTGGAGGGGTTGGCTAAATGAATGCTTACGAAGTATTGGGAGTGAGCCCGACCGCCACCGAGGAGGAGGTGCGCAGGGCTTACCGTGACAAGGCCAGGGACCTTCATCCCGATCAGGGTGGAGACGAGGAGCGAATGAAGGAGCTTAACGTAGCTCGTGACATCCTGGTCGACCCCGAGAAGAGGATGAAACACGATATCGAGAACGGCCTTGCGTCCAATCCAAATCCCTTTCCCGTCTTCGAGGTTCCCTTCGGGGATGCGTTCTTCGGCCCCGGAGGGTTCTTCAGCATCGACATAGGGAACATCATGAATACGATGTTCAACAGGGGTCAACCGGAAAAGTCGATTGACATAACGACAAGGGTGACCGTTCCCCTGGATGTCATGCTAAAGGGCGGGGAGACCGAGGTCCGGTATCAGCGAGCGGGAAAGTGTGAGAAGTGCAACGGGACCGGGTCGAAGGATGGGGTCATTGTTTCATGCGGTAATTGCAACGGAACCGGCATCGTGACTATAACGGAGGGGGTTTCCGGAGGAAGAATGACCTACATGCGACCCTGTTCGGTTTGCAACGGGACTGGAAAAGCCCCGTCCGAACCATGCTCCGAGTGTAATGGAAAGGGAACCGTTCCCGAATCGAGGACGGTGTCGGTAAGGTTTCCCGCCAGGAGCGAGGATGTCTTCGGATACCGGATAGATGATGGGGGCGACTGGTCCCCGCGATTACTCAAGTATGGGAACCTGCACGTTGGCTTCGATGTTCTCCCGGTGGACGGCTTTTCACTGACGGGACTGTCAGTGAGGGACGTGATTATCGAGGGAACAGTCATGGTAAGGCTTGGCGATATAGTCGATGGAAAGGCGAAGGTTGATTTGCCAGCGGGCGAGGCGACCATAACCGTCATTGACAAGGACCAATCTTTGAAAAATACGATTGATGTCAATGTCGGAGGATGGGAGCACAGGCTGAATGTGAAGTATGTCATGGATGACAAACGGTCCTGACGCCTGTTTGCGATAACCAAATTTTTATTAATCAGAGAGGAGTGAGCTGTAATGAGCAAGGAGGAGTGACATGGAGTGGAATGAAATATCAAAAACATATGATAAAATAACATACCATAGCCTCGAAGGGTGGTGTTCCCCGGTGATTGTTGTTACCGAGGAGAATAGTCTGACTAAGTCAACAACCGTCCTTCTAGTTTGTGAGTATATGACCGTTTATTATCTTAACGGAAATGTTCAATTTTACACGAGCCATAAGAGTCCGAAGCTGAACGACCTTCTGGATCTTGACGCGGCTATGGTCAAGAGGTTCGATGTGCAACTGCCGGAGTCCGTGTTTGACCCGTACGGAGCCGAGGACTGGTACGAAATAGAGCGGAACATGGATATGGAAGTTCCGCCCGATTTCGATGAGAAAATGAATAGTATTCTTGAGAAATTCCTTAAGGAGAAGGGGGATGGGGAGGAAATATGAATTTCAACATATATCATTTGATGTCCAGGTGGCGAATGATGCGCGCGATAGTCAAGGGCAGACCCCTTCAGTACATGTATCATCGCCAGGTTATGCTGACTTTCATGGGCATGGCCAGAAAGTTTATGAGGATGACAGGGAGGTTCATACGGTGAAGGAAATGAAAAGTCAGGATGATACCATCGTTGTAAAAAGAAGAGTGTTTGAGCTGATGAGTCTGGTGCTTGACGCGGTTGGATGGTTCTGCAGGGAGCCCGGACCGGACTCGATCAGATATCTCAGGGAATGCTACGAAAGGTACGAAAATGAATGAGGATACGAACAAGGACAAGGGAATTGAAAACAGTGACTATCCGAAGTGCGCCAAGTGCGGAAGTCACAACATAGGAACCAAAACGGTGCAAAGAATAGGG